TTAACTTCTCCAAATCGATTCTTTAAACTTGGCATTGGCTACCAGATCCGTAATTTCCGATTCATTCACGTTGTCATATATATGAGTCATGTTGCCCCCGAACACAGTCAGTGTTCGGGTGAGGGTGGAATATTTAAATCTCATGCTGACCATCCCTCCATGTCTGACTTTGCTTGGCAGGCATTTAAAATATTTTGTTCGTATTTCGACCCTCTGAAATATTCAGCAGGTCTATTAAGTGCATTAATGTTTGGCGCTTTCTGAATATCTTGCAGAGCAAGTTTGTAGTCATTCTCTAAGCGCGAATCTGACTCAGTCTGTAACTGTTGCTCATTTGCCTGATGAGCTTGTTTGTTTCGCTCAATAATGGCTTGAATACCTGCACAGGTCTCATCAAACTTCTGTTGTTGAACATCATGTAGACTATTAAACCCACGTTTGCTGCAATATTTCTCTATATCAATGCCTGCCTGTTGCATTAAATGCTCAAGCTCTAAATATTGATTTCCATTGATACACGCATTGGCAGTTCCAGACAGCAACCACTGTCTGAGTAGAACGCCGTCACTTTCATTTAACTGGCGTGGTTCTAAAAACAGGCGAGTACGGTCTTTTGTCGCAACTGCTATATTGTCATGTGTCAGATCCAGTACCGTAGAAAATTCATATTCGATGCCATCACGCTGTTCTGCTTTCATCCCAACTCTTTCTACACGCTTTTTGCCATTATCGTTGGTTTGAATGGTTTCCATTTTTGAGCGGATGGTTACGATAATATTGATACTGGATTGAAGCATTGCATCAATAAACTTACGGTGTTGAGGTGTTACCTGACTCCAAGCACCCCATGAATTACCTTTAAAGGTTGTAGAGGATAATTTATCCACCATTTCCAAACAGCCACCAACACCAGACCATTCATGTGTGATGCTGTCCAGAATTAAAGTATCAAAGCCTGCATTCTCAGCCGCTTTAATCACTGAGATAAACTTTTCAGGTGTGTAAGGTGGTTGAATGTTGGCATGTTCAAATTCAACCAAATCATCGTAGAGTTCAGCACTACTATTTTCTGTGTCAGCTACAGCGATACGACCGCCAATACCTTTGGCAAGTAATAAGGCTGTAAATGTTTTTCCTGAACCTGTAGGGCCAGCAATCGCCAATCGTAATTTGGCATTTTTACGCTCAGCCTTTTTAAAGAATACTGTCATGATCTAATCCTTAATTCGACTTTGCGTTGTGGTATGCAATACGTTGGTTTGCGCTATATGGCGTGCGATGGAAGCAGTCTTTCGCAAACATTGATTTGCGTTCTTTTTTACGTTGATCATTAACTTCTTGGCGTAAGTTACTGAGAATGTATGGTTTTTCTTTGAGTAATTCAGCACTTACAGTTTTTGAAGCGTTATGTGATTCAATACGAATATCAGTTAAATTTTGATTCGTAGAGAAGATTTGAGGGCCTAGACGCACGTGATAGCGAGTAACTATATACTCATTAAAAAGTGATGTGCCTTGAATGGGTTTGCGGACTACTTCTTCAGTAGTTTTTTTAAATTCGCGGAATGACATTTAAATACCCTCCGTCAAATTATGTTTTTTGATGTAAGAAACGAGGGCAGCATTGATGCCTTGGTGATCTAGGTTAATTGTGAAATCGTTATATTTATGTTTGCCAGTGATATCAGTAATTACACCGATCTCAAGGTTATTAATCTCAATCACAGACTCGTCATGCTCGATGGATGTGTCAAATGTAAATTTAACTGGGACGATAAAGCTTCCCATACTGACAATCGCATCACCTGTAATATTAGATGTTAGCTTTGTGGTCGCTACTTGATAGTAATCTTGAGTTATAACCTGTTGCTCAAGGATAGGTGTAATAGTGTCGCTGGCCTGAACTTTGTTGATAGCCCAGTACCAACAAAATATAAATAGAGCTGCGAACAGCCATGTTAAAAGCACGACAGATACAACTTTTAACACTGATGTATTGTCGTCAATCGTTTTTAGTTCCATAATCACCTCATGTTTAAGTAAGAAGCCCTGATGCCGTGGAAAGTTTTCAGGGCTTTTTGCTGTCTTGTTGGAAAAATAGTAAGCTAACTTACCTTTATAGTCAAGCGTTTAGGTAATTAAAATTACTTTAATTTGATTTTAACTTACTTTTTTGTGTTTAATAGACAAAAGAAAACCTGCATAAGGCAGGTTGTATGGAGTTTATTAAGATGAATGAAGATACTAAAAAGTTAGAATGTGGTGTAATTCCAGCTGGCACACGAATTAAACTGTATGAAGCACCACTCATACTTCAACAAGATACTGAGGTTAATACTTCGCAAGCGTTTATTGATAAAGCCTTGAAAGATGAGCAGGACTTTTATAATGGTATTGGGGTTGTTGGCGAACATCCCACTGATAAATTGGCGCAAGGTGCATTATCATCAATGACTATATCTAATGCTATTTCGGGATCAGGTTTGAAAATTCTTCCAGCACCTGCTCGCATCGAAATCGTTGATAATCTGGTGTCTGAACTTTAGAAGTTATCCGATGACATTGCAGTTGCAAATCCTCCAGCTTCTGCTTTAGCTGTTCTGGACATGGGTGCGTTTCTATTAAAGCTCTTACAGCAACGTTGATTGCTGATGTTGTTTATTTTCTTCTATTGAAATTGCTATAAGTATAAGTACACCTATAACTAAGGCAACACCAAATATATATTTTATAATTGTATAGAGATTCCTTTTTTTTACTTCTTGTTCCTTTTTTAACAAATTTTGATATTCATCATGAATAATGTTGATTTCATCCAAAATTAGACGGTTTATATTGTTAAGCTGCTTAGTACCATCATTTTCTGTATAAGAGTATTTTTTAGTTAGCTGTTCTCTAATTTCTTTAATCCGATCATCAGGATCATAACCATATATTATTTTTGTTATGTAAAAACATAAAGGTGCGAATAACCACCATAATAGTAAAAATAAACAGAAAATTATGCCTATAGCCCTTAAGATTGCTTCAATAAATCCATAGCAATATAGACATATTGCAAAAACAACAAACGACATAATATAAAAACCAAGCCAAGACTGCTTTTCATATTCTTTAGTTTTTAGCTCAATTAGTTTAGTTAAATTTTTATGAATTTCATTAAGCATTCTATCCCCATTATTAAATTTTTCTTACTCGGTTTAGTCATGAGCCACCCAATGGTCTAAATCCACTCATTTTTTCGCCTTTATAAAATATTTTTAGATTAACCTGAGCGATAACGAACACGGCCAAAAACTTTGAATTGATTACCGTAGCTATCATCATAAAGTGGGGTGACAGTTTTATCTTTATAAGCCTTATTTCTTGGATGTAGCGTTAATACACCGCCTTGCTCTTTAAATATTTGCCTGATGAGTGCTTCTTTTTCAAAATAAATCGCATAGGTTTCTCCGTCCATAATTTCTGTATCCGAAGTATCTATTCCAACAGCATCACCATCAAATAGATATTCTTCGTTACTATCACCTTTATTCATGATTAATTTGAAGTTTTGAGATTTTATATTGCGCTTTCGGAAAAAATCTGGCTCAAATGAAAGTTGTTTTTTTATTTCGTCAAAATGAAATTCAATAGATTCACCATCACCGCTACAAAAACGGACGTTATACATATTAATCCAAATCTTTTGGTCTCGCTCTTCTTGTGCTAAATCATCATGAGTAATTACGCTTGGAATACCATCAATAAATGCAGCTACTTTTTCCGCATTACTGGTATCTGTACCACCATTTAATAGCCAATTGGGTGTTGAATCTAAAGCTTTAGCGAGAGCCATTAAACTTTCATGTTTGGGTAGATTCTCGTCTTTTTCCCAATAAATTACAGATGTTTTTGATACACCAACTACATCAGCTAATTGTTGCTGAGTTAATTTTTTTTCTTTGCGTAGTTTTTTAAGACGTATTCCTAAGGTTTCCATTACAAAACACCATTCTGCTATGTAAGTAATCTTACCAATTGACAAGGTAAGTTTTATGCTATTTAATTTGGTAAGTTAAATTACTTTTTAGGTAGCTTAGATGACTAAATCTGAAGCACTAAACCTGCTCAAATGCTCTGTTACACAATTGGCCGTAAAACTTGGAATTTCCCACAATGCCATTAGTCAATGGGACGAAGAAAAAATCCCTTTGGCTCGCGAGTATCAGATTAAAGACCTTGCTAGTGGTAGAGAGCCATTAAAGCGATCAGTTGCAATCACCCAGGAAAAATCATGCAGAACATAAATTTTACAATCTTTTCATTTAGCAAGAAATTACTTGCTCCGATGTCAACTCGCGTACCACTAGAAATACAAGAATTGGTTGATGACTTAGCAGAAAGCCAAGGCAGTGATAGAGCAAAGTGGTTGAGAGAAGCCATAGATTTAAAGATCGAGCTAGAGACAGGTCAATCATCTATTGAAGCATTAAAAAAATCAAAGAATACAACGTATTCAAGCGTATTCACGAATGTATACAAGACCGTGAATACATTTTTTCAGACATTAAAAAAGCCCGAAGTTGCGATTCGGACTTTTCGTGTTCAATAACTTGGAGAGATAAAGAACATGGATAATTTACCAAAACACCCATGCGCTGGCAAATGCAGCGAATTTAAAGAGGAGCAGTGCAAGCACTGTTTAATTCCTAATACTACTTACAAGTTCATCGAAGGTGGCAAGGTCGTTTATATAGATTCTGAAAAATCAGATCAAATAATGACGATCACTCAGGTACAAAAGAATGGTGTGCTGATAGATGGAAATAGTAATTTTGCACTAAACCATTTAATCCGTAATGCAACACCAGAAGAACACAAAGCCAATAAGCGTTTAACAGGCGCAACTTACTTTTTGGGTTGGGATTTAGCTGCTGGTAATGATCAGCATATAGAACATCTTGCTAAAAGTATTTCTAAAGATGAGCGCATCCATTTGAGCAACGCAATCAAAGCTCAACAGGAGGTCTCATGATCTCTCAAGAAAAATTTAGTTCTCAGGCTGAGCACAAGCAAACACAATCTATCCAGTCTTTTTATGATCCAGCACTTCATACATTGGAAAAATTGCTTGATGTGCGCAAAGCCAATTTACGGAAACGCAATGACGATGAATCCAAAGCGGCTGTAACACGCAATGAGTTCATACAAGCACTGCATGATGAGCATCGTATTTCTATTTGGTATGCAGCTGAAGTTGTATCGAGTTTAAAACGTGCTAGGAAAATAAATTGTTTCGGCAGTTTTATCAATCTTCCGATTCAGGTTGGTGAATCATGACTGATAACGCCTCAATTCTTGTCCTTACAGATATTCTGCTGCTGCCAGTGGATGAACGCTTACAAGCCATTAAGGAAAAATTTGCCAAAAAAACTACTGAGGAACTTCTTGAGCTGGTGAGCACATTAGTTAATGTGACTGATGTTTATACCAATGCTTGTGATGAGGCTGTAGAGCTTCATTTATCAATTCACTCTGACGTGCATCCAGATAAGTTGAATTACAACAAACCAAGTTTTCATGGTGCATTGAATGGATTAATCCTTGCGACAAAAGCACCTAATCAAGCTGTACTTTGTCATAGCTGTGCTTATAAGCAAGGTACTTTAGCAAATTCATCGTTAAGCACTCAGTCTGATGTTGCTTACGCTTTAAGTGAATGTGCGACTTTCAATTGTCACCAAAATATTGAAAACCTTGATTGCCCAAGTGCTGATGACATTAAACGTATGCGTCCATGTAAAGGATGGGCGCAGCATGTGAAGATGAGAGGGGCAAAACAATGAATATGGTGAATAATTTTGATTTATTGCCTCATGAATTGATCATTGATAATTTCGCTGGTGGCGGTGGGACTAGTACAGGTCTTGAACAAGCTTTTGGTCGACCTGTTGATATTGCTATCAACTATGACCCAAAAGCACTAGCAATGCATCGCGCAAACCATCCTGAAACTAAACATTATTGTGAATCAGTTTGGGATATTGACCCAATTGAAGTCACAGGCAACCAACCAGTAGGCTTAGTTTGGCTTTCTCCAGATTGTAAGCATTTTTCCAAGGCAAAAGGTGGCAAACCTGTTGAGAAAAAAATTAGAGGATTGGCTTGGGTTGCATTACGTTGGGCTGCTAAAACACGTCCACGGATCATCATGCTTGAAAATGTTGAGGAGTTTAAAACTTGGGGTGATTTAGGACCAGATGGTCGCCCATGCCCTAAAAAGAAAGGGCGTACTTTTAACTGTTTTGTTAATGCGCTTAAACGTCAAGGGTATAACGTTGATTGGAAAGAATTACGTGCCTGTGACTTCGGTTCACCAACTATCCGTAAACGGTTTTTTTTAATTGCTCGTCGTGACGGTCTTTCAATTAAATGGCCACAACCCACACATGCAGATCCTGAATCTAAAGCAGTTAAGACAGGCAAATTGAAACCTTGGCGAACTGCGGCAGAATGTATTGATTGGTCTATACCATGCCCAAGTATATTTGAGCGTAAAAATCCGTTAGCTGATGCTACATGCAAACGCATAGCTACAGGAATTATGCGCTATGTTGTGAACAATCCTAATCCATTCATAGTTAAATCTAATCATACGGCCAGTTACTACAATTGTTTCCGTGGTCAGCAAATTAACGAACCACTTCAAACTATAACAAGTGCACCGGGTTTTAGTTTAGTAGTGCCATTTTTAGCTGGTGCTGGTGGACCTAAATACTCAGCTAAACCTACAACTATAAATAAACCTATTGGCACGTTGGTAGCCTCTGGAAATTACAAAGCGATTATTTCACCTGTGCTCATTAAGTTTAGATACAACAGCATGGGAGAGAGTATTCAGAATCCACTACCAACGATTACTGCTGGAAGTTATATCAAGCGACCTGGTGGTGCTGGTCATGCTTTAGGTTTGTGTGTACCTAAATTGATAAGCCCAGTTTTAACTGAGTGTGCAAATGCATCATCGCCAAGATGTATGCCCGTTACAGGTCCACTCAGAACAATTTGTGCAAATGTTAAAGGCGGGCATCACGCGTTAATTGCACCTACATTGGTTGTAAATACTTCTAATCATTCTGGTAATAGTGCAAATAATCCACTGCATACAATTGCTACAGGTGGTCATCATGCTCTTGTAAGTGCATTTATTGCTAAAAATTATACTGGTGTGGTTGGTAGCCCTGTAACAGGACCAGTTCATACAGTGACGGCTAAAGATCATCACAGTTTAGTTACAAGCAATATCATCAAATTGCGTAATAACAATGTTGGTCATGCTGTAGATGAACCACTTCATACGATTACCACTTCAGGTGGACATTTTGCGCAAGTACAAGCATTTCTAACTGCGTTTTATGGAAATGAAAAAGATGGCAATCATTTGACAAACCCTTTAAGAACTGTGACAGCTAAAGAACGTTTTGGTTTGGTAGCGGTCGCTGATCAAGTCTACCAGATTGCCGATATCGGTTTTCGTATGTTGCAGCCAGTTGAGTTGTACAAAGCACAAGGCTTTCCAGAATCATATATTTTCAGTTATGGAATTGATGAGCATGGCAATACGATCAAGCTGACCAAAACTGAGCAAAATCGGATGGTGGGCAATTCTGTACCGCCACAGTTATCAAAAGCTTTAGTTTTGGCGAACTTCCAGCATGAAAAAGTATATGGGGGAGCAGTATGAGCTTGGACGCAACCATATGGGCATGGCGAACACGTCAGAAACAGAAAAGTGGTGGAGCATTAAAACCACTTAAAAAATTAGTGCTTCTATCGATGGCAGATCGTGCTGGTGAGGATCATGTTTGTTATCCAAGTATTGCACGTCTTGTAGAAGATACAGAGATGGATCGTAAAACAGTTCTGAAAATTATTGATGAACTGATTGAGGATGGATTGATTGAAGATACAGGTGAGCGAAAAGGACGTACAAAGCAAGTAAAAGTCTATCGTTTATTTGGTGTTAAAGGTCGTGAAACAGTACCAGTAACGGTACTCTTTAATGATGAAAATAATGATTTAAACAGTACCAACAATGGAACAGTTCCAACAGTGGAACAGTTCCAACAATCCGTTGAAACAGTCCCAACAATTCCGCCTAACAGTCCCAACGTTGGGACACGGAATCTACCAAAGAATCTTCCAGAAGAATCTATAAATAAAAAACATTGGCTTTGTTCAAAAAAATTGAGTGAAGAAATTTCTCAAGCAGATCCAGACACTAATCCAAATGACATTCTAAATGCGACTTGGTTTAACCGCGAATTTAGAGCATTCGAGTTATTCAATGCTGAGAACAATCTTTGTGATGAATTGATGATTTACCACTTTGCGAACCGGTTGCTTGAAGCGAAAGCCAGATATGACGGTATGAAACAACCTCGCTCATATTCAACCAAAGGTAATTACAAGGCTAAATCAACACTTTCATTGACTGATAAACAAATCAAACTTTTTGCCGAAAAACTCTCTCAACTTTCAAGCTTTAGCAAATATTCGGAAGGTAGGGAAAGTTACGAGCAATTTGCAGCTCGAATCGCAACCAAACTGAAAGACCCTAAATATTTTACTGAATGGCTGCCTTATTTACGCGAGGTTGGCTTTGTTCAGCATGGAGATTATGCAGCATGATGAGTTTAAACACATATGCAGACCTTCAAGCTGCAAAAGCATTAATTCAAGACTTTGATGGTCGTATGTATATCGAGCGCGATAGTTTCTTTGATAACAATTTTGATGTCGTCGCAAATGAGAACGAGTTGGAGCAGCTGCGCACTGCAGTTAATAAAATTGAATTTATACCTGGTTCATATGTGTACGTTGATTTCACACACCAGCTTGAAAAAGATTCACCAAAAATTCACTTCCAAGGTAAAGGCGTTTTAGATCGAGTTGAAGATGGTCGTGTCTATGGTCGATTAGATGATGGCCGAACTTTCACTTGTCTGTTTGATGATATAGCCCTAACAGCTAAAAAAGGGCAAATGTATGAGTAAAACCCCCAACTGGAAAAACATTGTTATCAATAAAGGCAATATTGATGGTTTGGAAGAAGAAGCAGACAAACGCACACATCGTAAAGCACGTGAACGCAGATCCACAGACGTAAAAACTGTTGTTCAATGTCCAATAACAACACAAAGCATGGGTTTAGACCGCTTACATACTTGTTCTAACGGTGGAATGGTTATTCAAGGAGAAGAATATATCGCTGTTAAATTGCCATACGGTATCAGCACAAACGATATTTGGCGTTTACAGACAGATAGCAAGGGAAAGCCTAGCGTTGGTTTGAGTGATGAAGCTAAGTATTTCAAGCAGCGTGTTTACCGCATGTACGCACCAATTTTAAGAGCTCTGGGCTGGAAGCCTACAAACAGACCATGTGAAGTGCGTTTAATCGTTCAGCCACCTAAAAAGCTACAAAGTTATAGCGCATCTAAATATCCACGCTATGACATCGACAATTATTCAAAAATCTTAATCGACTCTTTGAAGGGTATAGACCTACTTTTCAAAGATGACAATGTATTCGTCCAAGAGAAGGTGCAGTTAGCAGAGCCGATTACTGGCGGTTGTGTATGGCTTTCTTGCGTGTTTATAGGAGAAACGAACTGGCTTGATAAAAAAGTTGATTTTGATTGGTTGGCGGGTAGACAGGCATGAAAATTAAAATTGGTATCGATTGCGGTGTAAATACAGGTTTTGCTGTTGCCATAGATGGGATTTTAACCCGTGTTGAGTCGATGACAATCACACAAGCTATGGAAGCTGTTAAAGAGTTGCATAAACAATATCCAAATTTGATTGTTCGTATCGAGGATGCACGGAAGCGTACATGGTTCGGTAATGCTGATGCCCGTCAAGCCAAGTCGGGAGCTGGTGTACGTGAGGGAGTCGGGTCAGTTAAGCGCGATTGTTCGATATGGGAGCAATTCTGTATCGAGCAAAACATTAAGTTTGATCTGGTACATCCAGCAGCAAACATAACTAAAACTGAAGATGCCTACTTTAAGAAACTAACAGGTTGGTCAGGTAGAACAAATGAGCATGGTCGCGATGCAGCCATGCTAGTACATCAATTTAAAGCGGTTTAGAGAGGGTTTCGACAATGAAGTCTGATGAAGTACGTTCAAATGCACAGCTAGTTCTTGAAGCGATTGAAGATTTACATGCCCAAGAGCAAATCGTTACTCGTACTACTCTTGCAGATCTAACTGGTTTGCAACTTTCTATTATTGATGATCGATTATCATATCTTGTGGACACGGGGCAAATCATCAGGGTTCAACGTGGTGTATTTGTGCCTGCAATCAAGCATCGTACTGCGCGTATGATGACTAAAACCGTTTTGCCCGATGGTACTGTCAGTATTGAGATAGGGAATGCCACAACCACTGTTTTAACGCTGACACCACGGGAAGCCCGTAATTTAGGTAATTTATTAATTGGTGAAGCCATGCAATACAGCAACATTGAGCTTGGTCATCACATGGCAATTATTCAAAGCGAAGTTTCAGGGCAAATGCGTAAATTATCTAAGCAGATGAATGATTTTTTAGATAATGATAATAAACAAGGTGAATTGTTGTAAATTGTTAGGTATAAAATTGATAATATTTTAACAATTGTTGAGGTCTTCAGTGTCGCAGAAATCAAGCAATCATCACTATGTACCACGAGGTTTATTAAAGAATTGGTACATTAAAAATTCCGACCATAAAAACCAGGGATTTTGGAAATATCAAAGACGAAATGGTGAAGTTAGTCTTTTTCCTAATCCTAGTTCAACTAAATCCAGTTGTTCAGAGAAACATTTGAACACAACTTATCAAAATATTTTTTCAATTGCTCAAGAGGTGATTGAGGATAGCGATTCAATTGAGGATGAATTAGCAAAATTGGATACATCTGCCTTAGAAATCATTAATGAGAAACTTGTTTCTAAGGAATATATTGAATCTTCGGAAAATTCTGATCAAAGTAGCATTCGTTTCGGCATATTGGAAATTGACTCTGAGTTGACAGAGCAAGAAAAAAAAATATTGGCTAAATTTATTTTGTCATTACATTTTAGGCATCCAGAAACTCTAGAATTAGCTAAAGAAATGCTTGAAAAAGAAGCACAACCAACTCTTGATTTTTTACAAAAAAAATTAGAAAAATACGGGATTGGTGATCATTTGGACTTTTATAAAAAGAATACCAATTTATTTACTATGTTAAAGACATTGAATAGTCCTGAAAATTTCCAACACATCTACAATATGGATTGGCGTATAGCGGTTTTCAATAATGATTTCCTTATAAGTGGCGAAAAACCTTTAGTCATTAATTTTTTAAAAAATGAAATCAAACCCGATTTAGGATTTACATTGTCTTTATCACCAAATGTTCTCCTGATAGGTAATCATTCTCTATTATTAAAAGATGATCTCGAAAGTTTACAAAAATTTATAAATGATTTTATATTAGACTACAATAGTATTGTTTGCGAGCAATCACGATATGCAATTTCTTCTCATGAACTAAATAAAGATTTAGCAGATATTTATTTAAGCGCATTAAAATAACCCCCTATAAGGTTCGACACTCCCACCTAACTCACTGATCATTATGCTATTGAAAGAGCATAGTGATCATGTCTGAAAAAAAAGTAATTGATTGGGAAAAAATTGAACTCGATTATCGGGCTGGCGTTAAGTCTTTGCGCGAAATTGCTACCGACCATGAAATTTCAGAGGGTGCAATTCGTAAGCGTGCCAAGCGCGATGATTGGGTTCGTGATCTATCTGCAAAAATCAAAGCTAAAGCAGAGGATTTGGTACGCAAAGACTTGGTACGCAGTGAAGTACGCACCCAAAACACTATTTCAGAAAAAGAGACAATTGATGCCAATGCACAGCAACAGGCAGCAGTGCGATTGTCTCAACGCAAGGATATTCTGCGTTCACGTTCTATCACAATGAAACTATTTGATGAACTTGAGTATCAAGTTGGTGTTGAAAATGCTGAACTTCTGGAACAGCTTGGCGAGATCATGCGAGATGAGGATGAGAAAGGGCAGGATAAATTAAATGATGTTTATCACAAAATCATTTCATTACCTGGGCGTGTTAAGGCTGCTAAGGATTTAAGCGATGCTCTTAGTACATTGATTCGGCTAGAACGTCAGGCATTTGATCTCGATGATAAGAACAATACAACGATAGACCCACTTCAAGCACTACTCGATCGTATCTCTCAGGGTAATAGTTCGGCACTGTCACCAGTTGCACAGGACAAAGACTATGAGAATTAATACTGTGTACGTGAATATCACAATGATTGACCCACATCAAAATTATTCTATTCACGTACACGCGTTTATTTTGCCTAAATTTATACAAAATGAGGTAATGACGTGTTTAATGCTGCTCTAAAGCCTCTACCAACAAATGAAGCAGAACTTGAGCGCTGCCTTGCTGACCCTATTTGGCGTATTTTTTCAGGTTGCCTGTATAAGATTAAAATTAAGGGTGACGACTTTCGGGATGAATATGGTGTATTGCAAGTAGCTGAATCGTTTGAAATGCCATTTAAGCCGAATGAAGCCCAGATTAGATTCATGGATCGGCTTTGGTACCGCAATATTATTTTAAAAGCCCGTCAGCTTGGCTTTACGACACTGATATGTGTCTTGTGGCTTGACCATGCACTTTTTAACGCAAACCAGAACTGCGGCATCATCGCTCAGGACTTACCAACTGTTTTTAATATCTTCAAAGATAAGATTAAGTTTGCCTACGATAATCTGCCACCAGAGATACGTGAAAGGTTTCCTTTAAAAACCTGCAATAAATCAGAGATGGAGTTTGCCCATAATGGCTCAACCATTCGTGTAGCAACTTCTTTCCGTTCAGGAACCATTCACCGCTTACATATTTCCGAGTTCGGTAAAATCTGTGCCACTGATCCTGCCAAAGATGATGAGGTAATTGAGGGTTCAATTCCAACAGTGCCAACCAATGGTGTTCTTGTCATTGAATCAACGGCAGAGGGCCGCAACGGTTCATTCTATGAAATGGTGCAGCTTGCACAGAAGAATTATGCGTTACGCAAAATATTAAATAGTAAAGAGTATCGCTTTCATTTTTATGCATGGTGGCAAGAACCCAAATATCGTCTTGATGCTTCAGCTATTCATATTTCAGCAGATGATCATGCCTATTTTGATGAAATTCAAATAAAAGTCAAAGAGGTAATGAACATTGATTGTCGAATCGACCCAGATCAACGAGCATGGTATGTCTTAACACGTGACAATGACTTGCGTGGCGATCAGTCTAAAATGTGGCAAGAATATCCATCATTCCCTGATGAAGCATTCCAGGTTGCTAAAGATGGTAATTATTATGCCAAGGATATGTTGGCACTTAGAAGACGTGGTGGTGTATGTGAGGTTGAAGTCCTTGATATACCAGTAAACACATTTTGGGATATTGGAAATAGTGATGGCTGTTTTATCTGGTATCAGCAATCAATGAACCAACAAGACCGTTTTATTAATTGTTACGAAGCCCACGGTGAGAACCTACAGCATTATGTTGCAGAGCTGACAAGTCATGGTTATGTATTTGGTACACATTATTTACCGCATGACGCAGCTCATCGACGGTTAGGTGATTTCAATAAATCCACATTAGAACAATTAGAGGATTTATTACCTGGACATAATTTTGTAATCGTTCCACGTATCACCTTATTAAATACAGGCATTCAATTAACCCGTAAATGCATGAAAAATTACTGGTTTGATAAAAAGCGATGCAAATTAGGTATTGAGCGAATTGAGGGCTATCAAAAGAAATTTTCGCAAACAGAGAAGCGTTTTATTGATGTACCCAACAAGGCAAATGGATGTAGTGAGAGTGCAGATGCCTTGCGACAACACGCACAGGCAAAAGAAGCAGGTTTACTAGAAGATTATGTTCATACGCAAAGCCGTGTAGGGCTTGGTGATAGTGAAAAAAGACATGATGATTTGTATGAATATCAAGATGAGCCGACAGACTGGCGGTTAGTGTAAAAAATTGGAGCAAATAACATGACAGACAATACGCCAGTAAATGACGAGCTAGAATTAAATTTACATGAAGTACAAGAAATACACTACGAAATTGAGCACCAACCGTTATGGCGCAGTACCGCTGATAAAGAAATGGATTACGCAGATGGTAATCAGCTTGAAAGTGATCTGCTCAAACGTATGGAAGCAATTGGCATTCCACCTGCAGTAGAGAACTTAATTGGTCCAGCGATACGGGCTATTGAGGGTTTTGAAACAAGTACACGTACAGATTGGCGTGTCACTGCAAATGGTGAACCGGGCGGACAGGATGTTGCCGATGCTCTTAACTACAAATTGAACCAAGCTGAGAAACAATCTAAAGCTGATAAAGCGTGTAGCAATGCGTTCAGACCTCAAATTTGTTGCGGTATTGGTTGGGTTGAAGTAAAGCGAGAATCTAATCCATTAGAATATCCTTATCGTTGTACGGCTGTGCACCGCAATGAAATTCATTGGGATATGAAAGCTCAGGAAGATGATTTAAGTGATGCTCGTTGGCTCAGACGCAAGCGTTGGGTTCATCCACAACGGTTAAAAGCAGCATTTTCACAGCATAGAGATTTGATTGAGCGAATTGCACAGCATGGTTCATCGTGGTGGGAACATGATGGTGTATTAGATGGTGGACAAAGTACAAACTTGAGTAATGCTTGGGCTAATCAACGTGCTTGGTCATTAGAAGAACAGTATTGGTACAATCCATCATCTAAAGAGATTCTTGTCTGTGAATATTGGTATCGACGCTGGGTTGAAGTCATCATGTTACGCTTTAACGATGGTCGTATCGTAGAGTTTGATGAAGATAATCCTGCACATTTATTTGCGGCAGCTAATGGCCATGCAATACCAGAACGTGCGACCGTTGCACGTGTGCGTCGTGCTTATTGGATTGGCCCACACCAGTTACACGATTCACCTTCGCCATATCCGCATAAATATTTTCCATATGTACCGTTCTTTGCGTTCCGTGAGGACAATACGCGCATACCATTCGGTTTTATTCGTGATATGAAGTATCCGCAGGACTTGGTGAACAGCACACAAGCCAAGTTGCGTTGGGGTATGAGTAGTGTCCGTGTTACAGCAACGAAAGGAGCTACCAAGCTAACACCTATGCAGGTTCGCCAACAGATCGCACGTCCTGATAGTTATATCGAATTAGATAGAACTCATATGGCACAGCAAGGCTCTCGTTTTGAAGTAGATCGAGACTTTGAACTGAATCAGTATCAATTTCAGATGTTGAATGATGGGCGTATGGCAATTGAGCGAACTAGTAGCATTACGTCAGGATTTCAAGGAAAACAAGGCTCAGCTACTTCAGGTAAACAGGAAGCGATTCAGGTTGAACAGTCTGATCGTTCAATGCAAAAAGTAATGGACAATTTTAAGGAATCAAGAACTTTAGTTGGTGAACAACTTATTGCCCTAATCATTGAGGACCTTGGGCAGAAAGAAGAAGTGGTCATTATCGAAGGTGATGCAGTAACAGAAGATCGTCGAGTGCATATCAATAAACCAGAAGTGGATGAATTGGGGTACACATACCTTTCAAATGACGTACAGCGTACTCGACTTATGGTTGCATTGTCAGATGTACCAAGCTCTAAAAGCTTTATGGAACAGCAAATGCGTGCATTGTCTGAGATTATTAAGTCATTACCTGCCAATATTCAGGTTGCTGTATTGCCTTATGTTATTGCGCTTACTGATACACCATTCAAGAAAGATGTTATTCAAGCCATTAAGGATGCTTCACAGGCTCCTACACCAGAGCAAATCCAGCAACAGATTCAGGATGCAGTAAAACAAGCACTGGCTGATGCAGGTAATGATATTAAATTGCGTGAATTGGAGCTTAAAGAGCGTAAAGCTGGCAGTGAGATTAAAGAAATTGATGCTCGCTCAGTTCAGATTGGTGTCCAAGCTGCATATTCAGCAATGCAGACAGGGGTGCAGTTAGCTCAAATGCCTATGATTGGACCTATTGCTGATGAGGTAATGAAGGGGGCAGGCTATCAAAATGCCAAAGGTGATGACCCTAATTTCCCAACCGCAGAACAGACAGCAGCGCGTGATGTACGTTTACCATATTTAGAAGGTGAAGGGGCGCAGATTGGAAGTGAAGGACTGGCAGAGGTGCAACAGAATTCCAGTCCTATGAATCCACCTGTTCCTAAGCAAAGTGGTGTAGGTATGCAGGGGATTGAGACGGAGAGGACTTCTGATAATGTTCAGTAATATTCATCATTTTAAATTAAAAAATATGATACTTATATTAAAGTGCTCATCAATGGTGATGGATACTTTTACTTTAGGATAAAATAACGTGTTTAATTTTAAAGAACTTACCGAACTACTTAATGATACTAAGAAATTACGTGATCAATTTAAGCAACAACTAGAAGGTTTTGAAAATACTTTGCCTCAAGATTTAGCAGATAACGAAACTATCTACGATGCAAAAGTTGAAGGAAAACCATTGGATCTTGATAAACTACATGAAGATATCAAATCTAGCTACGAAGATACTATCGAGTCTTTTGATAAAGCTATTCAAGATTTCGAAGAAATGCTTTCCCTCTCTTAAGTTTGAAATCTGGTTCAGATTTCTAAATAAAAAGACAGTCATTTGACTGTCTTTTTATTTAGAATCATCCCTTTTAAATACAGAATTGCAAATTGAACAATAAATTCAAGCTAAAGTATTGAATACATTACATTTAACACTTGCATTGATCGATATAAGAAATTAAAGAAAAATAGGGATTAGACCAAGAATAAAAACCATTTTTTTTTAAATTTGTAACATAAATTACCAAATGATCAATATTTACTAGTTAGAACTCAGCTTTCTATATAAAATTGGAACGATAATAAAAAAATATAGGTGCATAAGAATGAAGCTAATACTTGTACTTGGAATATGGAACTATAATTTAGATACAGATGATGATGAAATTAAACATAAAATAGAAGATATATGGATTGATAGTTTAAAAGAAGGATTAAAAATAGCAAAGTTAGATTCACAGAAACTAAATTCGGTTGATATCGAGTTAGTTTATTTCGGAGATCTATATAGAAAATTTGATACTTTCATTGCTGATAGTAGTGATGAACTAGAAGCACAGATGTTAGCCGAAGAAATTGCTTGTGAAATTGATAAAGATCAAGTCGATTTAGCTAAAAGTAAAGTCCAAATCATGGGGCCTGGTAATCAGTTCTTAAAAGAACTAGTCAAAATTATTCAAGGAAAATTTCCATTTATAGATAGTTCAATACTCAAAATATTCTGCCAAGAAACAGATTTATATTTTAATAATAAGAAATACTATAATCTGGGTCGTGAAATTTTTTTTAGTGCTTTAAAACGAGCATCAAAAAAAAAGCAAAAAATCGTTGTGGTCGGACATTCACAAGAATCTGTAATTTCCTATGATTTATTAGTAAATAGTAATGAATATCCAGTAAATAAGTTAATCACTTTAGGTTTACCGTTAGCGATCAAAAATTTTAATAAAATTTTAAAATCTAGGCATGAAATAGAAATGCCTAAATCAATAAAAGATGGAAAGTGGTTTAATACCGTTGGAATAGAGGACTTTGTTTCATTATATCCATTAAACGGAAGTATATTCAGAACATCCCCTACAATTACGAATATACCTGTACAAATTTATGATCATAGTCCACACGACATTCGGAGCTATTTAAGCAATCCAATAGTTGCGAGTGAAATTTATATGTCCTAAGTTTTATAAACTTATTTTTATTGAGTATATAAGAGGGAAACCTGATGAGTGATCAATTATATAATTGTACTTATGATTTAGATGATACTTATATCATTCCTATTAATAGAAATATAAACGACCTTGTTGTGAAAGAAGTACCCAGGTATAGACTTCATGGAACAAAATGGGATAAGAAAAAATTTACTTATAATTTTATTAATTTTGATTATTCTGGTTTGGATAATACAGACGTTGTAAATGCATTTCTTATGGCGACTAATCTATGGTGCGAACATATAGATGGGTTGGTATTTCAAGAATATAGTTCAAATGATGCCGATATTCAAATAGGATTTTTTGGTGGAAACCACGGAGAAAATTCAAAGTGTAGAAATGATTTTTCCAGTTCAGGTTGTTATGCACATGCTTTTTTTCCACCACGTGATAGATATGATCTCCGTCTTTGTGGAGATATACATCTCAACAGGAAAGTGCAATTTACAATTAGTGAGGATGAAACGGATAAAATTGATCTTGTGACAGTTTTTGCTCATGAATTAGGGCATGCACTTGGTCTGGAACACTCAGGAAACTTGGATGCCTTGATGAATCAAAAATGTCTGATGCCCCATCGATATCTTACAAACGATGATATTTCTGGAATACAGAGACTTTTTTAAATATTTACGCTGTCATTAAATTTATTAAATTTAATAGACTTAATTTTCTAAAAATGGAGTTACTATGAAAATATTACTCGTAGCAATAATAACATCAATATCTTTGAGTGCGTGTACCACAATCTCCACTCAGAAGTCCGATTTCAGCAAGAGCCCAAATGGCATAAGAATTATCCCCTCTCAAATAATGCTATTAGTTGATGGAACTGCTAAGAAAACTAGGGTTCTGACCGTTCCTGATTATGCTATGGCTTATGATATAAAACCCCACACAGTATTTGCTAAGCATGACTTTAATGTGACTTTATCTGATACAGGTGCTCCGTTAACAATTACTTCAAATCAAGATACAACTTCATTTCTATCTATTCTCGGAAAAGCAGTTGATATTGCTAGCAAAGATGCTGCAGGGGGTGGGTTAGTAAATGACGAGATGAATGGTACTTTTGGTTTGGAATCAGGTGCTTATATTTTTAAAAATAATCAATTCATGAAAATTAAATAAGTTACTATAACTCCTTGATATTATATAAAAAACGACTTAATAGTCGTTTTTTATATAAACAGAGACTACCAATTAACAGCATGATTACCCACATCGCAATCATGGCTGACACATTCACCAATAATGCCATTCTTTATTCTGTATTCCTTAGCGCATTGAGCGCAATATTCTGCCATTTTTAATACCCCCTGTAAGGCTAACGCCATCATATCCAATTCCTTGAAACTTGTCTCATGTTGAGCAATCAGCAGCTAAACGCTAGATAACTCTAGCCATTCTGACCTTAGCGGCTACAGCGATAAGTAGTAGGAACGACATGGATATTACAGAGCAACAACAAGAGTTGATTGAATCAGATAACGTTACACCAGAACTTGCATCGCAACTGTTATGGCAGGCGATGAATGATGGCGATACCACAACACAAACTGTGGAAACAGGTAGTGAGCCAGACACTACCCAAGCTGGAAATGACAAAAAATCTGAAGAAACAGCAGGCGGTACGCAACAAAACCAAGAGCAACAAGCACAACAGCAGCAACCAATTGTCGATGAAAGCCAATTGAATGCTGAAAATGCCGTGATTGTTGCCAGAGATGGTAAGCATCACATTCCTTTTGAAAAATTAGCAGAAGCACGAAATGCTGAAAAGGAATGGAAGCAAAAGTATGATGAGGCGCATCAACAATTAGCGCAACTTCAAGCTAATGCTCAGGAACGTAAAGACAACGGTCAGGCTGCAACGGTACAGGATAACCAAGCGAATATCGCTCAACAAGCGATTGAACAGGGTGTAGACCCTGTAATATTTGGTGATTTTGACGAAAAAGGTTTAACTGATGGTATTCAGAAACTTGTTGATATGCGTGTAGCTGCAATGGTGCAAAAGCAGTTTGAAACTGTATTAGCTCCAATCCAACAGCAACAACAGGTGAGTGCAGAGCAAGCGCATTTTAACGAAATCTTTACAGCACATCCTGATGCTGAATCCATCGTGGAGTCCAAAGAGTTTAATACTTGGTTGGATAATCAGCCGAGTATTACCAAGGATGCGTACAGTACAGTTTTAAATAAAGGTTCGGCTTCGCAAGTCGTTGAACTCTTAGGACTGTATAAGTCTGGAACACAATCAACTCAAGCTACACAACAGCAAAATGACGCTGTCCGTGTAGCAGCGATGCAAGCTGTCAATAAAGCTCCAACAAACGTTCCGCATAGCGTGACGGATTTTCCTGCTGGCAATCCTACAGGACAATCCAATGATGAGCGTCTAGCTAACCTATCTGGTCCTGAATTACTTGCAGAGATGAGTAAATGGACACCAGATCAGATCGACGCTTATTACGCACGCAATGCTTAATTACATTGTTGTGGAGAAATAAACCATGCCAGGTAAAACAAACGCTCCGTATGGCGACAAAACTAATGCAGTGCAGCAGTCCGCAGGTCTTTTTGCCAAAAGCTTACGTCGTAAAAGCCTAATCAATAATATGGTTGGGAAAATGCAAAATGGCGAGTCAAGTGCGGCAAGCCAAATTAAAAATGAATCATCCAAGCACATGCCGATTCTTCGTGTGACGGACTTGGGCAAACAGAAAGGTGATGAAGTTACCTATAACTTGATTCAACCTGTGAATGCCTATCCGATCATGGGTAGCGAATATGCCGAGGGCCGTGGTACTGGTATGTCGATTGTGGAAGATCGCTTACGAGTAGATCAGGCACGTTTTCCAATTGATCTTGGTAATGTGATGACCTCAATTCGTTCACCAGTAGATTTTCGTAATATTGGACGTCCAATCGCTCAGGATTTGATGGATCGTTATTGTGATTTATCAGCACTGGTCCATTTGTGTGGCGCACGTGGTTTCCAAAATAGCGCTGAGTGGGCTGTACCACTTCAATCACATCCGAAGTTTAAGCAGATTATGGTCAATGATGTGAAAGCACCGACCAAAAACCGTCACTTTATTGTTGCTGGCGATGCTGTTCAACCTTTCAAAGTGAATGCTGGTGAAGCTGATTTTGCAACAACAGATCTATTCACTATGGACACTGTAGACAGCATGCGCTCAGTAATGGATGACATGGTATTGCCACCGCCATGTATTCAGGTTGAGGGTGATGAAGCTGCAACAGATGAGCCTTTACGTCTGTGGATCGTATCACCAGCACAGTACCGTTGGTTTGCTAAACAGCAGAACTTCCGTACTTTAATCAGTAATGCGGTAGCACGTTCTTCCAACGCTAAGAATCATCCATTATTCCGTGGTGAAGTTGGACTTTGGAATAACTTCTTGATTCGCAAAATGTCTCATGCGATTCGCTTTAATCCTGGTGATCCGATTCGCTATTCAACTAGTTTTACCAGTGAAGCAGAGGACAATGCTTTAGTACCTGCTTTGGGTGCTGGTTATGCAATAGATCGCTCAATCATCTTAGGTGGGCAAGCATTAGCTGAAGCTTTTGCAGCGCATAAACGTACAGGGATTTCATATTTCTGGTCGGAAAAAGAATTAGACCACGACGATAAAGCTGAGCTCTTGGTTGGTACGATTCGCGGTATTAAAAAGATTCGCTTCAATGTCGATGTAAATGGCGATGGTAGCGAGTTCCAATACACAGATCACGGCATTGTTACGGTTGATACCGTCGTGAAGCTACAGGGTTCTTAATGATTAGGCTGCATGGTTATTAGACCATGCAGCCTTTTATTTGATTTTCGGAGTATTGCAATCATGGCAACTATTACACGCAAGCGTAATCCGCTTATGTTCGGTGGAGCATCACCGTTTGGGAACTTAACTGCTTTGTCATTCGCTATAGCGACTAATGCAAGTGGTGCGGTGATTGAATCAAATTCTACTGCAGCCGTCGCATCAGGTGATGTTATTGAGATTGGTTTATTACCATGCGGTATGCGTTTGGATGATGCTCAGATCATCATTACAACAGGTATGACCGCATCGGTTACAGGTTCACTCGGTTTTAAATATGCGGATGGTGTTGATTCGACAGAAGTGCCACAGGACGCAGCTTATTTTATTAGCGCAGGTGCTTTATCCAATACTGCACGTCTACGTGCAAATGGTACAAAGCTAGTCACTTTACCCAAAGATGCCATATTAACATTGACGACTGGTGGTGCGGCTAACGCCAAATCCTCAGATATTAAAATTGTTGTGACAGGTGAGCTAACAGGCCCACGTTGAACAGACTAAGTGAGCATTTATCGGGGGTAGATGATTTTATTCTAATTATCTATCCCTTAATTTATTAGGAGAATGGAAATGAAATTAGGTCTAATCGCAGCAATTGCTTACAGTATCAATGTGGCTTATTGCGCATCAATGGGTGATGAACAACTGTCTTGGAATGATGCACCTGAAGGGATTAAAAAGGGTATTGAGGCAGGTGTAGAGTTCCATTTAAACAATCCTGATACCACACCAGAACAATCCCATGAAGAATGGTTAAAGGACAAAGAACAAAATGGCTGGGTGTACGGTGAAACTAAAGACTTAGCTAATAAAACCCACCCTAATATTTTACCGTATGACCAATTACCACCAGAACAGCGTGCTAAAGATCATTTGTTCAAAGCTGTAATTAACTCGATTAAAGACTTACCTGATCCAGATGAATACTTAGAATTAAGCGCTCAATTGGTTAAGTTACAAAAACAGATTTTAGATAATCAGAAATCTACAACCGTACTTACACAGAAACAGGCAGTTGGAGTTGGTGTTCGATACATCCACAAAACCCGTGAACGTTTTCAAGATCATTTGTATGGCACAGGTCTTACTTTTGAGCGCGGTGTAACAGTTGTTCTTCCAGAAACAATTGCATTGAAATTTTTGGGCCATACAGAGTTTGAGCGTGTAGATGCTAATACTGAGGTTGCATTTGTGCAAGATCAGATTATTGAAGATTTAGCTAAAAAGCAGAAAGAAGAACGTCAGCAAGAAGATAAAATCTTTGATGAAATTGAAGCTATCAAAGGTATGCGAACCAAGGATTCAGTAAAAGAATACATTAAGGCTCGATATAACCAAGATATTCAGGAAAATTTAAAACTTGCTGAATTACAGGCAATCGCAATTGAAAAAGTGCATAGTTTTGGGGTTATCTAATGTTACTCAGTGAATTACTACGTCGTTTTCGTGTAGATGCTAATGACAAGGTCGAGCCTTATTTTAATGAGGATATTGATGTCATTGCTTGGCTGAATGATGCAGTCAATGAAGCCTGTACACGTGGACGCTTATTACACGAAAGTCAGAATCCTGATGTATGTCAGATTCCTATAACGACAAGTAATTCACAATACCCATTGCATCCTTCAATTTATGAATTAACTTTAGTTTGGTTTGAACCAGATAACGGCTTCCGTGGCTCTAATTTAGCCTTAGTATCGCCAGAGTATCTCGATCAACGATACAGATCAGAAAATTGGAGGCGTTTAAAGGGAATGCCACAGTTTGCTATTCAGGATGATACAACGATCCGACTTGTTCCTGCGCCTGATCTCACAGGTGAGTTGCAGCTTGAAGGTTATAGAGTACCCATTGTTCATATGGAGAATGATAACGACATGCCAGAGATCAACCAAATACACCATGTCCATTTAATTCAATGGGCCTTATACAAAGCATTCAGTGTGCCTGATTCAGAGTTTTTTGATCCAAACCGTGCAGCAATCGCTGAACAAGTCTTTACGGATTATTTTGGGTTACGCCCAGACAGTGATTTACGTCGTATGGCACGTGAAGATACCCCACAAATTGTGCAACCATTTTTCCCTTAATTACAGCCCCCTGTAAGGCTAAGACATTTCGTTAGGCAATGATTCAATACCTTTAACCACAAGGTATTGAGTATTTTTATCATGGCTAACACGCTCTACGATTACTGCCGACAACGTTTTTTAGAATCCAATATCAACTGGATGACTGACACTGTTAAAGTGATCTTGGTTGATTTTGGTGGTTACACTCCACAAACTTCTACACACCAATATCTATCAGATATTTCATCATCAGCGCGTATTTCTACTCCAGTTACATTGACCTCTAAAGCCACTACTGGTGGTGCTGCCGATGCTTCTGATTGTACTTTTTCTGCTGTGTCTGGTGCATCTATTGAAGCCATTGTGATCTACAAAGATACGGGTACTGAAAGTACCAGTCCACTGATTGCCATTATTGATACTGCAACAGGTCTACCGATCACGCCTAACGGGGGCGACATTATCGTGACTTGGGACAACGGCACGAACAAAATCTTCAAGGTTTAATGGGTGGATTATGTTCAACTTATTTAAAAAGTCGTTGGGTGTGTGTGAAAAATGCAAGGAACTTGAACAAGAAAACCTTGCATTACAGCAACGTGTTAAGCAGCTTGAGGGGAAACAGGTTGCTTTAATTATTGAGCGTGATTTTTGGGTAGAGCAGGGTCGTAATCTACAGAACAATTTGCAGACATGGCAGCGTTTGTATTCAGATATGTATGACCAGTTAGGCAAAGGCGTGGTCACAGATCAGGATATTGCTGACAATCTTGCACTTGCATCAGCACAATTAAAGCAACCTCTTACCACCGTTGAAGCAGTACGGTCATTGACTGCATGTATGGATGCAGCAACACAAGGTAAATACACATCAGTATTTGATAATGCAGTTGAGAAAATTGTCTTGAATGATCAATCTCGATTGGAGAATAAAGATGAGTGAAAAACCAAAGCCAGCACCGATTACCATCGGTGCTGGAGGTTTTGAATCTGAGCGATTAGGTAATAATCAGCCCAACATGCAATGTCGTTGGGATATTTTGATTCATTTACCTAAGTTTCAGATGTTTGCAGTAGAAAAATCAAGGCAGTCGCATGGCAATGTAATGGAATGGATTATTGGTTTTGTTCAGGACCAGTATTACCAAGATGCCAAGGCATTTTTTGAGTCTTATGAACAATGGCACAACGAAAAAGGCTATTGGGCAAATGAAGATGTGTTTGGTCAACCCATAGAGTGATTTGTTATGGCTGGGATCAGAATTGAATTTGCTGAGTTTGGTGATTTTGACTATTTTGAGGTCATACGTTCACTTACACCTATGACAGATTTGAATAATTTGCCATCGCCTATTGTTACTAACCTTTTAACAATGTTCTATGTCGATACCAATATTGTTGAGGGAGGAACTTATTATTATCGAGTTGTTGCTTGGCTTGACGGTAATAAAGCGGTAAGTGATGAAGTTAAGGTTACAGCAGTTCAATATGATCCATCATTTAATATTAAGATTGTTGGCGATCAGATAATTGATATTAAGGGTGCAGTTACACTAAGTGGTGGGAATGCAACAATTACAGATGACTATTTTATTGGAAGTAAACAATCACCACCTAATGGAATGTGGGAATGGTATCGTAATATTGGCGTTTTACAATTTTTAGTTAAAGGTAGTGGAAATGTTGCTAAAGAGTGGGCCAGTAATGTTCGATACAAAATTGAAATATCTGGAAGCACATGCTTCTTAAATTTTTATACAAGCTCACCTTTTAATAATAATCAGATCTACTTTGATGTAGGGAATATCAATACTGAATTTAAAAAAATATCGATCATAAGATTGAGTAATGGTTCATTTAGGGCATTTGTTGATGATGTGGAAACTTCAATTATCAATAACTCTAATTATAATTTCTCAGGTTGGGGATCATCTGAGACGAATTATATTGGTGATAACAGTTTGTCTTTTAAGTATTTAAGATGGTACTACAACATTAATGCAGTTCCTTAAATTTTAATGTTGAGGATGATGTAATGCCAAACCCATCAAAACCGTTTTCAGTTACTGCAACTTATTTAAATAATCCTGAACCTTCACCACTTACTAAGCCGTTCTATATTGTCCCTACATTTGATCCAAATATTGGTGGCGAAGAACAGGTAATAAACTCTGCTGGTTTTGAATCATTTGTATCGGGCAGTCATAGACTTGTATTTAATCAAGCTATCAAAACATCTGGTTTTGAAAGCTCTGGCTATGCCAGTCCTACAGTTGTTAATAAAAATAAAGAGATTAAAACAACAGGATTCAATAGTTTATCGTTTTCACAGCCTATAATATTTAACTCAAGGCAGTACATAGATAACAATAACAGGGGCTTCCTGTCTCAAGCATTTGGTACGCCATTTCTTATGGGTGGTGTTAAATATGTCATGCCCAGTGGTATTACATCTCAGCAAATTGGAACGCCCAATGTAATCAATACAAGGGCGGATCAGTATATTCAAGGGCAGGGAATTGCCCCACTAAGTATTCCAAGCCCCACAGTTTCACCACGGTTTTTAGCGCCTACAGGCATCAAGTCTGATAATTTTGGTCAGCCATTCATACAGCGGAGTCCAAGCCCAATTGGGTTTGAAACTTCATTTTATGGAGTGGCATGGGTATCACACAGTCCACGTCATTTATTACCTGGCATGGTTGATGGGTTTAATGCTGGATATCCGACAATATATGACCCGACTCAACGGGTTTTACTTGACGGAAAGGGCATAGAGGGTGGGATTTTTGGTGATACAGCATTAAGAAACACTAGAAGAATCTTAACTGTTAATGGTATTGATGCAGCACAGTTTAGTGACTGGGCGACTGTAGAAAGCAATTTAAGGATTATCACGACCAAAGGGTTTGATTCCCAATCCACTGGTACAAGTACAATACATAATAAAACACCATCCATTGCACCCACAGGCTTTGACTCGCTGAGTGGGTTAAGTGTTGATATTGGATATCGTAATCGGGAATTAAAACCTACTGGTTTTTATCAACTGAAATTCGGATTACCTAAACTAGAAAAACCACCTGAACTGCGTCCATCAGGTTTCAATGCCAATAGTTTCGGTAATACATTTATCTCCAATTTCACCAGAACAATTACCAGCAAAAGTATAGATTCTCAAATATTTGGTGAACATGATACATGGTACCGCTATCGAACACTTTCACACACTGGAATTAATGCGTCGGCATTTGGTTTGCAACGTGTTGAACATGGTAGACGTAATATATTGGCTCTTGGTGTAGACCATTCTGCATTTAGTTCTGGTGCATGGTTTTCCTATGGGATACGGGAATTACAGGCTTTTTCAATTGAAGCGCCATTGATACCACGGCATCAGATCGTTGGTGCTCGGAAAATTATGCCTTTTGGATTTGTGGCCACATCATTTGGCGAACGAATTATCCCAGAGTCACAAACAATATATTCTCAAGGCTTCAGTAATACATTTGGTTTATCTAGTATTGATCTTGGCACAAAATATATTGAGCCAAAAGTTTTCTTTACTTATGACTCTGACCAATCTCAACGCTTCGGTGCGGCAAAATTCTGGAATCTAAGACAGAATGTCATCCAGACATTTGATGCAAATAGTGGACTGGCACCGCCTAGGTTTAATGGCTGGACTAGCATTGAAAATCGAAACAAGACAATTGGGGTTATTGGTACTGATCAAAGCCGGTTGGGTAATGGATTCATTGAAAATAATGCTCGCCTGATACAGCCGACAGGGATTAATGCGCTTAATTTTGACAGACCACTGATTGCCGATCGGGTACGATCATTAAAGCTGGATGGGATAGAACCACTCTATATATCGGGTTGGACAGTTGTCTACAATGATGCTCGTGTGATTTCCCCAAGTGGATTTAATAGCCAGACCATAGGGAGTAGCTCAGTTGAGAATACCCGTCGTTATTATCCACGTGTAGGTAACTTTGAAAGCCTTGAGATGGGCTTGCCAATGATCAGTGATCGTATCCGTACACTCTCAATTGAATCCAGACATAGTATTGAGCCACCAGTAGTACCATTGCCTAAGATTGACCTATATACACGCTATATAGATGAGGTTGGACGTAATGATGACTATATGGCATTTGGTAATCCATCATTAACTATCCATTGGAATATCATTTCTCCACGCTGGACACTACGAGATGCGTATGGGTTTCCAACAGTTAGTAACCTAACACCTGAAATACCTGTGTTCGGGCATAACAGTGAAGAATTCGGCAATCCGTTTGTTCGAACGCAATGGAGATCATTACAACAGATTGGTACAAATAATCAGTTATTTGGGCAGTCTGAAATAGCCTATCGGAATAAAACGATAGGCGTGAATAGCTTTAATCAGTCAAAGTTTGGAAATCCCAAAGTCACTAAGACAGGTGTACCACCATACTATCCTCAACATATTTGGCTCAATGCTGTTGATTTAGATGGAGCGCAAATGGAAGGACATGGAATATCTGAGCCTAAAGATCAAGTATCACTTCCATTTATTCGGTCAAATGTCATATCACCTAATGGATTTAATGCAAGTAGCATTGGTCAAGCAAGAGCTCAGTCAAATGGGATTATAGTAGAACCCGGTATTCAAGAATTAACTGTTGGTAGCCATAGTGTCGGATTAAAAAATCGTGTTCTCAAGATACCATCTATTGATGATTCGATGGTTGTTTCCAAGCCAAGGTTATCTCCACATACAATTTATGCTGTAATGGATTCCCCAACACAGGCTCGACAGAATCATGAACCTGCAAATCTCCATTATGTAAATAGTGATAGTGGTGCAAGGCCACCGGGTGAAGTTTTTGGATTTCCTTCTATTTCTTTACAGCACAGACAGGTACATGCCTATATCGGTGATGTAAGTAAAATTGAATCAGGGCATCAAATTTCTCTAAAAAAGCGGACTATTATTGTTGATAAGGGTATTTCTAGTTTAAAAATAGGAATACATATCTTTGGACCTTTCATTCAAAATCTTGAGCAATATGAATCAGTGAATGAATCAACCGTAGGGAATTTAACAATAAAATTAAAGGGAAATGGATTACAAATATTAGAACCAAAAGGTTTTGATAGTTTAGACGTACAAAATACTACTGTTGAACATAAGAACCGAATAGTTGAATTAAGTGGTTTTGAAAATCTTGAAATGGGGCAATCTAAGTATAACGACACACCTTTCCTTTGGCAGGGATTACGTATCGGAGAATTAATTAAAGGAGCTTATGGTGGATTTGAAAGCATGTCTTTTGGGCAATGTTGGATATCACTCAAAGTACGTGATTTAAGAGTCGAGGGTTTTGACTCATTTGCCTGTGAATATGATTATACCGCTTTCGATAAGCGAATGAGGGTGTGGAAAACAACGTTGCCAAAACCAAGTCAGAGTATCCAGCCTGTAGGCTTTGACGCATTCAGCCAAGGCGTTCCTAATATTAAACCAGCAGTGCATTACATCCGTCCTGATGGTAATGCAGATCAGTTTAGGAAAGGTGGATTTTAATGGCAGGTTTAAAATTATTTCCGATCGCAGGGATGAACAATGTTTCTGCTGATGATGCTTTACAACGTGGTGGTGATTCACCCAAACTTTTTGTGCGTGATGCGTTGAATGTCGATATCTCAGATACGGGACGTATTGCCTTGCGTAAGGGGGCAGTTCAAGTATCAGCATCAAACTTTAAGAATATCTGGCAAAGCCCATTACACAAGGATGTATTTGCGACACTGGATCATGATGTTGTGTTAGTCAATCCTAGGGACTGGAGCCACAGGATACTGGGTGAAAATATTGTCGGCCAATACGCAAGCTATAAGGTCGTTAATAATCTGGTGTATATCTGTACTGATATTGATTTATTTGTCTTTGATGGCGTTGCATTAACAGCGTTGAATGTTCCTTTACCTTATTTTAGCAAGGAACCCATTCTAGGCGATGGTGGGCAGTTACCGCATGGCAATTACGTGATTGCTATGTCATTGCTTAAAAATGGCAGAGAGTCAGGTCTATCTGAGTCAAGGCTGATTAAAATTGATAATGACCTTACACAAACCAATCCTGATTTTGCGATCAATAGTTTAAAAAAAATCCAGATCAATATTCTTGAATTGAAATTGCTGAATATTGATGCGGTACGGGTTTATATCACTTACACAAATGGTAGCGTGCTCAGGCATTATGATGATTTCAATATCAATGGACTGGGTTCAAACATTGATATTCTTTCCGTGGATAAGCTTGGTTTTGAAGCACAGTTCGAGAATTATTCACCGATGCCAATTGGTAAGTTTTTTGATTTCTGGAATGGTCGATTACTTACTGCAGATAAAAATATTATCTATTTTTCTGAACCATTGGCATATCACCTCAACGATGAAAAGTACGGCTTTGTGATGTTGCCTCAGCGGATCACTTTCTTAATGCCAGTTGATGGTGGTATTTGGGTGGGGCAAGTGGATCATGTAGTGTTTTTGAGTGGTGGTCAGCCTGATGAAATGACTTTTATCAGAAAAACTGCCCATGCACCTGTGCCATCCAGTGCAATGCTGGTTGATAGTGAAACAGTGGGGAGTGATATTTCCCAAGGTGGGGCGAAGTCTGCCTTGTGGTTAGCTGAGAACGGCTATGTAATAGGTACGTCTACGGGTCAAATCATTGAACTACATGCAGGCACATTAAAAGGCATTACATCAAAGTCGGGGAGGTCTGTAAGGCTAGGGAGAAGAATAATCACTGCGCTAGGCTAAACCATGATTTATTCAATGAAAGGGTTTGTATCATGGAGCGCAAGTTACAACAAGCTATTGCCGGTGATCTAGGGCGAGAAAATTTTGATTACACTGCAAATGGAATTTATCTACCTCGGCAGGGAATCTTAGTTTCTGGTGAGTACTTTGACCGCATTAATGGTGGGGAATGGCAACATACCTGTAACCTTGTGGTCAATGAGGGTTTGGCACATCTGCTTAATGTCGCAATGGGTAGTAAAGCCAAGGCAGCAGGTTATTATCTTGCATTGTTCAGTGGTGCAACCGCACCAGCTGCAAACTGGACAGCCGCCAACTTTGCTGCGGTGTCATCTGAGATTGTCAGTTTAACAGAGGGCTATACCAATGCCACACGTCCACAGTGGACACCAACCGACACTACAACCAACCAGATTGACAACTTTGCCGCAACTGCCACAGTCACCATTGCTACATCATCTCAGTTAAATGTTACTGGTGCCGCATTGCTGACCAACAATGTCCGTGGTGGTACTTCTGGTACATTGATCTCTGCCTCAAAATATAGTGCAGCACGTACCTTTCAGGATGGGGATGTCTACGACATCGGTTACCGTTTAAGTTTCACTGCCGCATAAGCTTATGCACAGCCCACGCCCGTATGGGCTTTTGGTGCTTGATGGTGAGCTGAGTAATCAAGATCAATTATTTATTGATCAAGAACTTAAAATTCTAACGAACAACAAGTCCCAATCAAATTTAGAAAGCATCAGGCAAGTAAAAAACTTGCCTGATGGTGGTTATGTCATTCTGCAAGATATGGGTGGCATTTTAAAGGCAATCGCCTACAAAGGGATGTTTACCCAGACAATTCAATTTGATGGGCTAATTAAGTTCTATGTACCTATGCTATTCAGTGGGGTTATTACACATGCAAATGTTAGGGCTGAACAGGGTGTTGGAATTAAACTGACTGAGCAATGTCGTCGTAGATTAAATAATTATTCAATAAATAAACTACCTCCAAAAAAATTATTTTTGAAAAGGTTTGTCATTGAACCACATCCTGTTCTGGCGACTGAATTTGCTGGTGATGGTCTGAGTGATGTCGTAACAACACAATATGCAGAGCAGCACCCAACATGGTATAGCGGTGCAATGTCTGAAGTGATGCAGATTTCTGGTGGCTATGGGATACAAGTATTTAATTTTTTGCCTGAAGATAATATTGAGCAAGCGAAATACATCATTCCACCCAAATATTTGAATAAAATTTTTGATGAACTCCATGATGTTAGGTTGCCTTGTTACAGCGGCATACCACCTGTTTTGGGGCAGTTTCAGTTCGACTATAAGTTTTATCATACCAATGGTGTTGTATTTGATAATGAGAGTAAACCTTGGTTAATAAAAATTGATCCAAGTGGCGTATGGGCAATGCCAATGCCTATTATCCCAGTCACAGCAACACAGGCATTTCGAGAATATATTGAATCTGTTAATGACATAGAAATATTAAAAATTTTAGACAGATTTGGTGCGTTGCCAAGCGGTGAGGGAATGCCCTTAATTCAGCAAGATTTTTATGCTTGGAAAAGAGCTGGAGTAATCATAAAGGTTTGTGACTCATCCGACTTTTATGAGCATATTGCTTATTCAGATGCTTGTGGCTGGACATTTAACTCATCAGGTACAGAGTGCTTTAATACCGCATATTCTGTTAATGAAGATGGCTTAAAGTTTGGTGTTGCTTACAAGGCTAAGTTTAATTTTAAGGCCGCTGATCGATTAGGTTGGTTAAGTAAAATCGACATTATTGGTAAGAATGCAAGCATTGTTTCAAAATATCTAAGTTCACTACTCAATCTTTTACCTAAGGGCGAACAAAAAACCTTAGCAATTCTTTATAAACTACGTCGTGTTTCTAAGGATGACATTTTTCAGCTTGCTCAAACAAGTTTAGCTGATCCTATGGGCGTAACTTCAGTTGATGTTGATTACTGGCATAATCTTGAACTAACGCCGATTGCTCAACATACTGGAAAAGTTGTAAAAGTTGGGCAAGGATATTTATTTCACAATGCTTTGCGCCAAAATCAACCTCAAATCAAGTTTCCAAATGTAGGACGTAAAGGCTGTATTTCTTTTGATTTTAGTCCAGTGAAATCAGTCGATAAAAGCTCGAAGCCAAATTGCGATACCATCATGTATGGTTATTATGTTGAAGACAGTCTCAAAGTCGTCAAATATTTTGTCGACTGGCGTTCATACATTGCTGAGTACAGTGGAAATTTTGAACGAATAATGATCGTTGGTTCATGGGAACAATTAGAACGTGTTGGATCCACATCGTTACAAGGATACTTCTATACAAGTGATCTTGATTATCGAGAAACGTTTTCACCAACTGAAATTAAAACAACGATTATAGGTGAGGATAAGGGCTTTGATACCAAGCCGCATTTTAGTTTTTTGTTTCCTGGCTCATGCAACGGTGAAGTATGGAGAAACCGCTATTTCACTCATAAAACAATTACGACTACTTACAACAGTGAATCGATTGCTATCGGTATATGCATTCCTTTTTTTGACCGTAACTCCATATTGTTGGCAAAGAAGAAAGCCACCTCAAGTACCAGCAATCATGAGCAACTGGAATTGCTTTACGTTCAGGACCCATATAAGTACATCTATTGGACCTATGATTTTGTATATGCATGGGTAGGCCCAATTCCCAAGAGAACGGGTAAGCCAGAACCCGTAAATGGAAACCCTGTATGGGTGGAAATTGAGCAATACAACCCGACTGAATTTTCAGACTTTGCTGATCAGGGGGCTTGGTTGCCAACTGCACCCTATGACATTACATGGCTGGTCCATCCTGATTCAAACCAGTGGAACTACAATGGCGGTGGAACCATACCCAAGGTTAAGGAATATTCAAAGACTGAGGTAAAAGGCGCAGAAACAACTGGTGATCTGTCATTTAGCGTTATTGATCAAGCGTACAAAGTCTTTGCAAAATTACCCGATGAAGGATATTTCACAACGTCTCCAAACAATGCAGGAAACCTGTTCTATAAGGATGCCTGTAGGGTTGTATTTGGAGACAGTGTATATGCCAACATATCTGAACTAGACCAAAATAACCGTCGATATAAGTGGGGTTATTCAGCATTGGTTGACGATAAGTCTGCATATCATTTTATTGGAGTAATCAATGAGTAATCGCTATCGGGATGATATTCACGAAATCATTGCTTACTCGAATAGCACATTCGGACAACAAGCTAGTGTTACTGACGAGGTGATGCATGTCACCGATAATGTTAAATCTAAAGTAACAGTCCATAGTGCTGATGAGGTTGTGGCTGCGGATGATATTGTTGACCGCAGGATTCAGGCACTGAATGACCAGATTGCCTTGGTCGATACTTTTATTGGGCGCAAGCGCCACATTGACCATATTTTTGAAAAAATCATTTTAGTTGATCGCTTCAAGGCGCGGTTACATGCCAAGACATTTATTGATGATGTGATTGATACCGCCAATAGTCATCGTGAACATTATACGGGCACTACAAAGGACATGCTGGTTGTGTCTGAGAATATTGTAGGTCACAAGCACAGTGTTTCAAGGATTACCGATAGGCTCAAGGTCAGTGACCAGTTCAATCGCCCACGGTATCGGGATAATGTGACAGATATTCTGGTTGTCACCGATCTTTTTGCACGCCATAGAATCCGTTCATTCATGCATGAACGGATTGTCAATCAGGACATATGGCACAGTACCCGACATGCTCAATCCAGAGTTTATGAGCTTATTGGCATTAAAGACAAGGGAATAGGGCGGTTCTCCCAACAGGTTATTGATCATGTTGGCTTTGCAGAACGGTATCAACAGCGTTTATTTGCTGTGCAGTATGTTGTGGACGTGCTTAACGCTACTGAAGAATTTAAGCAGTTACGTCGTGTAAAACAATGGATTTATGAAAATCTGGCAATTGTGGAACAGCCAGCAGGCAAGTGTTACGCAAAGCAGTTTATCAATGAACTGTTGTTTCTGGATGATGATGTACTGGGCGAACGTCATCGTGGATTTGCGTGGACGGCCAATGTTGATACATGGGCAATGTCACGTTACGACAGCTATCAATTCCATGACATGGTTGTTATTGATGAAGTGTTATATGGCATGAATGACAATGGAGTTTTTCGCGTTGATGCGGATAGCGAAGTTGCTGCCAAGGTAGTGACAGGTCAACTGGATGTAGGGAAAGGACAACTTGTTCATCCTGTTGCTGCATATCTTGAATACCAATTATCTGGCAGTTCCAAAAAGCTGGAAGTGGGTGTAAGCACCACACAAAGTGGCACAAGGCAGACCTATTACTATTCGTTACCAAATGAGCAGGCGGACTATCTAACCAATGGTCGGGTGTTGTTTGGGCGTGGACTACGTGGTCGGCACTTTGCCTTTGAATTTAGGGTCAGTGCCCAGTCTGGCTATATCAATGATTTAAGCATTGATGTGACTCCAACCAAGCGGAGAATTTAATCATGATGTATCCAACACTTGATGTCGTGGACAAAGCCGTTGAGCAGGTTCATGATAAGATGAATCTTTTTGAAAGTCGTATAAGTTCATATACATCGCAGCTTACAACTGCATTGAATACGATGAGTAATATTGTTGTAGGTGGCGATTAACCAGAAGCCCCTTTACTAGAATACAATAATAATTTACCACCAAATTATCAGCTGATTACTCCACCTAATTTCATTTTACCTTCGATAGTACCTCCTGTACTCGATTTTGGTGAAATGCAAGCAATAGCGGCACCGCAACCCATAAAAATTCCAGAAATTACGTTTAGTGTTGACCTGCCTGTACTTCCAGCCTTGCTTGTTCCACCAGCAATGGATGAGATAGAACTGGAAGATCCTGTATTTGATTTGGACGCTTTAACTTTACCCGCAATGCCTGATCAGGTATTTGAATTGGGTGATATGCCAGTACCCGTTGATTTAAGCAGGATTCTAGCTGATCTGGATCTGTCTGGTCTGGAATTGCCAGAGGCCCCAATTGCTGTAACACCAACCGAAATTGCTGCTCCAGTTTTAGCTGTTTTGGAAAAACCAGAGAAACCAGAATATGAAGAACTGGATTTTCCCGAATTCCCTGAACTTGAAAAGTTTCCTGAATTCCCTGAGTTTGATAAAAAATTAGAGTTGCCTGAACTTGATTTTAAAAAAATTAATACGGAGTTTGATGACCTCATCACCAATGTGGATGAAACAAATACATCGATTAAGGAGGAAACAACAGAATTTATTGATAGCTATCTCGCTTCAGTCGATGATACATATGGCTCTCTAGAGGATGCACGGTCTGAGACATACGATATTTTTGTACGTGATTATGATATTGCTGAGCATGAGAAGCTAAAGGCCTCAAACTGGTTTTTCGATATGCTTGAAAGCTGGCGCAATGGTGAAGCCACTCCGTGGTCAGGCGTACAGCAACAGATTGAGCAGCAAAGTATTGATGCCGTATTCGACAGGGAAAATCGGGTAACCCAAAGTGAGGTTAAAGCAGTTTATCAGGACTGGGCTGCACGTGGATTTTCAATGCCGCAGGGTGCAATGGCAAAGCGAGTTGACTATGTTCGCACACAGGGTAATTTACGTGCATCAGAAGCGTCACGTGCGGTAGTTGTTGAAGCATTTAAGGAAAAAATTCAGGAAGTGCGTTTGATCTTTGATCGCTGCCTTGATATTGAGCAACGTTTGTATGATCGTTTCATGCAGAAGAAAAAACATGAGCTGGATATTGTTCAGTTAAAGTTTGATTTTGCAAAGATGCGTTTAAGCGAATTGAAAGAAGCCTTTCAAATCCGTATGGATGCAACCAAGTATTTTATGGAAATCTATAAATACTTTATTGAAATGACCATGAAGAAAATGGATGTTATTCGTTTTCAACTGGAGTACATGGATTTTGAAATGAAAATCCGCCAATTTGCCATTGATTTATATAAACAGAAAGTCGAAGCAATCATGGCGAATGTTGAGGTGTACAAGACATTACTGGACACAGTAAAACTGAGGGCTGATACGATCAAGACCCAGTTTGACTTATATAAAACAGAAATGGATGGTTTTTCAACTGAATCCAATTTTGAAAAATTAAAAGCTGATTTATATGCAACACAGGTTCAGGCAGAGGGGCAACGACTAGGTTTATTTGAAACAATGGCAAAAAATTATATTGCCAATATTCAGGGATTGAGCGCAAGGGCAGATGTCCTTAATAAGCAGCAGGACCTAAAGCTTGATGCAGCCAGAGTTGACCTGCAACGCTACCAGTCTGATCTGGACTATCGTCGTACGATATTGCAGGAACAGTCAAAAGCCAATCAGGATTTAACCAGCAACTATGTGCGCCAGATTGAGGCATTTAAAACAGCGGTTGGTATGCAGCTTGGTGTTGTTGACGCAAAGGGTAAAAATGCCCAGATCCGTGCCAACCTTAAAATTGCCAATGCGGACATGCGCTCAAAGTATGCTGACATGAATGCCCGTATCAGTATTTCCAATGTTGATCTACAGACCAAGTTTCTGGACATGCAGAGCCGTTCACAGCTTGCCAATCTTGATGCCCAGGTGAAGCAGGCCGACATGCTGACCCGTGTTGGAATATCCAATGCGGAAATTCAGGCCCGTGTTGCCGAGTCCAATGCACGTATGTATACAGCTAAGGCAGATGTGCAGGCTAAATATGCTGATATGCAGACCCGTACCACCCTTGCGGTCGCTGATATGCAGAGCAAGAATGCTGATATTCAGGCACGGGTTGGAATTGCAAACTCAGAAATTCAGACTCGTTTTGCCGAGCTTAACTCCAAGATTGGGGTTTCCAACAATGAGATGCGTCTTAAACAGTATGATTCGCAGATCAGCAGGATGTTCCAGAAAACCCAGTTGGCGTTGGATGCGGAAAAGGCCATTGCACAGTATTCAGCACAGTTGGCGGCTGGTGCCTTGTCTGCAATGCACGTTTCAGCAAGTATTAGTGGCAGCGGTTCAAGCTCAATGAGCTATGGTGCAAGTGAGTCTGAAAGTACGAGTCATAACTATAGTTATTAACTAATATTTTAAGCTTGATTGGTAAAATGTATTATGTACATATTTGCCAAGGGCAAGAGTCTTTTTCAGGAATTGGGTCATAGTCATCACCATCGCCAGGCTTGCTTGGAGGTGGAACTCTACTTATTTCCAGTTCTATTTGTTTTAACTTGGAACTTAAGTCTACATTGTCCTGAGTAATGCTCTCTCGCAATTGATTATATATATTTAATGTGTCTGGATTCTCAATCGATAATTTTGAAATTATCTCAATTAATAGATTGTTTTTATTAATAGATTCTCTGATTTGGGATAATGCAGCGGTTAGTGTTTGAAGATTTGTGCCTCTATTGTCAAATGCTGTATTTGATTTTTTTAAGTACTTTTCAAATTCATTTTTTGATTCATTGAGCTTAGAAACTATTTGTTTGTTAAGTTCATCTTCTTTTTCAATTCTATTTAATCTAATTAGAGTAATTGCATCATATATTTTTACAGCCTCAATAATATTTCTTTCAATTTCATTAAAAACTGATTTATTTATCTTGCTTGGAGTGTATAAATTTGGATCTGGTAATCGATTGTATAATGTTAGGGCATCAAAATCACCTTGCTTTAGATCTCTAGGGTCACTATTTCTTATGAAAAGATTTAGTTTATCTTTAGCAAAATCATAACATTTGTATGAATTTAAACATTTACCATCTAAATCATTCCAAATTTTCCATCGATAATCAATTCGCTGTCTAAATTCTATAACCTGTAATTTTTCTGTTCTTCCATTAAGAAATTGGCATTCAACTCTCGTGGCATTTCCTAAGAAATCAGCATACTTAACTTTATAAAACAGTGGATCCTTATCGAGTTCGAGCAAACCTAATTGATTGTAATCGTTATATACTTTAGCAATCGGAATAGGTCTTGATCCAAATAATGCATCTTTTAGGGTTTCCAATAAATTTTTACTTACTCCATTTGATGTGCAAATAATTGGATCATGACTATTTTCCATGCTGTTTTTAATCGATAAATCAATACGATCAATATATTTCATAACGCTTTTATCAATAATAGGCATACTCTCTTGTATACCTTTTACAACATTATCTTTTATATTTTCTGGTAATTTATTAAATAGTTGTCTTGTTTCAGGCCCTAAATCTGCCATGACTTTACCTTGTACCGTCACCTCCACATCTTGTTCTGAATCAAATAGCCCAGCATGTGTTGATTGAGATAAAATAAAACAACTAAGACTTAAATTTAATAAGTTTATTTTGCGCCCCATAAGTATCGCTCTTTTTATTGTAATGAAAAAATAATACAAAATTATAACTAACTTTTCTACACACCCCTTGTAGGGTTCGACAGGTGGTAAGAGATAAGAAACCATACATGGTAAATGTCTTATAGGTATTCATCATGTATGGTATGCAGCGCCCAAAAAAGGATGGTCAATCTGAACTCATTGAGGGTCAGGGCACAGGAACCTCCGACAGTATTAAAAAAAATGTACCCGCAGGAAGCTTTATCATGCCTGCAGATTCAACACAAAAAATCGGTCCCAAAAACCTTAAAAAATTGGGAAGTCCCCAGCCAGTTAATCTTAGTAAAGGTGAGTTCCAAATCCCTCCTGAACAGGTTCATCAGGTTGGTGTGCAAGCCTTGGAACAAATGAAAGATGCCACGCATACACCTGTTCCAGATCAACAGGGTTTTGGCTTTAAGCCTGATGCAACAAAGTCACAAGTCCAACTACAACGTGAACCACCTAAACTGGGTTTCAATGCGGCAGCTTTAGGAAATTATCAGAACAATATTAAGATTGGTGAGAGTGGTAGGCCTGAACTGTTCTTTGCTAGTGGTGGTGTTGTGCCTCATGTAGATGATGACTTAAGTAAATCATTTACAGCGGACGTTCTACGAAATTCTAGGGATAATGCAGCAAACAGTTTTAGCCAAGGAAATTATGCGCGTGGGGTAGGAGAAGCAGTGCGTGGAGTTGTTGGATCAGTCCCAGCAGCTGCATATGATGTTTCAAAATCAGCTTATAACACTTTTGGTCGACCAGTCGCCAATGCAATTGATGGCTTTTTAGGTATGGGGGAGAACCAACAAACAGCTATTGCTAAGCCAGACCCTACCAAATTAGCAACAAATGTTACACCAGCAGCAGCCAAACCTGATCCTGCAAAAACAAGTAATGCTGCAACCTCGGCAACCCAACCTAATTTAATGACAGGCGTAACTCCAGAAAAAGCAGCAACAGCAGTTTCATCTGATTTATCTCAGCAGAATACGAAGCAACCAGTTTCAATGTTTACAGATACATCGAATCAGAATACTGCACAATCTGCTGGCAATCCTTACGCTATTCAGTCAAAGGGCAATAGTTTTAGTTATGCTGATCCACAAGCCGCAGCGCAGGCACGGGCAGCAGGTGTTCCTGAACTTCAAGGCTCAGGTATTCAAACTGGATTAGGTATCCGTGGTGTTAAAGATTTTATGGCAAATACCCGTGAGATGGGAGCCAGTGATCAGCAAATACAAGCTGCTCTGGCTCGTCGAGAAATGAATTTGGGAATGCAGGGTTTTGGTGGAATTGCTCGACAGCTACAAGTACAAGAGCGTACACCAGCGCAAGAAGCACAGTTGCAGACCGAAATCCAAAGAATAAGCACTCCAATAGCAGGTGCACGTGGCTTAACAGCAAGCCAGCGTAACCAGATTAATGACCTACAACAGGGTTATTCAAACCGTGAAAATGACGTTTATAAAACTTATGCTAACAATGCAGCAGCTTTACAGCGTGAAGCTATGGGGCAGGTAGGACAGAATTATCGTGCTGAGTTAGGTGAGCAAGGCGCAAATAGTCGTTTTAACTCTAATTTAGAACTTGATGCTCAGAAATTTAATGCTACGAATGATCTGGCCAACCGTCAATTTAGTGCTGAACAGTTAAGCAACATGCCAGCACGTATGAAGCAACAAGCTGAATTGAATTTGCTTCAACAGTATGATGCAGCTCAGACTGATGAAGAAAGAAAGCCGATTCTTGAAAAATTAGGGATGTTGAGAGGGCAGGCGCAGCAGCAAGTTGGTAAACTTACACCATTTAAGCAGTATGAAGTGGTTGATGCAAAAGGTAATGTGACACAGCCAGCAAAAGATTATTTCATTGATGAACAAGGGCGAATTATCGACCCAATGGCAAATATGCAGTCGCAGCAAATTCCACAAGCAGCGATTGAACATCTGCGCAAGAATCCAAATCAATCTACATATTTTGATGAAATGTTTGGTAAAGGCTCCGCTGCTAAATATTTGAAGGGGTAAAGACCACCACCCGAAGGGTGGTTTTGCTTACTAAATTTTATACAGATATGGTAAAATTGATGTTAGAGGTGAGGGTACATGCTGATTAATCGAGAACGTGAAAAAATCATAAATTTGGTGGCTTATTTTGCAGATAATGTAAATTATCTTGGCAAAACAAAGTTATTCAAATTGCTTTATTTTGTTGATTTCGAACATTACAAATTGACTGGTCGTAGTGTTACTGGTTTAGATTATTATGCATGGAAAATGGGACCAGTTCCTACAATGTTGTTTGATGAAATAGAACGACCTGAGCCAGACATGCAGGAAAAGGTAAAGGTGCAGCAAAAGACTTTACAGAATAATAAAAAGATGTTCTGCATTGAGGCTATTGCTCAGTTTGATAGTCGATTATTTACCAAAAGAGAATTACGACTTATAGGGGAATTTGCTCAAAAATATAAAGAAGCGAAAGCGGAAGACATGGTTGAAGCCACTCATTTGGAAAATCTACCATGGAGTAAAATCTATAACTCCCCAACAGGCAAGCAGAAAATAATTCCATATGAGTTGGCATTAAGAACTCAAGAGTTGGAAGAAATGAAAGCCTTTATAAGTGAAAGACAAGATTTTATTGGTTTGTTTAAATGAATGATGTAGGTTCGGTTTTTCTTCATAAAGAATTTGAGTTTGCTGATGGTGGAAAAGCACAAAAATTCTTTGTAGTTATTGGTAGGCATAATGGGGTTGTGATTGCTGCTAAAACAACTTCACAGCAACATGGGCGTGGGATTAGTTATGGCTGTCAACCTTCAGACAGATTCCATAATTTTTATCTACCTACAGGTAGTTGTTACTTTGACAAGTGTACATGGGTTTGTCTTGATGAATTTTATGAGTTTTCGGACTCTGAGTTATTTAATGCAAGGTTTAGTGGCACGGTTCGATTTACTTGTACTCTTGATGCTGCACATATGAAAATATTACAGGACTGCGCAAAGGAGAGCGAAGACATAACATCAATTCAGGAAAATATTATTAATAATAGCATTGTGCAATAAAATTATTAATCATCTGCGTGATTAATAAGAATTGTTTAAAGAATGGTTCAAAACTTTGCATGGAATGGAAATAGAGTTAAAATGAACAAAATATGCATATTTTTTAGACATAAGGTGGTTCAATGGTAGCCCCGATACCGAAAACAAAAGCAGTCGAATTGTTAGCGGAACTTTCTAGCTATGAGAGATTGCAAGTTGTCATGTCTGAATTTAATACAAATAAATTTTTAAGAGATATTAAAAAACTATTTGATAGTAAGGTAGACATTGCTAATTTGTGGATATGTAAAGGGTTTGTTTATTCTTTATCTAATCAACCTGAAGCGATGGTTGATGCTTTTAGAAATGCACAAAAATTAGGTGCAACTGATAAATACTCAATGTTCAACCAGGCTACACAATATATTCTTCATGGATATTATGAAAATGCCATCGAGGCATTAGTATTAAGTAAGGATGATGTAGCCCAAGAACAGCTTGAAAGAATCGCTATCTCGACTTTTGATTATGATCAGATCGAACAGCATGACTTAAGTGTAGTGGCAAAAAATAATTTATTAAAAAGAAAATCAAGATTAGCTGAGCTAGGTATTGATATTAATGAGGCAAAGGTACTCATGAATGCTTTCTTTCAAATATTAAAAAGTCGTAAATGTAGGTTTGGTTTGGTACATCATGATACTAATCAAGACGAATATTATCTGCATTTTGAGGCTGTTACTGATATTGATATGACACATTCAGTTTTGAATGAGTTTGACATTTATATTGCTGAGCATCCAGAGCTTTATAAAGTTAATTCTAAAATTAATATTGTACTCACGCCTATTTCATCAATTAGACATAATTCTGTAGCGTAACATGAGTTTTAAGCCACAACATAGACTGAGTTATGCTCTCGAGCTTTATGATTCTGAATTTTCAGGTGAGGTACATAATCGATGTATCATTCATCAAGCATATTACGCAGCTTTGAATCAGGTTCAATACGAAATTGAGAATCGACTTTTTTTTATTGTTGATGATGAGGATCGCAAAAAGCAGTCACACAAGGCGTTTATAGATGCCTGTGAAAATCAGTTGGGAAAATTGGTTGCTGGTGATGTCCGTAGACAATTGTTGGTCTCTATTGTCAATAACTTGCGTAGAGCAAAAAGACTGCGAGAAACTGCTGATTACAGATTAGATTCAAATATTGATAAAACCAGTGCTCAGGTTGCATTAAGACATGCTCAGGAAATATTTGATACTCTAGAGCAATTTGATTGAAAAAAAACCTGCAATTGCAGGGTTTTTAATAGTTGATTCGCAAGTCGAATGATGTCAACACTATTTGATTTGATTCATGACACTTTGCACTTGTTCTTTAGTTAAAGGCTTCATTTTTTCATTCATACAAGCACTATAATCTTCAATAATCATATTTTCTTGTTTAGTAATTAATTCATCTTTTAGACAACGATCCTTTTCACATTTACTGTTTCGCACTAGCTTCTTAAAATCATCATATCTTTTAGTATTCGCATTTTTGGTTTTTAAAATATTAAATAATTTCTCTGAGTAAGCTAAATATTTCTCTCTATTTCTAGGGTTTATAACTTGATCAGGGTCTTGTCCAATTAACGAATGTAATAGATGCCCAAACTTAGGTGCATATGCTCTTTCTTGCTTTGAATTTAATTCTCCATCAGTATGGGCATATGCATCCGCATATGCATGTATCAATAGCCCCGCTTTCCATATATCTTCAGGATCTTTTAGGTTGTTTTTTATTGCATTTTCTATAGATTTTCTTCTAGTTTTAATATCCTCACTATTGCCACCATGCAATGAGTGAAGTTTAGTTACTACATCGTTGGTAAATTCATTACTTGCAAAAGGAAACTTATTTTTAACTGCATTCACAATTGCATCGTATTTTTTATAAGCATCAGGATATTGTGAGAAATAAGTTAACGCCATTGTATCTGAGATGTTTCTTCCAGCTATTCTAGATACCATATAAGATGTAGTTGAGTGCCCCACGCTACTTGATTTATTAGTACTTGGAGCACATTCTATTACTGCATCGAAAGGACTTAGTTCACCAGCAAAGGCCGTTGAACTAAAAAGCGATAACAAGCTAAGTAAAAGAACTTTTTTCATTTTTATTCCCCTTATGTATATAAAATTTAATAATAAACAGACATATGAGGGGAAAGTCAAACTTATTTTTCTGGCGCTTCTTTGCTTGCCTTATTTCTAAATCATCTGTGAGATGAACAACCATGGGTAAATCGCAATCGTATTCAACAAACTTTTCTAAATCATCTATGCGATGAACAACTAGAGAAATCTAACAACAATCTCTCTAGCTTCATTAAGATAGCACAACTTTTGCTGTGCCACCTTTTTTTTGTACAGGTGGTTAATTCATTGTTTTCAATGAAATTAATTTAGCGACCACTTGCAGGGTTTTTTATCGACTATTTGCCTCTAAAAAATTTTATCAATTCAGATTGTTTAAGGTGATAAGGGTAATCTTGCATTATCCTTGCATCTATTTCTTTAGTTCGTTCAACTCCTAAAGTCAAACTAGCTGAAAATGCCCCATCAGAAAAATGACTTTGGATATCTGATGCCATTTTTGGATTGAGTAATCTGATCGAGTCTGAGTAACAAATCCACCATCTAGAAACCCACATCATATGTAACGCTGTATTATTTGCATGGCTCTCAAAGTTTGGGCTCTTCGATTGATATTTTTTTTCTGCATTGCTATACAGCGCAATCAAATGGTGAACATACTCAACTGCAACAGGAATTGATTCAAATGGGATTTCGTCAATGTGCTCAACATTGAAGCGCTGGTGAACAAGTTTATATGCATCGCTGTAACTTAAATGCTTGGTCTTAGCTACAAGCATGTTTACAGCATTGGTTAGCGGTTCTCGGTCAGATTTATGCGTTTTGGCTAAAAATTCCTTACGGACAAAATAGCAATCTTCAAGCTGCTCGAATACTTCCCAAGCTTGGTCAGTGTCGAGCATTTTAGCGTGTCGTGCTGCACCGCGTTCTGTCCAGAGGGTCAACACACGTGTTTTGGATGAAATTTGTGTGTGAATATTATTCACGAGCAAATCATTTGTGAGTAGCTTTAAACTACTCACAAAATCTTTGAGTTCTTGGCCAGCAATTTTGAAGAAGTGTTTACCCTCAACAAAACGTTGTTTGTTGTTTGAAAAGTTTTTACGAATATTGTCTGTGTCGGTGCCATAGAAGCCGGAAAGCATTTCGGTAGTAATAACAGGAATGGATTTGAAGTTTATAATTGATACTTGCGTATCATTGATTTGTGCTAAACTTGCCATGTCAGTTTTCCTTGTTCGGAAGTTGATAACTAGCCCCATAAATCTTGGTCGAGGAGTGGGGCTTTTTTTTATCCCCATTGGGGATGTATTTAATTTATAACCACAAAAACCTATTGTCAATCCCCAATGGGGATATTACTATTAATTTAATAAATCGAAATTTTGTTAGAGAAATAGATATGGCTAGAAATCTTGATGTTGAATACAAGATGCGTATGACGCAAGAGCTTAAGGAAAAGATTGTTGAATCAGCAAAATTTCATAACCGTTCTATGAATGCTGATATTGTTGCGAGAATTGAACAAAGTTTTGAGCCTGATTTTTTTAAAATAACAAAATTGAATGACTTAGAAGAACCCGCAGCCTCCATCGAAATTGGTGCTATAACAATTGGTTTGTATGAATCTCAATACAAAGAGATCAAACTAACGCAACTAGGTCTTAATTATTGGCTCTTAAGTTACCATGCTGTTTTGTGTCATCTAAGAGATGAGAGTGCCAAGCAACTTATTGAGCTGGGTTGTGCCTACACCACATTGTAAATCTAGATTTTAAAGAGGATATAAACATATTCAGTATTTTAAATCATGATTAATTACACTGCACCATACCACCAATATCTCGACACACCCCACCATTTTGCTGAAAATAAGTGCCATTATTGCCTGCATATCGGTTGCCTTGGTTATCCCAACACCCTGATCCATCGCAACTCGTCATATGCGTGGACTGTGGTGCTGGAGCGGGGGTGGTCATTGGTGTTGAGTTGTTGATGGTAGTGTAATCATCGTAACGAGTTTTAGAACTTGAGTAGCTGTCGGTATTTTGATAATAATCGTTTGAAGTTAGAGAGCTTGTATCCTCTGTAGAGCGTGTACGATAAACGTACTTATTGCTATTGCTGTCATCGTATGAATGGTAATTGTTTGAATAACTTGACGTAGTTCCCAAATTATTATTTTGTCTTTCTTGTTGAGGTGGTGTGGTTGTTCCGTTATTCAAATCCATTTCCCGAGGCTTCACATCATGATTCTGTGGGTTTTGTTGCACAAACTGAGCAAAAGGGTTTTCTTCTTTCTTTTCTTGTGGCTTAACAAATTGAGCAAACGGATTCTGTTGATTAGTGGTTTGCTGTAGTTGATTATCTTGAGTTGGGTTTTTCCGCTGCACTAAGCTCGAACCAACAGCTATAAAAATAAAGGTAGTAACAAATAAAATCACTGTGGCGCTAACTAGTGGTATCCACCAAGATTTTTTTTGATATCTATTATTTAAAGTTTCCTTAACATATTTTGTCTGTTTTCTTGCATAGGCGAAATACCAAATAATGATATACCAAAAGCCTAAACCTCTTGCTACAGTTGTGGATTGCTCAAGATTAGCATCGGCTAAATACGAAAGAAAATTAATGAATAAAATAAATACAATGGTAAAAATCAACCAGTTTCTCGCATTACTCGCTTCATTTGAGTTGCCGAGAGCTTGCCAATTTTTCATTTGTAAAAATGAACCGAAAATAGGAGTAAACAGTAAGCTCCAATTTGCAGCCGCATTTGGATTCCACAATTCGATTTGTTTTTTTCTTGGTTGCGGTGATTCTGTTTTTATTGGCTGTTGATGTGTTTGTGCAGGCTGAATATTTTTAATTTCTAATTTATTACCACAGCTACTACAAAACTTAGCATCGTTACTATTCGTTTGCCCACATTGATTACAGAACATTTCCCCACCAAAAAATTTAATAATTATATAAAGTTACGATAGAGTATTTTTTAAACTTCTTCAATACACCCCTCTAAGGTTCGACCATTTTCATTATAAAAATCATGATAGACGCATATTTTAGGAGTGCGTCATGTCTGAGAATCCTTTTGCTCAATTTGTTAAGCCACAAGAAAAGAAAGAAGAAAACCCTTTTGCTCAGTTTGTGCAAAAAAGTCCTGAACAAGACAAAGAACAAGGCAAAGACTTTCTAGGTCATGCTCAAGATGCAGGTGCATCTTTAATGAAAGGTCTGGCGGCTGTGCCAGAAGCAATTGTTGGTCTAGCTGACATACCGACTGGTGGACGTGTTGGTAAATTTATTGAGCAAGATGTTGGTTTAGATTTAAAGGGAACAAAAGAATATTGGAACGATAAACATACCGACCAATACAAGGCCCAACAGAAACAGTTTGATCAAGCCGATGGAATTGTTGATAAAGCAAAAGTTGTTCTGACCAATCCGTCAATGATTGCAAATACGGTTGTTGAGTCCGCTCCATCAATGCTACTGGGTGGTGCAATTGGTCGTGGTTTAAGCTTGGCAAGTAAAGCTATTACCCCGATTGCTGGTGGTGCCATAGGTGAGGGTGCTGTCATGGCTGGGCAGCAGGTAGAAAATATACGTCAGCAAACTGATGATAAATTATTGACACCTGAACAATCGGGCCTGTCTATTGCCACGGGTGCTTTAGGTTCATTGTTTGGCTATGCTGGTGGTACGATTGCCAAAAAGTTTGGCTTTGACGATATTAATACTGCAATGGCATCAGGGCGATTAAACTCACAGCAGGTTGCTGGAGAAATTCAAAAAATACCATTAAAAAGTATCCCAAAATCCATTATTGGTGGTGCGATTACCGAGGGTTTACTGGAGGAATTGCCACAGTCTGTTTCCGAACAACTTTTACAGAATATTGCTTTAGATAAACCTCTGGATGAGGGGGTGGATTCTGCAATTGTTATGGGAACATTGGCAGGTATGGCAATGGGTGGCGGAATGAATACTTTTTCTGCCCCTAGTCATTATTTGCAGAATAGTAGGGCTTATAACGAACAGCAGGCTCTGGCAGCACAAGAAGAACAACGATTAGCTGCGGAATCACTGGCGCAAGAACAGCAGCAATTAACTCAACAACAGCAAAAGTTATTTGGTTTTGGCAAAGAACCTGATACATCGATGAATGTAGATGATGTATATGCGAAAACAGGTATTCCACCAAACCCTGTAATTGATGAAAGTAAATTATTGCCTAATGCGCTCAGCTATGAAAATGGTATTGATTACCAGCCACCACAGATAAATAGTGGGCTGACATCTGGTAATGAAGTACCACCAAATGCTGATGACATACCTTATGCACCACAGCAGATGCACGATACATGGTCTTTGGCTAATGAAGCACAGCAGGATTATGGGAACTCAATCGAGTTTGGTGCACCTGAATCTAAATCCCGTAATTTAGAATCACAAATTCAGTTTAATGATACGTTTGGTCAAACTACACCTGATCCAGTGGTTGACTACAATGCATTGAGTCCATTTAGTAATGTACAGCAACCCTTTGTTGATCAGACAAAATTATCTGAGCGGTTAGGAATAAATCCGAATGCTGGCCCAATGTCATCAGCGGCAGCGTTAGCCGTAGACAGTGGTGCATCACCAATATTCCAGACACACCAGCCGTTGCCACAGAACAACAACCACAAACGTTATTAACTACACAGACTGAACCAGCACAAGAACCAGCCTCAAAGCCAACTTTTGCAAGTGACCATCCTACGGGTTCCGTCACCTATGCCCAGGACATTGCGAATCAGGCATTGCAACAGTATCAGGGAGATACATCAGCTTTGACCAGTAAAGGTTCGTTTGGGCATAGTGCTGCAACTGAGTTGATCTATTCTAAAAATTCACCATCGTACAGTGACGTTCAGGTTGAGGATGCTGGAGACAAAGCCATTGTCAAGCTGACCAACGCAAGAACAGGTCTGGTTGAGGAGAGATCGTATCCACATGAGTTGGTACGTTTTAATCAATTTTTGGATGGGGTAAGTCCTGATGTTTCACCAAATACCCAAGCGAATGATGTTGGCACGGGAACACCAACGCAGACAGATAGAACTATTTCGTCAAATACAAACGCACGATTCAATAGTGAAACTCAGGCAACAGGCGCACATGAAGAATCAACGGGAGAAAACTTAAAATCCAATGCTGTAAATCCAATTCAAATTACATCAGAAAAAATCGCTCAACTGGAACAACAACTTTCAGAAACTAAGTCTGTTCCACAACGAAACCCTATTAAGCAGCAGATTGGTGAGTTAAATTCTCAACTGGAAAATCAGGGACGTGCATCATGGGAAAATATGTCACCTGAACAGCGTCAGGCTGTGGTAGGGCAGATTGATACCAATATGCCTTTGGGAATGAAGAAGAGATTACCTACAGCAGAATGGGACAGGATTGGCCCAGCAGTTAAGGAAAAGTTGATTGGAGTGATGGGACAGTCTTTTCAGCCATTTTCACAGATCGATACTAGTGCCCATGAAGCAGCAACAAGTCATTTAAACGATATACCTCAACCTACGCAAGCACAGATCGAAGCTGGTAACTATAAGAAAGGTCATGTACGAATACATGGTTTAGATATTTCGATTGAGAATCCAAAGGGTTCAACACGTTCGGGTACACGTCCAGATGGTACTGAATGGTCACACGATATGAGTGATCATTACGGTTATATAAAACGTACAAAAGGTGCGGATAATGAGCATATTGATACCTATATCGGTAATAACCCTGATTCAGACCAAGTTTATATTGTCGATCAATTAGATCAGCAAACGGGTAATTTTGACGAGCATAAAGTGATGCTTGGGTTTGATAATCAGGATGCAGCAACCAAGGCATATCAGTCCAATTTTGACAAAGGATGGAAAGTAGGCCCGATTCGTTCAATGAACATAGAGCAGTTTAAAGATTGGTTAAAGAATGAAGATACTTCAAAGCCTGTTGCGGATATTAAAATTTCTAATTCTAGTCAAAGTGCGTTATCTGAGCCAGTTGCACCAAAAAATATAAAAGAAGGCATTGAGAATATTCGCGCTGAACAAAATCGTCAAAAGGTTTTGGTTGATATGCACAATAGTGTTTATGGCTTGGCATCGAATGAACAATTGCAAGAGTCGCTGAAACACTTAAATAAAGAAATCGTGAAAGCTCAAAAGCAAAGTGAGAACGAGGTTGTAAATGGAAAGCGTAGTACACGCAAGGCAGTTGCAGCAGGTGCTTTAGATCGATTTTTAAAAAATCGTGTAGATTTGGAAATGTATATCAAAGCACGTAAGAATGGGGAGTTAAAGCAACGAAATAAAAAAATAGATGACTTTAGTAGAAACACTAAATTAACTCGTATGATCCAAATTCAATCTCAGTCAGAAATTGACCAAATACATTTTATCCCAAGTCACCTGATGGATTCAGTGAATAGACTTGGAGATGTGGTCAATGATTTGGCATCGATGAGGACTGATAGCATCAAAACAAATCATGAATATGCTGTTAAATTGTTGAATGAGATTGTCAAGTCGAATCCAAATGTACTTGTACATATTGTTTCAGATTTGAATAGTATTGAAGACACCTCTATTCGAGCAAATTTAACAGCTGGTGGATTTTTTGTACCAGAACAAAATACTGTTTATATCTATCCTAGTTCTGAAGCGTGGAATAGTTCAGCGTTAGAGTTATTGAACCATGAGTTGGTACACTCTATTACTGAACAATATATTTCAAAAGGTCTAATGTCTCTTGAAGATATTGGTCATTTGGATAATTTTATAAATATAATTAATGACTATCGAATTTTGAGTTATGAAAAGTTATCAGATGATGTTCGAGACAGGCTCGATTATGCAGTAACTACAAACCCTCATCATGAAATTCTTTCTGTCGGGGTCGCAGAAACAGCAGTTCGTCAAGAATTGAAAAACATCATTGGTGAAGATGGTCTTCAGCAGTTATATAAAATATTCACGAATATATCCATAAAGGAAAAGCAATATGAGCAACATGAACAAAGAGGAAATTCGGGAAGAAATTCGAAAGGAAACGATAAAGATGTATCAAAGTCTGCCAGTGGAATCTCAGAAAAAATTCAAAAAGGATTTGTCAAAGCTGAGTCAGACAATGGAATCAAACGAGATACGGGGAATCCGAGCGGAGATTTATCAGGAAATGAAAACTCTGAATATTCAAATACCCAATTAGAAGCGGATAACAATTTTGAATGGACTGAATCAATCAACAGGGTGTTTGGGATTTTCACTCAAAACAGAGCGATTGAGCACATCATTTCTTTTTTTAATCATTTCAAAATGTCCACTACACAAGATGCTTCGATTAGTGGACGTATTAAGGTCACTTTGGGTAGGGCTAACCTCAACAATGTTGGTGATTTGGATACCGCGAGCTTTACGGTTCAAGTTGTTTCTAGTTTTAATAAGCTTCCTAAAATCATACAAGATAATGCCACTTATCAAGATGAAAACGGAGTAACCAACAATTATAGCGTAAGCGGTGTTTGGCATAATGACACGCTCTATATAGTCACTGATCAGATATATGGAAATATAGAACAACAGCTTACTACATCTGATGCATATGAAGAATTATTAGCACATGAAGTTATAGGACATTTTGGTGTTCAGCAATTATTTGGTGATGAATATCAATCAAAGTTTCAGCAGTTATATAACGTACTTGGTGGAATAGATGGTATTCGGAACATAGCAAAAAATAATGGTGTCGATATGCAGCAATTTGAAAGTGCTTATATAGACCCGTTTAAAAAAGGTGTAGAAGAAGGCTATTACAGTGCCCTGGATGCTCAACAAGCAGTTGTGGGAGAGTTATTCGCATTCATTGCACAGAACGCAGAAACACGACCATTTGTGCGGCAAAAATTAAAAGAAGTCATTGGCTATATCCGTCAATGGTTTAGAGATCATGGGTTTAGCAAATTCTTATCACGCTACAACGATGCTGATTTGATCATGTTTTTATCAGAAGCACGGAAAGCTGTTGTAGATCGTCGTTATTTTGGAAAATTTAAAGATCAGACTATTTCAACTAATAATAGCGATAAATTATTTAGCCGCGGTCAGTCTACAACCCGTACAGATACCACAGTAAAACAGGTACGAGATAAACTTGTTTCACGATTTGGTGAAGAAACGATTTCAAAACTGGAAATACAGGAGAAGTTAAATATTCTTGATACCTATGAAAAGGCAGGTGTTGAGGGTTTTTATCAAAGTGGCAAGGCAACTTTAATTGCAGATGCCTTAACCAATGACACAATTATCCCAACATTTCTACATGAATTAGGTGGTCATGGGGGATTCCAGAATATGATGGATGCCAAACAGTACGATGATTTAATGCATCAGTTTGATCGTCTAGTGGCACAGAACAACCCGATTGCACTTGAAGCTAAACGCCTTGCTGAACGGGAAACAGATCCAGAAGTACAGCATCTTGAAATGCTACCTTACTTACTGACCTTAGCATCCAATAACCAGATTAAAAATGCAGTTCATAAAGGTAATGTAAAACGCTTAATTTCGGATTTGAAATCCAAAATTAAGGCTTGGGTTTATGACCGTTTGGGGGTAAACCTAAATCTTGATACAAATGATATTGTTGCATTAGCTGAACGAATGATTGATAAAGGTACTACTAAGGCAGCTCAAAGCAATCAGCCTTTATATAGTCGCCAGCCTATTAATAGTGCAATTAACAGACTAAGCCAAAACATTAAACAAATGTCAGTTAAGTCAATTAAGGACAAAACAGGTTATAAATGGACTGATTGGTTGGGGATAGGGCTATCTAGTTTAGGTCGTCGTCAGCTTACTGAAATTTATAGCAAAATTTTACCTCAACTCAACAAATATAATGAGCTTGCGGCACAAATGGATGCTGATAAAAATGATGCTGGTGCTGAAGCTGATAGTATCGTGCGTGAGTGGGCTAATCTAAAAGATGAAAATCAGCTTGCAGAATTGATGCACGATGCAACTTTAGCCAAGATTGACCCATCAAAACCGTATGTGAGTGGCGATAGCATTTCTAAATATAAGCAGTTGCGTGATGATTATAATTCATTATCGCCAGAAGCACAGGCAATGTATTTGAAAGCCCGTGATGCGTATAAAAAGCATTATGCGAAAGTCCATCAGGCGATTAAAGAGCGTATTTTACGTTCTGAATTAACCAATCATAAAAAAGCTGATTTGTTGAAACAGATGGATAACCAGTTTTTTGGTTATACAAAAGGGGTGTATTTTCCATTAGCACGCTTTGGTAAATATGTGGTCGTGATGCGTAACCAGAATGGTGATGTAGAATGTGTTAGCCGCGCCGAAACCATGGGAGAAGCACAAGCGTTACGTTCTGAACTTATGCAGAAATACCCTAATTTTAAGGTAGATCGAGTAATTCTTGATAAAGAGTTTAACGCATCTCGTGATGCCGTTGGTCGTGGGTTTATGACCAGTCTATTTGCAGAGGTAGATAATTTAGGTTTATCAACTGCGGAACAGGCTGAATTTGAAGATACCCTAAGCCAGCTTTATTTATCTTCTATGCCCGATTTGAGTTGGGCGAAACACGGTATCCATCGTAAAGGTACGGCTGGATTTAGCCAAGATGCCCGTCGGGCATTTGCACAAAATATGTTTCATGGGGCTGGATACCTTGCAAAGTTACGCTATGGTGATCAACTTGCAGAGCAGCTTGATGATATGCAGAAATATGCAACAGAGCAGGGCAAACAGGATGACACGTATGACCAGCCAACCGCCCAGCGTGTCATTGATGAGATGAATAAACGTCATGATTTATTGATGAATCCTAAATCTCATCCATTATCCAGCGGCTTAACAAGTCTAGGATTTATATATTATCTAGGTCTATCACCTGCGGCAGCAATGGTCAATTTATCGCAAACTACTTTGGTTGCTTATCCGATTATGGGTGCAAAATGGGGCTTTGATAAAGCAGCAACAGAACTGTTAAAAGCGTCAAATGATTTTAGAAAAGGTGTTGAGTTCCATAAAGTTAAATGGGAGGGAACTAAAACAGACTTATATAAAACCATAAGTGCTGATATTTCAAAATTTCTAAATAAGGATGAAAAACAGGCTTATGATAGTGCTGTGGCAAGTGGTGTAATTGATGTGACACAAGCACATGATTTAGCTGGCATTGCTCAAGGTGAAGATAGCGGCATTATGTGGAAAACACGTCCAATTATGCGTGCAGCAAGTGTTATGTTCCACAACGCAGAACGATTTAACCGTGAAGTGACCTTTATCGCTGCTTATCGTCTTGCACGTCAATCAGGTTCAAACCATGATGCAGCCTATACCCAAGCGGTAGATGCAACGTATAAGGGGCATTTCGATTATAGTTCTGGCAATCGCCCACGTATCATGCAAGGTAATGTGGCTAAAGTTCTTCTGTTGTTTAAACAGTTCGGTCAGAACATGATTTACACCTTGGCTCGTCAGACATATCAGTCAATAAAAGGTGAAACGGACGCACAGCGTAAAGAAGCCCGTAAGTCACTCGGTGCAATTTTGGCAATGCACGCAACTTTTGCAGGTGTACTTGGTCTACCTGGTGTTTGGCTTATCATGGCTATTGCATCAGCATGGGGTGGAGATGATGACGAGCCATGGGATGCAGAAGTGGCATTGCGTAATTATCTTGCTGAAGCATTCAACCCAACTATTTCAAATATGTTGATGAAAGGTGCACCACGTGGTGTTGGTATTGATCTGTCTGGTCGTGTTGGTATTAACAATCTTTTATTACCAGATGTACAAGAGGGATTAGAGGGTAAACGTTGGGCTGAATCTGCTATGGCTGGTGCATTAGGACCAGTAGCAGGCATTGGTACAAATTTAATTAAAGGTGGTCAGGAGTTATCAGATGGGCATACATTGCGTGGTATGGAAACTATGCTACCTGTATTTCTGAAAAACTTTGCCAAGACCTATCGCTATGGTGATGAGGGTGTTCAAGACAAAACTGGTATATCCATTATGGATGAAGTCAGCTCTATGGATTTACTTGTTCAGGGTATGGGCTTCTCACCATCTGATGTGCGTACAGCGAATGAGGGTAAATCGGCAATTTACCAATTAAATCGAAAGCTAAACGAACGTCGTAGCCGATTAGTGACATTATGGTCACGAGCGAAAATGATGAATGATCAAAACGAAATGGATAAAATCTGGGAAGAAATCCAACAGTTTAATGAGAAAAATCCATCTCGACGTATTAATAGAATCAATCTAAACCAAAGCTATAAGAATCGGAAAAATCGTATTGATAAAGCTGAGGATGGTATTTATCTCAGTAGAAATCGCCAAGATGCCCGTGAAGCTGGTCGTTTTGCGTTTGGCGAGTAACCCTCTGTAAGCCTCGAATAAATATCCAAATTCAATAAAACTCTGCGTTAAGACGTGGGGTTTTTTTATTAGGTGAAAAAAATGCAGGAAAATACAATTCCTTGGGTTCTAAAATTAGTGCCTGCTGTTGTTGGGGCAATATTAGCACTTGTATTGAGTGGTGATATTGATAAAAACGGAAAAATTCAAGTTTCGCTTGGTGTTATTGGAAAGTTTCTAGCAAGTGTAACTGTTAGTTTGTACGGTGGTTCAGCATTTATCGAGCACTTTGATCTATTAAATAAATCAACAATGTATCAAGGATTTGTGATGTTGATTTTTGCTGTTTTTGGACTGTTAGCTATTGGTATTATTTACCAGTCTATTGCATTAATGCAAGGTAAGCCGCTTTTTGAAGTAATAGGTGAAATAAAAGCAGCCTTTATCTCAATTCTTGGCAATGGCAAGGGTGGGAACCAATGAGTATTGATCAATCTCAGCAAATTGCTCAAGCGTACTCATGGCTTAGAGCAATGTCGGGGGGTAAACTTACTCAAAAGCAAGTTGAGGCAGGTGATGCCGTTATTGCAGTAAATGGACTTCAGACTTTTGCAAACCTAATAGGTTTCAAACTTGATTCTACAGTTACAGGTCAGTTTGATATTTCAGAAAATGGTTTTGCAATCATACGTGAGTTTGAAGGATTTCGCGCACAAGCATATTTAGACACGGGTGGGGTGTGGACCATTGGATATGGAACAATTAAATATCCAAATGGTATACGAGTTAAAAAAGGGGATACTTGCACGCAAGGTCAAGCAGAACTTTGGCTCAAAAACGATTGTGCATGGGTTGATGCTTGTCTTGATAAGTATGTTAAAACAACTATTAATCAAAACCAATTTGATGCTTTATCCTCATTTGTTTATAACGTGGGCGAACCTTCATTTATAAAAAGTACGATGCTTACTCTCATTAATAAAGGTGAGCTGCAGAACTCAGCGCTACAATTTGATCGTTGGGTTTTTGATAATGGAAAAAAAATTGACGGTTTAGCGAATCGCCGTGCTAAAGAAAAGGCACTATTTCAAAAAAAGTAATTCACCATTGCAAACGCTCATTATCTTCACTGATAGTGAGCGTTTTGGTATATTTTATAATGAAATAACTTGAAAAATAGTCATGCTATGGTAGTTTCTAATAACTACCATAAAGGTAGCTTAGAAAGTATTTCGGTCATATTTCACTGTACCGTTTACGTTAACTGTCGTATAGACAGCTTAATTTTTAAATCTTTAGACTACCCAGCATTTTATTGTTATACCAGCTCATGAGTTCACGATGCTCATTGATATATTTATATCTTGGGGACTAGGGAATACATAGATTGGGTGATTGATCTCTGATTTGTGCATCTGCATACGCTTAATCTACTTTTGAGCAAAGTTATGAGAAAAGTCCGATGACAAACATTATTTTCCACTAGAAAGTTTTCAGATGTTGTGTGATGCTTATTTTATATAAAAAGAAATATTTATGGATTGAGAAATAATATTTAGTCATAGCTTGTTTGTTTTTGATTAATTACTTACGTTCTTGAAAATAAAGAAAAGAGGGTTGGAAAATGGTTTTAATTAAATATATACATTTAAGCTTGGTTCTTTGTGGCTTTGGGTTTATAACCTCTGCTTTTGCTGGAAATGATAATTTTAAGACCATTGAATCTAATGAATTTATTGCTCGAACTAGTAATGATTGTGGTCTAGTTGAGAAAGTAAAAGGTAATTCTAAATACAAATCAGTTCGCATAGAGTCTGTAAAACGCGACATATGGGAAGGAATTTGTGTAGATGGGCTAGCTTTGGGTCCTGGTAAAATTATAAATCGCAATGCTAATGGTGAGACAACTGGACTCTCAGAAATGTGGATGTTGTACGGTAGGCCTATAGGACAGATCAAAACAACTTATATTTCTAGATATAATTCCCCAGATTTACATACTGAGGGGTTTTATTGGAATGGAGAAGGCTATTCTCGAAGGGGAAATACAAAGTTATCTGAAGAAACACAAGCTGATCGCGATAACCTATTTATTAATTATCAGCCCAGAGAGGCAACTAAGTGGATTAGCTTTGGACTGAATGCTAATTGTTATGATTCTAAGAGTCAAACAACTGGTCCTTGTATTGCTGAAATGCACCATACAAATACAGATAATTTCGAAGATGGTGTTACTCGTTACTTTTGTAAGAGTAATGAGTGTGAAGGAAAATGGCGTGAATTAACTGACAAGTTGGTTTCCGAATATGAATTATTTGAACGAACTCATACAGCGGAGGTAGAGGCTGCAAAAAAAATAGTTGAACCTATTTTACTAAAAGCTAGAGCCGATAAACAAAAAGCTGAAGCTGAAGCTGAAGCAGAGTTAATTGCTATGGAAAATAAACGGAAGGCACAGATTGAGCAACGTCAGAAAGAATTCAGTCAGGCTAATCTGGCAAAAATACCTGTAGCTAGTCCAGCATTAGAAGAACTTATCAGAAGAACACTGAATGGAGGAGGGAAATAAAATGTCTAAATTGAATATTGTGCGTACATTTACACTCTCAATTTTAATTTTTACTCCATCTATTTATGCGGAAACAAGAAGTGAAATGTTTGCCAGAATAGCGGAAGAAGGTCGTAAGAATAACAAATGGACATCAGAAGCAGATTGTAAAGCTGAACAAGAAGTAGTCAGAAAATTTCGTTTTAGAGGAGCTACTACTTGTGATGATCGAACTGGGAATAATACTGAGCAATCCATCGCTGCAGCATTAAGAGCGCCATGGGAATCTAGATATAGTGGTAAAGTTCAAGGAGCCCTAGTTTCGACAAGTGAATTAAAAGAAAGTGTTATTTACTTATATAAAGCTGCTGATGAAGAAGATCAGAAAAAATACAATATTCATTCAGTCAGTAGAGGTGATCAATGCACAGTTGCATTATATAGATTGACTGCATGTGCATATCAAACTGCTGCCATGAGAAAGGATAGCATAGCAGCAGTTTCTCCAGAGGTAGCAAAAGCAAAATTAGAATCTCAATGCTCGACTCAATCAATTGAAAAAGCCAACTTAGAATTGCAAAAGATTGATCAGCGAATTGCAGACTATTTAGCATCTTCTGAGGGTAAACAATTAGCGAATGCAACCCCATCATTGCAGGTTGTAATGTGGGGAACAAGTGAACAAGCCAAAATTATGAAAAAATATTGCCCTGATGCAGATGCATTTAAACAGGAAATAGCTGATCGAATGGTATCTTATGAGGGTGCTCTAAGAACATGTCGTCAAATTCAATCAAGCCCTGAGGTATGTGGACCTGTAGCACCTTAAAGCCTGACTGTGAAATTGCCTTAATATACAATCTATTGTGGCTTTTACAATTCAAATTCATTAAATTGTGGGTAAATAAGGACAAGTCAAAAGTTGTCGTCTGTTAGTGTGTGTTTGGTCGGAATTTATGCATGTCAGCTTTTGGTGCGGCTGTGAACTCATCCACTGGCATTTCAAAGAAAAAGTCTCTTGCTTGTTCATGGCTACAGTTAAGCCAATCATTGCGACGATCTCGTGGTATTACGATGATTGATCGTTTCTCGTCATCTAATGCATGAAATTGATTCATGAATGGGTGTAGATCTGAATTGATCGTCAACATCGACATTGATCTATATTCAACGCCATCAATAACCGCATATTCATAAATGCCTGCGACGGTAAACGGCATTTCATCTCTACGATAAATTCCATACCAGTGAGACTTTCCATCTATGTATTTTGGTTCAAAAATAGTCTCAACTGGAATTAAGCAAAATTGGCTTTTCTTCCATGCATTTCTAAAACTTGGCTTTTTTTCTACAGTCTCAGTTCTAGCATTGTATGTATTCTTAGCTTTCTTAATATCATCTAACCACGGTGCAACTAGACCAAATCTGGCCAAGCGCCATTCTATGTTGCCGCGCTTGGAGAAAAGGATAGGGGCCTCATAGTTAGGGTAGATGTCAGCTTTATAGTCAAAAGTAGGCTCAAATAGATTTAATAATTGAGCGCGGCTTCTGGCAATTGGTTTGTAGTTGGCACACATGAATCTGGCCTCAATAGTGATAACAATAACTATGAACATTTTATATGTATTGTTGGTTGCTAGTTTGGTTATAAATGAGATATTTGATGATGTAAAAAGAATGCTCTTTATGGTTTGTAGGGGGAGGTGAGTCCTTTATCAAGAGATTAAATTTTTAAAATTCAGATTAATAACTATAAAAGAATAAAACTAATGTATAGATAAATAGAGCTATAGATATAATAATAGAGGATGTCATCTTTCCTACAGTCCAGTTATTCTTTCTATCCAGTTCTTTTGAAATTTTTCCTATTTCCTTAGCCTCATCAGCAAACTTAACTTTTAAATTTTTAAAAACATCAGTGTATTCATTTTTAAGCTCTTTTAAAGTTGAATATTGGCCAAGAATATTTAAAATTAATACCACAACCATGCATAGTACCGTCATAAGAACAACAAAATTTCTTGTAAAGTCAAAATTCTGCTCAGCGTTATTTTTAATTTGAGCTGTTGCAAACCAAATTCCTGCAGGGATAGCCAACATTTTTGTAGCTACAGAATCAAAAGTATCGTTTATTTTTTTTGTGTATTCAGTTCTTTTCTCATTATATTCTTTCCTTACCTTGTCAAAGCTATAGTCATCAACAAAGCTTTGATAGCTATGAAGAATATTAGTAATAAGTGGATTGAGATGTCTAATCATATGGCTGAAACGGTCTTTCTCATCAATATCTTTGATAAACCCCGTTACTTCTTTACACATTAAATGAATGATTGCTTCTCTATGCATATCTTTATTCATTAATGTCTCAAGAGTTTGTATGTCCAAACACTCTTTGAGATCATTTTCTGTAAGTGTGAATTTAAACTTATAAGAGCGATTGAAAAAAATTGTGCCTTGATCACTCTTAGTATTCTCTGATAAAAAATTTATAAATTCATATATTTTATAAAGGTTTAAATAATTAAGATAATTTTCATCCGTAGAGTCTTTATTAAAAAGCATCTGTGAAGATGTAAAAAATAAGTCCTTAATTGGATTAATAATATAATGGGGATAAGACAATAATTCATCCCAGTTGTAACAGATGATGAAATCATCACCATTGTTGATGTTATTTTTTTCAAGTTTGATTTCATAAGTGTATTCTGGAAAAAAGTGGCGGTCCTTAATTCCGTCTAAACTTGCAGTAGGGCTAATAAGAACATTATTTTTTTTTATACGTAGGGAACTATCTGCTAAACCAGCGCTACTTAATTCATTTAATTTTTCTAAAATTTCAGAGTTTAATGCAATCCAACCAATAAATTTATCATGAGTATCCTCCCTATCTTTTAAAGATAGTAAGATATTCTGATACGTAGTTACTGTGTTGATTGTCATTCGTCATCATCTAAATTGGGTTTGGTGCCATTCTTAGCATGGTCGATTTCCTCTAAGAATTTAGGGTTAAGTAGAGTTTCATCTATTTCAATTTTACCATTTTTGCGATCAATTTGCTTACCTATAAGGTGACGAGCGACACTTAATGACACATCCTTATTGCTGCTGCTTATTTTTTTGAAGTCTCGTAAAACCCCCTTACTAATTTTTATATGATTAGACAAATTATGTTTATCACTAGCGTGTTTGAAAAAATCTTCACTTCTTTCAGGAAAAAGACGTTTAGCCACATGTTCAAGAAGCACATCTTCATTATTTTTTAATTTCTCGGTAATAAAAACATGCGCTTCAGACAATTTCATGTCTGTCTGCGTATGATCTAGTTTCAATTCATCTTTAATGAAACTTTCAATTGCGGATTTTAAGCCTCTTGTTTCCTCTCTAGGGGCATTTTTATCGACAGCACATCCAATGAATTTTTCAAAATAATCACGGACTTCATTTGCATTACCCTTTTTAAATCGAATATATCTTTGGGATAACCCTTCAATCCAATCATTAATATTTATTGTTGCACCCAAATGCAATTTTTCAATATCTAATATTTCTCTAGCAATGAAATTTAAATCTTGATCTACGTCAGTACCTTTGGTTTTGTTGATAACTGCAATAGCAAGTTTAACTTGATCAGCAACTTGATATTCAAAGAAAACTAAATAACCGCCATTGATGCGCTTATCATTCTTTAATATTTCTTCAAAATGTGTAGCAAGTTCAATTGTTAGTTGCACGAAATCCTCACATGACGTGCTTCCAACATAGAAATTTTTTAATTTTTGTTCAAATGCTGGCTCGACCTCAGGATCATCATTTACAGCAAATTCACCTACATAAAGACTAGCTTTGGTAAACAGTTGTATCAAATCAACTTTTAAATCAGCATCTAATTTAGAAATATCATTCTCTTTGTCCTTGATCTTTGAAATGATATTATCATCTGAATTTTCACCATTGGAATCATCAGTTTTATAACTTTTTGCGCGTCTAATTTCATGCGTTATAATATGTTGTATTGACATTTTTACCCCGAAGTATTTAAAACCGTTTTCAAAATATCTGTATATTATCCAATGTATAATTTTGAATCTATAATAATTATAACTTTTACTCTTGAATATTAATATTAATAGATACTTCACCACATTTAACTTGTACAAAGCATAAAAGAAGTTGCATTTCGACTTATGAAAATTCAGCAGTCGATTTAGACAGCCTTACAATAGATTCTTCCTTAACACACAAAGCATTGGAAATAGAAGTGAATGAAGTGCCACCAAAACTTTTAGCGCTATATTTTTAACATCGTTCGGCTTATACTGCCCCGAACTTTTCGTACATTTTTTCCACAGTAATCAGAAATATACAAAATTCCTAGATTTTTGCTCATATCAATAATCGATTGAAAAAATTAAAAGATATATTAATTAAGTTCTGAACATACCTAAAAAAACATAAGCAGCGTAAAAAAGAGCTCCAAATATGAATGTATAAAACTGTAAAGTATTTTTGAAACTCATCATATTTACACATTCATTTAGTTGGTGATAGAGACATAGCTTTTCCTGAGGGTTAACAGATTGTATAAATAAAGCATTGATATTTGCGAGCTTTGCATATGTTCCCAAATACGATGCACCAAAGCAAAAACTTGAACTAATTAATAAAAGAGAAATTAGTGGTAAGTACATAATAGTTGACCACTTTTCATCTTTAATCTGAGTCAAAATATAGCCGATTGATGCCGTTGAGACAGTAAGAAGCATGAATGCTGTTTTTTCCAAAATTGCTTTATTAATCTTATGTAATTCAAGAACAGACTCTTTGTTTGACATCTTTAATCTCATATAAGGTTATAATAATTCGATAATAATTACAGAAGAGTGTTCAATTCTTCACTTACTTAGCTGTAAAATTCCAATCTGAATTGGTTACTAAAGTCTACTAGCTATCACCAACATTGGCCTAATCTTGAATCACTTTACAAGACATTTTGTCTTTGATCTCCTAAAACAATTTCTTCTATCTCATTCATCGCTGCTCGAAGCTTCTTATCACTAATTTGAACATAGCCTGCTGTGACATCATTTTGATCTTCGTTCTTGTGATTCAGTAGTTTTTTAATTGTATATTTCCCATAGTCCAGACTTTCAGCAATTGAACCATAGGTACGGCGTAGATCATGGAAAGTAAACTGGATACCACAACTTTCATTGATCTTGGCTCTAACTTTTGAAATATTTGTTATGTGACCAGATTCAGATTTTGCAGAAGGGAAAACCCAATCTACAGTGATTTGCTTTCGACGCTTCTTCATCAACTCCCAAAGAAAATCACCCATAGGAAGAGTATGAGGTTCATTATTCTTTGGATCTATTGAGGTGATATAACCATATTTTAAATCTACAGCAGACCATGCCAGCGATTCACACTCTTCTCGTCTAAAACCAGTAAGGATCAAAGTGATAAGAAAGTCTTTATTGGTCTCAAGCTGCTGGCCACGATCATCAAAGTTTAATACAGCATTAATCCAATCAGGTAGCTTATCTTCATTGATATATGAGCTACGTCTACGAATTTTATTCCAAGACTTTTTAGCTGTTAAAGTTTTAACTGGGTTGAGTGGGGGAATGATAGATTGTTCATCATCATCCAAATAGTGTTCGATCGAAAAGTTATAAATTGCTCGAAAGACCCGCATACACATATTGGCTTGAGCTTTACTATTAACTGATAGTTCCTTATGTTTTTCTTGAACCATGGTTCTAGTAATGTCTTTAAGCTTAGTATCCTTCCAGTCTTTTAAGTAGCCATTAACTACATCACTATAATCTTCCAACGTACGCGGTTTTAATGTGCGTTTGATGCGCGCCGAGATAATTTAGCCAAAATATTGAGATAAATAGCACATCATTTCATTTCATCTAATGAAAAATAATTTCATTATTGTTTATACGCAATCAATCCAAACTTATTACCACAGAACTGCACAAAGTCATCTAATTTATTAACAATTAAATTCATGCTGTACGTCTCCAGCGAGCATCGACAATACTTGGTTGAACGTTATTGTGAGGGTTTCCTGAGCCTGATAAACCTGTCCTATCCGTAGATGAACCATTTTTATCTGCCGTTATGTGACTCGCCAAATCAGCCAGACCAATCCTAGACGTACCAGAATATTCAAGAACTCCATGATCATGCTCAGGCATTTCATCAGTTGTGAGCTGGTGTGTATATTCGCCAAATTCAGTGCCAACAATTTTTGTCCATGCTGGATCATCTGCTTGCGTTGATAAACCAACAGATGCTTTACCTTCGGCATGTCGCACCCATGTCGTGCCCACGAATCGCACGTTTGGGTCTATTGCTGAAATACCAAAGTCAATGATTACGCCCACTGGATAAATAAAATCCACAATATTTTCAACAAACTCTTCTAAGAGAGTTGTGCGGTCAGAGATTCCTTTTACAACAGTAAAAACTTGATTCTTTTGACTTGGATTTAAGGGAATACCAAAACCTTCAATGACATTAGCCAGCTCTTCCTGAACATGGTTACACCAAGACGGATCAATATAGGTCGCATCTTGTCCTGAAACGTCTGCATTATCATGAAAACCTTTTTTACCGACTCCATTCACATCAGGACGTGCGTTTGCAGTATCAATTCGTTTCATTAAATCACCTCAAGGTCATAGCGAATGTACGCTGGTAAATAGTTATAAATAATGCAGTCCAAATCTGCTTCGACTGGGCTTTGTAAAACCAATTTGACTTTGTAGCGCAGTTGATCAGTGTTCACTGGTGAATTGCATGGAGCAGTACATTGCATCGGTCTGTACTTAACTAGCTCAATCAAATGCACATTAAAAATTACAAGCAGTTGTTCTAAATATTCAGTGTTTAGAACGTTCTTTGTATTTCTAATCCAGTTAACAGCTGCGAGACGTTGTTCTATTGTTTGAGTCACATTTGTTTGGCATTTCAACGGCAAACCATATTCTTTTTCATATTCTTCCAGCAGCTCGACTGGAATAGATTCAAGAACATTTAAAAGGCGTTTTGCATCGAGATCACATTGAGCTAATGCTTTAGCGTGTCCATAAATGTCTTTAGAAATATTTGAATTAGGTGCACGTTCATAGCCACCGACAGGCATCAACTGGCGTAAAACCATTTCATATAGCTTTGTGGTTTCTTCTAAAGTCATGGCGCAGCACTCACTGTTAAAACACCGAGACGAAGCCAATAAGTGTGAAAAGGATCAACAGTAGGTACGATGTTTGAAGATGGGGTCAATTCAAGATCGGTCACACCAGCAACCGCAACAATGCGTGAAGTTAATATGGCTGCTTGATATGGTTCAACAGGATCAATCTCAGCAAAGTAATCACGAATGACTTTTCTGACACTATCTAAATCAGCTGTACCTGAGACAATTGCAGTCACTGGAACTAATTGTTCTGTTGGTGAATAAACTCGGCAATCAGCCCAAAAGCCTGCATAACTATCAAGTACCAGTTGTGCAGCATCTATCAATGCTTGGCTTGGTAATGTTGGCGGATTACCAACTGCTGTGATTGCTATATCAAGCGATCCTAAGCCGCGTCGCTTCGGATATGGATAAACGTTATGCACGTTTGCAACTGTCTTTAATACCGAAATCAAATCTTCAGAACGGTCACGCGATAAACCAAGTTGTTTGGTTTCAAGTAGACGAGCACGCCAATCTTCTAATTCTTCCTGATCAGTACCACCTCCAATTGAAGCATCTGTTGCAGTACCACTTAGACCAGCTGCTGGACTAACAAAAAGTAATGTACCTGTGAAATTCCAACTCGCTCCAATACGATCCGCAACAACATCTATAGATATTGCTGTGTTTGCTAATAGCTCGGTGTCACTTACAACAGACCAGTAATGCGACTTACCATCGGTCAACTTTGTACCAGCAGCAATAGTCAATGCAATATTAGAGGTTGCTAAAACAGTACCTGAAGCTTGTGTTCCACCGAGTCGTGGACGACCTAATTCATCCGCATGAATATAAAGAAACGGCTCATCAGCAGTGGAGATAAATAACTGTTTCTGTATATAGACTTGATGATGGTATAAGCCTTCAACAATTGAGGCTGTACCGTCCGCACGAATACCAGCATCGCTATCATCTGAAATGACTAAACCTGTTAGATTTCGAATTTCTTGAGTAATCAGATTGCGAATCTGAGCAAATGTTTTAACTGGATAAGCCATATCAACCACCAACTGCAACAAAATAAGGAATCGTTTGCTTTTCACCAGTCAATCGAGTGATCTCAATCTTTAAATCAATACGGCTTTTAACCGACTGAGCTGCTGATACGACTAGACTTTGCAAACGATTCGGAACTAAATCCATCAAAGCTTCCTCAGCATATTGTTTTACTGTTTGAACCATACGGGGTACGTCTTTTGAACGTTTCAATGTATAAAATCGACTACCAAGATTAGGATCAGCCCAATAGCGTCCACGATGAATATTGAGTCTCTGGCAAACGACCTGAACAACATCATCATTGAATGCAGCATCTAAACTGGTAAGAACGTAGTCTTTCGTTTCTAAATTAATAGTTCCCATGAATTACTCCATTTTTGGATTAGCTATTGGACTGTTACCATGTAAATGTTCGTTATAAACATCACGCATGCCTTGCATTGAGCCTGTTTTGTCTAAGACTTCTTTTTCTGATTCGATATTTTCTGAAACTTTTAAACCGCCAATAATCTCGACATCGCCCATCATTTTTATGCCTGACTCATGTAGTAGAACTTGATGCCCAAACTGGTCATAAATACAGGTTTCACCCTCAGCAACGTTGACAACAACAGCACCGCCTGTGGTTGCGATCACAACCGATTTAGATGTTTTCCCCTGAAGTGGAATAACGACAACTTTTGCTGAATCTGGAATGTGTGAGTTGAAGCCGACTTGCTGAATAAGTTCAACTTCTTGCAGCGTTTCATCTGTAAAACCCTTGAGCTGCAATACTTTTGAACCACCGCGAGCAACAATCCCCAAGAATGTTTGGCGTATTTGTGAACCAGCTTTTTGAATGCGAGAACTAAGAGATTTCATCATTGCTGCTGATCTCCTTTGTTGCTTTTGCCTTTTTAGATTTCTTTTTAGTTTTTGCTTGAGGGTCTTTATAGATCAGTGGCTGTGCCCAGTCGCCTTGACGCTTGAGATTCAGCTTTGTGGTTTTGCCTTTATCGCGTGATAAATAAAAAGTGCGACCTAAAACCGCCCATTTTCCTGTCGCACGGCTGAGAGCATTGGTTTCAACAGTGACATAAAAACCAGCACGCCAGAGCTTGCCATCAATCACCCAATCATCAACTGTAGCGGTCAGACCATAGGCTGCTAGATTGTTATCTTTAATGATTTTATCGAGCGCTGCGTCTGCTTCAGCTTTGGTCTCAACATCACCAAGCGTCACGATTTTTAAACGATTAAAGCCGTATTGAGTTGGTGCTGTCGCTTCAGACAAAATTGATTGTGCTTCACCGTCTTGGCTCATCACTTTGATCTGACTAAATACACCAGAAACGTCATTGGTATATTGCAAATCAAGTACATTGTTATTGTTATCCAATGGCTTGATTAGACGCAGCGTTTCTTGAACTTGATAAGGATTAGCGAATGGATCACCAATACTGATCGAACCGTCAGGCTCAAGCCATACGTGTTGACCAGTGACCTGAGCAGCCTTTGCAATTGCATCCCACAATGACTCACTTGGCTCGACAGAGACTTTATTCTTCAGCCAACTATTATTCTGAATCCGCACATCATGAATGACTGAAGAGAGATCACCAGCCAACACAAAACGTTCTAATAGTTCCTCAAGCGTGATCTGACGACCATTGAAAATAGGCACTGAGCAATCGATCAACTGACCAGCCAAATCACGCCCAGAAATTTGCAATCCATAACCATCACGGCTGACAGCTTCTTCTATGCTGTCAGCAATGGAAGTTAAAATTACTTCATCGTTATAAAACAACTGAATTTTGGCAGCACCTTGAACGCTATCAGGTAAGGGCTGACTATCTGGACGAAATAAAGTTAAATTCCAGTTGTCCGCTGGTGTTTCAATCTGACTATCAGCAGTGACATTATCCCAACCGCTAATTTCAACATCTCCGATCACAAGGCGGATTTGATTGCCTGAATTATCTTGCATAGACAGTCAACTCCATGCCGATCTGAAGTACTGCTGGATTAAATAAATCAGGATTTAGACGACGGATTTCATCTGCACGATCCATGTCGCCATAAAGCGAATGAGCAAGCCAATGCAAGGTGCATGGCACTAAAATTTTTGTGGTTGTAATTGGTGGACGTACTTCAATCAACTCTTGAATCTGTACATGAATTTGATCAGAAACATTTTTAAAGACTTGAACCTGAGCAACAGATTCAAAGAGCAAATCTGTAGCAGCTTGCTCTCGCTCGGTTTTAATCGTTTGTTGAATTTGCTGACGAACCTGTTGACGAATGATCGCAAGCTCAACTGGTGTAAAGCTGACTTGTTTTTTATCAGCCATCTCTTTGCGGACTGAAGAAACGACTTTTTGCGTAGCAGTAACAGTACTTGCAATTTGTGTTGCACGCCATGTTTGCTTCAGCTCTGGTAGATCATCATCTTGAAAAAGTTTTTCAAAACGCTTCACTCTTTTGAATAGGTCACGCCATTTTGCGATTGCTGAAATATTAGTATCAAAGGTCGCTAATTTAGTGACTTCATCAACAAGTCCAACAATGCTTTCAGCTGGTGACAAAACAGATTCAATTGTACTTTTTGCAAGACCTAAATACTGACGTGCAGTTGTGACCGCATTTTTGATGTTATTGACAACAGTAAAAAACTTGTTTGGATCAGTCTTTTCTAGCTGATCAAGTGATTTATCTAGTGCAGCGGCTGGTGTCTTGGTGATTACTGCAACATCAACAGTTGCAGGCGTGGAGACTGGAATAAATAAAGGACGTTCTTTGTCTTCGGCTTGAATAAACTTGATTGAAATTTTACATGTATCGACTTCTTCAGCGACATGACCGATTTGATAATCTTCAACAGAGACTTTCATCACACCATGAATTGGGTGAATTAGCTCACCTGACCCAGTAGCGATCAATGCTGCCCGAAGCGCATCCATTTCTGTTTTATAGTCTTCACCAGCAAAAATAGCCTCAATACTAATTCTTAGTGGGTTGTTGCCCATATCTTCAATTGAGGCTTTGTTTGAATATGGTGCTTGTTTGACTGCCAATGATTTAGAGCCAGAGTCATTTGTAGATATACACTCGAACGGTACGCCTCTAAAACTTGCATCTTGCAGATCATCTTTCCAGCCCATAACAATAAACCTCACTTTAGTGAGGTTTATTGTGCGAAAAACTGGTCTTTTATATTAGGCGGAAAGGCTTCCATTTAATTTTGACCATAAGATAATAGCCCCACGCCATGACGTTTTTCTTCAGTTCGGGCATGTTGTGAAATTTGATCCATCAATGAACCGCCATTCAAGTTAATGACAGGCTTATTTTGTTGAGTGACATTGATTAAAGTACTTAACTTCGTGCTCAAGTCTTTACTTAATTGATTTTGTTGTTGCTGTTCAGAAATCATTTGCTCATATTTAGCATTTGCTTCAAGTGTTGCCTGAGCCTCATCATTTCCACCCAATGCAAGAAGCTGAGTTATTTTTTCACCGATCCAATCATCCGCTTTTTGACCTGTTTCAGTTTGCATATACATATTACGGATTGCTGTACCAACTCCGTAACCCAATGCCCCTGATAAGACCACTTGACCAGCTGTAACTGCAAAAGTGCCACCTCGACCTAAAGCTGCGCCAGCTGTAACACCACCACCTCCTGCACGCATTCCTAGAGCAGCAACACCACCAGCTGCTGCAACTGCTGTTAAGCCTAGAACAGCGGCTGAGGCGGCGGCGGCAACTCCAGCATTCGATGAAGCAAAATCTGCAATACCTTGTTTTAAATCACCCAACCAACCAGCTACACCATTATAGTTATCAACACGTGCATTAAATCGAGCAGTATCTAATGCGCTATCTTTACCGTACTCTTGAGCAGCTTGACGATCATGTGATGTTTGAATTGTACCAACTGAATCATTGATACCTTTTTCAAGATAGTCTTTAAATCCACCTTTTTCCATATTCATGGTGATTCCCATGAATGCCATCAATGCTTGTTTATTATGAAAAATTTTGCCAATCTCAGATTGAGCCGCAATTTGTGTTGCTGCCTGTACATTTTCTAAATATTCAGCATTATTACCCGATGACAATGCTTTTTGAGCTTTGGTCTGATATTCACGATATAAAGGGCTTTTTTGCATTTGTCTGTTCATGAGCATTGCCGCAGCTTCAACTTCACCAACACCTTTCTCACGCATATTCGCAGCATAGGTTGTCCAATCAAATCCTTTGCGCTTCTTACTTACACCATAGGCAGCAATTGGATCGCCAGCATCTACTTTAATATGCTTAGCAAAAGAGAGTCCGAGATGGTATTGGCTAAATGAACCAAGCAAATCAGATAAATTAACTGCTGCACCCTCAGCTGTACCTGCGGTCTTCTTACTAAGTTGCATCATGACAAGCAAATCTTTGTAGCCATTCTCGCCGATATAACCTGCATTTTTACCTTGAGTGAGTAAATCTGGCATATATCGAGCCATATCACGTAGTTCAAATGATCCTAGCTGACCAGCTTTCATTGCTTGATCATTTGCACGTGTCAAATTAGTCAAACCAAAATTACGTTGAGCAACAGTCATTAATGCAACATGATCTGCATCAGCACCTGATGCGAACCCAGTACGACTAACTTGCAGCATTACATCTTTTAACTCTTTAAAATCGTAAACGTTTGAAGCCGTTAAAGTATTCAGCGCTTGCACCATCTGCTGAGGTGATGACCCACCTTTAATCGTTGAATTACGAACAAAGCCCTCCATCTCAGTTACTTTATTATTAAAGTCGGGTACAGACATCTTTTGTCCTGCAAGCGCTGTATCTGTCGCAAGGCTCATTTGACGCATATAATCGCGAGGGTCTTTTAAATAATTTGCGCCGATCATTCCAGCAGCATAAGTACCGCCTGCGATTGCGGCTGTTGTGCCGATGATATTATTACCGCCTGTACCGCCAGCACGAGCATTATCGCGTTGCACTTGACCGATCTGTTGTAATTCGTGCCGCAGACGTTCAGCTTCTCTTACTTGTGACCGCAATGCATTAACTTGCACTTGGCATGTACGTTCTTGCTGTCTAAGTTGTTGTGTAATTAGACTTGATGATCGCTGTTGTTGCTGAAGTATTTGGGCAAGCAAACGATTTGTTTGCACCATACTTTGACCAGTACGCAATTGTTGTTGCCCATATCGACCACCTTGTTGTACAGATGAATTAATTTGTTGCTGTGTGCGTAATATCTGATCTAAATTACCTTTTTGCTGTTGTTGAGCCTGATTAATATTCAGATTTAACCGTTGTACTTGCTGTGCAGCCTGTTGACCGCGTATTTGAAGCGTCAATGAAACTGTAGAATTACTACTACTCATTTAATTACTCCGTCCGAGGCTTCGAGTTTTTACGCTCAGTTGCAACATAAGTTTTTGTATTTGATGAAGGTGATACATGAGTATTTTGTTGCCGCTCACGTTCAAGTTTAGCTTTTGCCGATTGAATTAAATCTGCTTTTTCAGCCAAAAATGCCAATGCATACTGCATTGGCATTTTTTCAGCATCTTTTAAATCAATGCCAGCTTGATGTAATAAAGCAATCAGCTGGATGGGTTCTCTAAACTCTCGGCGTTGAGCTTTAGTTGCAACTCATAATCCATCTCTTCAAATTTTTTAAAATTCGCTGAAGATGTATCAGCTAACATTTCATAAGTTACCTGATACTTATTACCTTTATCATCAATCAACTGAATTTTTGCTACCATTTCATGTATTGCAAAATATTGACCTTCTGTCGCTAAAGTGCGCGCAGCGATAAGTTCACCAGAACTTACATCAGTCAACTCAAACTTTTTGCACTTAACAGCTTTATCTTTAACTAAAACAGTCATCGCTACTGCTAATGCACCAATTATACTTAATCTCATTTTTCACCCAATTAGAAAGTTTCTTTCAAATAGTCCATTGCAAACAATGTTAAATCGCGCATGGTTTCACCATTCACATCGTAAGAATCACCAATGTCTTGTACTTCGCAATCAATATAGGTTTCACGAAAACCACCGTCAGGTGACTCAATTGAAATACGTGCATCTTCAATACTGTCCCAGTCAACAGTATCTTTGCTGTTTGGAATTACGACAGAGCAAGTCAAGTCATATAACGTGACACCCTTAGATTTATATTTAACTTTCATCTTGCGATTCATCGTCGCAATACGTTTGTTACCTGTGGTTTTTTTTGCACTAAACTTTGAACAGTCATAGTCCTGACCGTCTACGCTCATTACAATTGAACCGACTGCTTGTTCAGCCATATTGAGAGACCTCATAAAATCATGAGGCTATTGTGATAAAAATGATTGCTGATTATTAGGCGGAAAGACTTCCATAAAAATTAAGGCTGCAAAAGCAGCCTTAATTTTCTATCAGAATACGCTTAGTAAACGTCCAAAGTACCAGCAATGACATGCATTCCACGTACCCAATCCGCAGGAATTTTCGCATTAGCACGATAGCGATCTGTTGCATCTTCAGTAACTGTTAATTCATCTGCACGTGCACGTACATTCTGCAAAATCTCTGCATCATCAAGCTGAACTAAACGTTTCAGAATAATAGAGCGTACATTTCGACGTTTTGCTCCTGTATTTTTACGACGACGTTCTTTTGCCAAGTCAGTACGAAGTACTTTACGTGTGTAGTCAACGACGAGAGCACCATTAATGTCTAACATTAAATCATCATCAGCACCCGAATCAGGATTAATACGATAAGTTGAAACAGCGCGAACGATTTCAGGTAAACCATCAACACCAGTATCGATCATGCAAACACCGCGATTCAAAGCAAGTTCAATACGGTCAAACTTAAGCTTATATTGATCAGCAACCGCAGTGATACCGCCAAGGTTCACACCATCAAACGGCAAAGCTGGATCATTTGAATCTGCTAATGCAGCAGCCATTGCTCCAGCTAACTCAGCTTCTTGACCGATTGCACCATGATAACAAACGCATAAAACGCGATATGAAGTCTTCACTGGAGCTTGTTCAGCAAAATTTTCAGCTGCTTCAATATTAGAAAACGGAATAATGATAATTGCTGGCTTGTGATTGATTGCATCACTTACAGAGTTTAAGTGAGCAATCCAAGCCAGTGTCTCCACACCAGCAGATGGAGGTGCAGACAATGCGATGATTGTGTGCCCAAGTGGTGCAATTGTTTCTTGAATTGACATTTTTAATCCTCAACATTTGTTGAACCTGAGTTAGCATAACCACAACTATGTATCAGTGTCGGAACTGCACCATCCAATGATTTCAACATCGGATACAAATCAATAGCTGTTAGACCATTTACACTGATGAGTTGTTCTGATGGCGTTTCAATAAATAAGAAATCTATTGGTCTACTTTGATTCGCCCAGTTTTCGTTATTCTGATCAACACCTGATAGCGTGTTTTCATCTACACTCAAGCGAAATACAGAATAAATAGTTGCCCAGCCATCAACTGGATTACCTAAATACTCATAACCTGCTGCGCGTATTAGCTCTGAAAAAATTGCTGCATATGTATAAATACGCTGTGTATCAGAATTAAAACTTGCAGTTTTTGTAGTAGCTACATTATTTTCAGTAACTTCAAAACTTAAATAATAAACAGCGTCAGGAACACTTGTAAAAAAATCAGGAAATGATGTGTTTATTGATGTTGCTAAACAATTCAAATTTCCGCTTGAGACTTTCCCAAGCCCTGCACATCCATAAAACGATTAGTTGCGATTGCAGCTGCAACCATACGACCAACAACACTGTTTTCACCAAAAGTAGTATCAGCCTTTGCTTTACTGTCAAGGTTGACGGGCATAGTTGTACTTTCAGGCTGATTGTCATCAGTAACAAATAAGATTTTGTGCTTATTTTGCGGTAAACCTGAACGTTGAGTGTTCGTATTTACTTCAAAATATTGACCAGGCGTTTTGATGAGTGGAATAGACATTTTCAACTCCTTTTATTACGAAGTTTGAGTTGTTAATTCAGTCGAGAAAACAGTGCTTACATTTGCAAAATGCGCACTTAACCAGATTCGTTTCAAGTCAGCTTCAGCAATCGTAACAATGCGCTCTTTCAACAAATTATTGTTTAAATCAGAAACACTTAAAACAACAGTATCAATCGCTGTGCGCTCAATTCGTGCTGTGTAAGTCGTATTGTCTTGCAAATCAACTTTATGTTCATCTGACCAATCTCGTCCAGAAATTAACCGCGCAGCTAATTCATTCTGAAAAATCACAGCGCCGAGATCGCCCCAACTTCCATACTTCGTACCATCATCAACAGCAAAAGCAAAATAAGTAATGTCAGCAGATGCGAACTTAAAGCCGACCGTTGCTGATTCACCAATTGCGAGTGATTTCTTTGCAAATAAACCGTTGTAAGTGCTACCTGTTCCTTCTTCTTCAAACAAACCACCTGTATAGCTAATGACACCATTTACTAGGACTGCATTAGTCAACTCCCAACCATTGTTGTTAGGGGTTTCAGGTTCAGGCAATGTAATTGTGCCACCTAGGTCTTCAACTGCTTTAAATAGTGCATTCAGTTTTAAAACATCTGCACCTGTCGCTTGATCACGACCAGTAATTCTGACTGTCATATCTAAATTAACCTCAGTATTAATTTCAAAATTCATTTCTATCTCACGGTTTCAATTCGACTAGATCAGATGCATGTACAACATCTTGATCATTGTCAAAGTAATAGTCGGCATTAACACGTAATAAATCTTCTTCAGTCGCTTCTTCTTCACGCACGCGATCTGACGCTTCAATAACGTATTGGGTATGAAATTCTTGCGATAAAACGTTGATGGATTGACTACGAGTTTTGGTATTAAAAATGGTTATAGTGCGCCCAAGCGTAAGTGGTGCAAGACCTTTTACATCAACAGATGACAAATCATTGCCGATCAAAAGTTTTTGTACATGCTTGAGCATCAAGAAAGTACCAATATCTTGACCAGCACCATGACGTTGGGCTTCTTCATTTCGCACAGAGCGAGCACCAACCAAAACAACGAATGTCACTGGATATTCAGTCGTGTTATGACTAGTTTTTTTTGGCGTACCTGAACCTTGGAACGTTACCCAAATCGCTGGAAATGTATCAACCCAAGCCAAAGTACCGTCATCAAACTCGCCGCCATAAGTTTTGATTTGACGTATCCATGTCCAGATTCCTTGTTGAACCTGTCGAGCCAAGACATCTTTAATGCCTTGCTCAACAATCGATAGGTCTAGATCTACCATGACCGCCCCCCAAAATCGCGACGACCAACAACAAGAATGACATTGTTAGAAGAGGTATCTGTAGGGGCAGATTCGCCAGCTGGTGCACCACCCAAACCCATTTCACCTTTTGAAATTGATTTAAGTTTTTTGCAAGCATCGTCATAGCGAATTTTGATTGGATCATTTTCAGTAATGGTCTGAGTACAAGCATGATAGCGAGCCATATGACAAGCAATATTGACCAAAAATGGAGGAGTAACTTGTAACGGTAGCGGATAGCGACCTTGCAACCAACCATCAATTTCACTATTTGCTTCTTCAATCGCTGCATTCAGTTTGTTGTAGTTAATTACATCTTGATAAGGTGCTTCATTATCAGTGAGCTGGATAATTTCACGCTCACCAAACTTTCCGATCATCGCAGCTACCGTTACATACATAACTTATGCTCCAGTTGAACCAACAGCCATTTGCCACAACCCATATCCCGCTGCACCACGTGCTTCAGCACCGTATTTAAACTTTTTACGCATAAATACAGAATCACTTGATGTATCAGTTTGCTGTACAAATACAGGCTTCTTACGAGGCTGAAAGATAATGGCTTTGACTGGCTTGGTTGAATCATGCAAGTGCCACTCAGTGTCGGTTTTTAACCAACCCACAACGAGAACTTTTGCAGTAGCTTTATAAGGATTAGGCTTACCATCTTCCAAACGATCATTCGTCATTAATGCATTTGCAATATCTTCCAAAGCTGGAGGCACAATCAACAAACTCGGTTTTAAGTTCAGTGGGCGACCTTCTTCATCTTTCACGCTACGCAGCATAGTACGCGCAGCGCCATAACTCGCTTTGGCAGCAGCCAATGAATCAATGCTCAAAGGCACATTCAGACGATTTGAAACTAGCTTTTTATTTTTACCTTCACCGACTTCATGATTCGTCGCGTAAAACGTTTTACCGTCGTAGCACTGCTCACTAAAACCATTGGTTAAAGTAGTAAAGACAAGTTCATCTGCCCATTGCTTTGAAGACTCACCAGCCATTTCAGTTTGTGGCTTGTAGATACCTAAATTGTCATCTTCAATATCATTACGATCAATTTCAACGGTTGCTTCAAAATCATCATTGATGATGGTGTATGCATGACCTGATAACTGTTTTACAACTTTATCGCCGATCCATTTGCGAAGTTTTGGAAATTTATCAATCCATGCATATGTGTTAGATGCGCCACTGCTAGGTACTTGCATTGCGACTTGATCCCATTGGCTTTCAGCTGCTTCAAATGCAGCATCAAAAACCTTTTTAAGACTGGTTGCTAATGCATTCACTACACGTTGAGCAGTTTGTTCATTAAAAATCATTGGTTAAATCTCCACCCAAACGCAATCTTCAAATTGCGTATCAAAACCCACAAAACGACCAGCAAGAGAACGTGTGCCACCACCATCAGTTTTGGCAATGGTCTGGTTATCTTGGATATAAACCTGAACACCCAAATTTGCTTGAGCGACTGGATCTGTCGATGAATTACGCACTAAGAATTGCTTATTACGTTGCACTAAGCCCCACATATCACCATTTGCACCTGTGTTTTCCGTACTCCCGTCCCAAACACCCAAACAAATCTGATCTGCACCACCGACATCATCAGAAGCGATACCATGCCCAGTACTATCAATGACTGCAAAAGTGCCTTGTAAAACAAGCGCTGTTGCCAACAATGGAATTGAAATCAAATCTCCATCCCGAACTTCAGTAATAATTGCAATTTCAGTTTTAGCCATGAAAGTTTCTCCTTAAAGCCCTAATTGCCCATCAATTGCGATAGCGATTTCATCAGGCTGGCTTTGTTGTTGCTGTTGACCACCAACAAGAGTTACAGAACTGGTTTGGCGCTGTGATAAAGCCGCAATTTTTGGCAAGCTTTCAATATGGGTTTTAATAAAATCAGGATTGGTTTTTGCCTGATCTTTCACCCAGTCAATAGTTGCTGCGCCAGTTAAACGTCCGTCACTACATGCTGCTACGATTAGATCATCAATTTCTTTTGCTTTGGCTTGCGCTACTGATGTACCAGCCCGATTCACAGCTTCCTGATAGACAGCGATTGGCACGAACTGAGTGAGATCAGGAGTAGATTGGCTATTTGCTGCAATTTTAAGTTGATCAATTGCTGCAATTGCGTCAAAAAGGTTCTGACTGTTAGCAGCGAGTGCAACACCTGTTTTTTCTTTAATTTGCTGCTGAAGCTTGCTAAGTTCTGCCAAGATTTCTTCCGCAGTAGCGGATAACGGCAGATTTAGCATCCAGCGCAATTGTTCTAATAACTCATCCATTTTGGAATCCTGTGATAAATTTTGGGCAAAAAACTCCTGAGCTGCCGCAGCAAGTTTTGCTTCAGGCAACTGATCTAATGCAGGGGTATTTGTTAGGGCGACATTAATCAGAGTGGTGATTGCACCAGTGCTGTCATACAAGAACACTGGCGAGATGTATTTGTATTCTTGTGCTTCAATATGGTCTTTGGCTTTCTGTAGCCATTCAAAGTTCGTACTACATAATCCGACTCCTTCAATGTAGGTGAAACCAGCAGATTTTAACCATCCCGCAGCTGGAGCTGGATCACCAGTTTGTTTCGACTTTAAAGTGGCATGTTCGTAATCGATGACTGTATCTATCTTGCGCTGGTTTAAAGCAGCAACAATTTGTCGACCACGTTCTGGAGTCAAAATCCAGTGTGGGGCATCATAAGGGCGACCATCAATTTCACTGCGAAAGACACCTTCAGGAATCAATACAAAGTGATCTGATAATGCGGATAAGTCGAATGAGCACGAAGCTGCGAGTAATGTCTTTTTCATGCTGACAGCATTGCACTGACAGCAAATTATTATTAGGCGGAAAGACTTCCATTTATTTTTATGGATTAAATATTTTATGCCAGTAGTGATCTACATCAATGAAAACTTCTTTTTCAGCTTCAGGTTGCATATTGCCATCCGTATCAATTGGCATATAAGGACGTGCAGGAATATCACCGAAGGGAATCGGTGCACCACGACTCGTTTTTCCTGATTCACCTTTCTTGATACCAAAATGCATGGCGGCTGCATAGGGCATATTATTACTAATCACTGCTTCATCTTGAGTATGACTGGTGACAACTCTGGCTCTTAGATCACCAGAGCACTGTAAGACACCACTGTATTTTATGCCTTTACGCTCATAGATTTTTAACGTCACTGCCGAGCGTCCTGCCCATTGTGGGCGACCGCCCATATCAAAATTATCATCTGTCACTGTTGCAAAAGTTGTAGCAATTGCTGCGGCTAATGGTGATGTATTAAGTAAATGACCAGCAACTTGATTAAGACGATCAACCAGTGCTTGATCGTTGATTTTTATAGCGCTCATAATTTATACTATTCCTGAGATGGTAGTTTCCAAATAGAACGGTTACAGGCGAAAGCTATGTATTATGCTGTGCAAGTCAGCCACCATCTCACAACTATCTAATCTTTTCATAAAGACCGCCCTGCAAGCTTCCAGCTACAACATCATCTTTAATCTTAAAAATACTCACAATTTCCATCACGCCATTTTTTGAACGTATTGATAACTTAATCACTTCATTTGGCGCATTTTTCTGAAGTGCTGGTAATAGATACAACACACTTTGATTATCAACATCCCAAATGACTTGCTGTGCTTGTGGAATAAGCTTAGGTAAAGCGATCCATTCATCCAACGTTGGCGCATTGCCAGCTGCACCATGTCGTTGAGCTTTTTGACCAACAAGCAAATGGTCTGAAATTGTAAGAATTGGGCTTTCTACTGCAACACTCTTTTTTGCCAAGAATTGAATATCTTGCATATCAACTACACCAACGGTATTAGTTTTATTTTGCTGCTTGCCAAAACTGATGGCGTTTTTAACAAATGCCTCATGCGCTTTAATACGTGGTGCGCTTAATAACATTTGTTGCACTTGTTGCAAACCTTTCTGAGCACCGAGCAGATTGGCAGCTCGCTTGGTCAGTTCAACATCGAGTAAATAGCTCGCTGCTGGATGACTATTAAAGCCAGCCGTAGGCGAGAAATAAGTGACTTGTCCATCCGCTTGCTTGATACGAATACGCGTCTGTGTAGCAACAGCATCCTGACCAGTAAAACTACTTTTTCCAATCACAACCTGATGTTGATCAATATCTTCAGGTTTAGTTTCAACAACATTTAAATCCAAAGCCTCAACATCACTGGCACGACGTGCACGAATTTTACATTGACAGCCAAACTCAGTTGGTGGGTAGGCATAAAGCCAAAAGGGATCATCATAACGACGGGTTTCACCATTCCGTGCTAAATGTACTTTGCGCGGATTAGTAATCGAAATATGTACCCATTCCCACAATGGGCGAGTATCAACACTTGCCATCATTGACTTATAGCGCCCAGCTGCAAGACTCTTATGGACATTGGTATCAAATATGGTTTTAAGACGACGTGGGCTACCAAGCTGAACTGTTTGATTAACACCAGCAGGATTAATAACTGTCTGTTTTCCCCACCAACCTTTTTGCTGCAAGACTGGTGTAATTGCGGCTTTCCATTGTTCTAAATTTTGACCTTGTTCCAGTGCAGTAATCAGTGACTTTCTGATGTCTTGTAGCAGATCAATACGAGCAACTTTAGCAACAGTAAAAGCACGGCTATGCGCTTCATCAAGCGTCTCATGCCAGTCCCAGCCAATTTTAAAACCTTTCGATTTTAAATAAGAAATTGCATCTTCAGGCGGCAACTTAAATAGAGCGTTCAGTTCTGGGCGTGAAGGGACATTAGCCATTTTCTGCTTCTGCCTCCGCACTCAAGCGACCAAACACTTCAGCTGCAAAAAATAGTTGTGTCAGTTTTTCCTGAAGTGCAGGTTCATCTTCAGTTGGATATAGCTCAGCCAGTACAGCTAAAATTTCATCATCATTTTGACCAGCTTGGATTTTGGCAATTAAGCCTTTAGTCCAAGCTTCAGCAGTTTGTTGTGCTTGCTTTGCTTGATCATTGAGTAAGAGCTGAATAGCTTGTTCTTCAAGTGGGATTTGATTATTTTCTGCAATCAACCCATTGAGCAGTTGAGGCAAATAAGTATTCACTGCCAAATTAGGTACGACAGGATTTTGATTCAATGCCGCCCAACGTTGTGCATCTGCTAAGCGTTCAGCTACAAGTTGTACTTGGCGTTGAACTCCCAATACAGGCTCTTGATCATCAGCAGGTTCAGGAATACCAAGCTTCTCATGCGCCCATGTCCGCGGAATTTTGAAGCCAATTTCTACAAGCTTTGGCAATGCTTCACTAAAGACTTCCATATCTTCAGTATCAGTCGTGTCAAAGTAAAATGACGGGTAACGATCAGGTGAAATTTCAGAGTAATTTAATTGCATTAAATACTTGATCAAACAATCATTGATTGATCGTGCAAGTTGCTTAGCATCAGATTTGACTAGTTTCTCAAATTGAATCTCATGGGTTTGGCTTTGTGCATTAGTTGATGTTTTACCATCCGCTTGAGATAACAAAGTCCCCCCGACAATGACTTTTGATTGTGTATGTTCACACCACTTAATCAAGTCAAAATGGTTTTTAGTGTCACCGTCAGTAGCTTGTTCAAAATCAATTGCCATGCCAGTGGGAATAATGCCACCAGCATTCCGCCCAATACTCATGACTGCACGAAGCAATGTCATTTTTTCTTTTTCTGTCGCACCACTTGGGTATTTACCAATCTTGCTTGGTAGACCGTAAGTTTCTAAAAACTCCATCACATCGCGGATGCCATAGTTTTTAAATAGAAATGACCAACTCAGAACACGATGCAAACCAGAGCGAGCGATATAACCAGACTTAGCCTTATGCCGATGGATGAACCAGCCGAAATCCCAAAAGTCAGCGCCCTCATGCGATCCATCATTCAGGCGCAGCTCATTCGGCTTGTCATAAGGTGTCATGAAGTTACGGGGGTTTACATACTCAAAGCTTTTAGGCAGCCACAAGTTACCCAGTTGATGCCATTCGATCTCTTGGCAGGAGTAGCCATGACCAGCAGCATCCATTGCATCGAATAAAAACATCTCAAAATCTTTGATGTCGTCAATCCATTCAGCAACTTCTTCAGCAATTTTTCTTTCTGCTTCAGAGGCATTCTTTGGTGGATTAACTCCCCATGACAGACCGTTAATACCTTTCTTACGTTTATCCATTTCGCTAAAAATATGACCATCACGCTCTTCCATATCGCAAAACAGATCAGCCTGTGCTTGTAAGTTACCTTGCTCAGCATTGGTCAAAAGCTGGTGCAACCTTTGTGGTGTCAAACCTACAACAGGATGCTCTTGCCACTGATTTGCTAACCATGCGACATCAGCAGTTTGGTTCTGCTCCAGTGCTGTACGATCTTGAGTTTTGGATTGAGATTTTTTCTTAGCCATAGCGCAAACACAATTCGAGGATTTTGCACCATTATTGTTTTTTGACTTTTTTAAAATTAGGCGGAAAGGCTTCCATTTATTTTAAGAATTTTACTTCGCCTAAAACACGCGATTTTAGCGACTCAAAATCAGATACGATTCATTCATGCAGAATTGACTTTAAATCGCTTAAAACCGCTTTATAAACATTTATAAATCTATATTTAACCCGTCTGGTATGTGATATAAAAAATCCTCATAACAATACAGAGAAACAGCCATGGCAAAATACAAAATCGCTCATCTATGTGAACAAGGTCAAGACATGATAATTGTACCACTTGAAAACAATTTTCATCATGCAACTGGGGCAGACCAACAAAATACAATTGATTATTTGCAGGCGTGCTCAATCGACGCAGGCTTAGCTGGCAAAATTGTTCCTGTTTGGTTGCATGGAGGGCGTGTGTACTTTATTGCACCTACACCATGGCATCCATTTTTTAAATCATTGAGTTGGGATAGTATTTTATACAACCTCAATAAAGAACTTATTTGTGATTAGCTAGTTTCTCCAGTTGTAAAAGTGCATCTTCAAGCTGTGCTTTTACAACTGCGATAGTGTTTGGATCAAGAGGCTGAACACCACCTTTTTGATCCCCATCTTGAAACCTTGAAAATTGCACATCATGATTAATTTCCACAATGACACGGGTATGCTGGATTACCATCTTTATGAAACCTTTTTTCTAAAAGTATCTTTACATTAAAGCTTTTAATAAAAAAGATTAGGCGGAAACTATTCCATTTATTTTAAAGAGACCACCATGAGCCAAACTAAAATTGCATATTTGGTCAATCAAAATAAAATTGCATCAAATATTAAAGACACAACAGAGAATAAAGACCTCGCATTTGACCAAATGCTGGAGACTTCACTCTATGAAGCCTTTGCCGTTGGATATGAAGTCAATCAGGAAAAAATAAATGAGATGCTTTATTTTATTGAAGAACTCTTACCAAGCCTTGCAGAAGAACCAAAGTTGCAAATGGCATATGGCTTGGCATTGGAGTTTTTACGCAAATTTAAAAAATTAAAATCAGAAAACTACCAACAGCCGACATCTGAATAAAACTCATCCCAATCATCAGCATCTCGATTTTCTTCACGAGATGGAAGTCCCATAAATTCGATTGGACTTGAAAGGTGCAGACTCGCAAACCATCCTAAAATCATTGCAACTGCACCATCACCATGACGATACAACTCAGGGTCTTTAATATCTTTCGCACGAGCTTTTGACACCATGTAAATCCCGTCTACCTCCTCAATCGCCGAACAGTCATTTTTCAAATCAGCATCGATTGGTAAGTCAATCATATCCTCCTCAAAAGCTGTGACAAGCTTTGGAGTCCATAAACCATACCATGCTCGACTGAGCTTAATTTGATGCACCATGTGTTCACCAAATTTCTCTGCTGTATTTTCTGCTAAGGTCTCACCATTACCAGTCGCATCCATAGCGATACCACCAAATCTTGGTAAACGTTCCAACATATACCAAAGAATTTTTTGCTGTAGGCGTGAAGGTACTTTGTGCATCTCAATAACAAAAGGAGCGATACGACGTAAGTCCTGAGCAATAAAGAAAGGCAGAATAAAACTAAAGTCACGATGTCGTGCATAATCCTGTCCAGCACAATGCTGTTTACTCTTATCTAGCTTTTGCAATTCAGGTTCTAAGTAGCGTTGAATCCAGTCATCAATATAAGCATCACGTTCATCAGGTGTTAATTCCGTAAAATCATCACCAAGACTTAAACGTAGAACAGTTCGAGCCTTAGTCATTGCACGTTCAACCCAAAGCGTGGGCAAACACACTGACGATCCATCACGTGGAATAGCATCAAGTTCCTCACGCATGGCAGCCTTACGACTTCCATAAGCTTTACGGATTTTTTTGTACCATTTTTCTTTACCTTCAAGCGTGGCTTCTTTGCCTTGCATAAAGCAAACACGCTCATATAAACCATTTTCTACAGCATCATCAAAAGTCACCACATGGACTTTGGCATCCTCTCCAAAGACTCCATTTTCAATATCTTTTACAAACTGGTTGAAAGGATTATTTTTGCCATTATGTGAACTAATAACAGAGATACGACCACCCCAAATGAGTAGTGCTGTTGCTGCTTCCATTACACCTTGTACATTCGGATGAAAGGCTGCTTCATCAATCACAACTTTACCTTGTAAACCACGAATGTTTTCTGGGCGACTTGATAAAGCCACAATTTGAAAACCACTAGCATATCGAATACGGTAAGCGGTTATCTGCCGTGTTTCACCTTTGTCATTTTGGTCTTCAAAGAGAAACTCTTCAATCTGAACAATTTGCCCTTGTGCCTCAGCAATTACTCGCGAAAACTTGGCACAGTAACCAATAAATTCAAGACCTTTTTCTTTGGTATCGCCAATGTAGTAGACGCTCATGCCACCAGCATCTTTACTCGCAGCGGCAGTAAAAACAGCATCAAAGCTCTCAGCGAAAGTAATCCCTGTACGACGACCTTTAGGGCACGCCTTAATATCTGTCTTAATCTTTAACCATTCGACTTGGTGTTTCATTAAAACACCTTCTTCAAAAGGATTGAGATTGTTAGGCAAATTACGAGCACGCTCTGGAAGTTCATCCCAGTCAACGATCCGTACAGTGTCCGTGCGAGGCTTCAATGCTGTCATTATTTAATACCTAATACTTTTTCACGCCAGAACTGAATTTGCTCTTCACCCATACCTTGTGAAACAGCGGCTTTTTGTAGGTTTGCATCTTGTTCACGCAGCAGCTCTTCACGCGCTTGGCGGCGAATCTCATCACGGTTTTCCATTGCTTTTGACTTAGTCATTATTGCTGCACGTGCAGCACGCGCTAAAGCTCCAACATCGTCAATATCCATTTTGGGTTTTTCTGGGTCATCACCTGTATTTGTCAGCTCATCCATCGCTCGCTTGGTGACAACTGCTTGCACAGCCTGAGCCAACAACATGCCACCTTTATCATCAGGGTCTTCGCCAAATTCCTTGACCAAAACTTCGGACATGGCAGCGATCTGCCGAAACTCTTTAGCTTCAGCAACATAATTCTGTCTTTCACGCCCAAGAGCAGATCGACTTGGAATACAATCAGCTGGAAATTCAGCACGAATTTCGTCCAACATTTCATTTAATGTCAGCTTATCTTCTTCCAGCATCTTATAAATAAGCTGGCGTTGAGCATCAGAAACTTTATGTATAAATGACTTAGCCATGCTTCACCTATGCAGATGGACGCTTTACGCCATGAGTAATGACTAGACCTTTTGCAACATCAGCACCACGTTCAGTCAGCTTTACAACAAACACTGTTCCTAGATTTTCTTCAATTTCAAGTAAACCTTGCTCAGCTAACCAATGCAGTTCTGTACGCAGTTGATCACGACTGAAGCTGTGACCATATCGAGTGATGAAATCATGCAACACGGATGAGTTTGAGCGATAAGTTGGCAATTCTGATAATGAGCGCAATACAACTAGGCGCATATCTTCTTTTAAAGCATCTGCATAACGCATAATTATTAATCCTTATGATGCAGCAAATAATCATTCACACGATCCACTGCTTTTGCTAAAGGGGCTATAACTTCTTTTAACCCCGCAACTGATTCTTTAAGCGCTTTCATATCGCCAGCCATGTCGCTAATAACTAGATGATCAGGCATGTTTTTGACACGCTCTTCCAATCGACTTAAACGCTCTTTGGTTTCTTGCAATTCCTTATCTTTTGCTGCCTGACGATTAGAAATAAACACATAGACAGCAAGACCAAAGTTAAAGAGAAAGCTGACAAGATAAAAAATTAAACCGTAGTTGGATGGCTGCATTATTTCCCTCGGCTTTGATTAATGAAGCGACCTACAAAGCCAAGCAATGCCAAAGCAGCAGTAACTTTTGACTGAGAAGCTTCAGGAACTAATGCAAGGACTTCTGGAGGGATACCAGCAACAGAAACATAAGCGATCAGACCAAACGCCCATGTCGAAACCCATTTCCATGCTGTATGCCAATTATTAACTAATAAACCATCATGAAAATCTGAGACACCAAGCATTGGTATAAACTGCCGTGCCTGTTCTTCATTTATTGCTTTTAGCTCATCAATATGTTTTTGATGTTTCTTTGCCTGATCAAGTAGTTGCTGTTTGTAGGTTTTGATCAACTCATCGCTTTGCTGTAAATCAGAGTTATAAATAGCACGGGCAATTCGACAGCCTTCTTCTCGTGCTCGCTTATGAGTAGCATCCAACTCATCTATAAACCGACTGCGATCTGACCGTAAAAGTTGTAGTAAACCTTGCTCATAAGCAATTCGTTCTTCAGCTTTAACTAACTGGCGTAAAGGACTCTTTTTCATAACTCAGCCCTCATTAAATTTCAAAATGAGGCGAATCATATTCACCAGATTCACGATATTTGCCGTCATTATCCCAGTCAGCACCCCAACGGATCGACACACCTAATTCCTTTGCTGCTGCAAACATGGCTTTAGCAACTTTGTCGAATTTAGTCGCATCCTCCCAATCCACAGGGTATGGCACTAGATCGACAGCGTGACCAGTGACATGCTTGCTAGAAAGTGGATTATTTAGCCAAGTGACTTTTGCTAGTTTTGGTTGTGCATATTGAGCTGGCACGCCCTTGGTTAGGCATTGTTCTGCTGTGCGACCTTTACCATAATTGATAAAGCATTGCTCTTTTGAACGAACACCTTCGATCACTAGAAAATCTTGCTCAGTGATCTCGATTGCACGTTTCACGACAGCTTCAAGTCTTGCATCAAGTCCAACCAAACGGCTTAAACTTAATTTAGATAAAATGTATTTTTTGCTCACAACAAAAAACCTCATCAAATGATGAGGCTAGTTTGTATATTTGAAACGTTTTATATTAGGCGGAAAGACTTCCGTTTATTCACCTATTTTCTGGTAAATCGAACATTCCAACTAAATAAGGGGCATTAGTTGTACCACCAATGGCATTATTAAAACCAATTTTACCAATTACAACACCACAAAAAGTTACACTAGAATTTGCAACCAACTCTCCAGTGGAACCAACAGCTAATACTCGTGTGAAATCTGTATAATTACTTGCAAGACCAGCATGATATGATGGAAAACCACCAGAGCGATCTACCTGAATCTCAACAATAGTCCCACTCACACATAAACGCTTACCACGTTCATTAAATGAATCTTTTAAAATTTTCCCGCGTGTACTGGAATCAAGAACTTTAATATCTCCAATTTTTGTATGCTTATTATCCATCCAAAAGGCTAGTACACCAGCAGATGCAGGAAAAGCATCAAACTCATCTGACATTGTCGGTTTAACCATCTCAATTACGTCTGTCAAAGTATCTTTTGACAAAATGCGTTCAACACCCTTTTCAGCATCACTTTTTTCTTCAGCGACTGGCTGTGCGATAGCAGGCTGAGTCATATTTTCATTATTAGATTCAGAATTTGGTTGTTTGGAACATCCAACTAAAACTGTTGCTGTTAGTGCAACAACTAATAAAAACTTTTTCATTGATTATTCCTTAAAAGAGACTAGCCTTCAAACTTGGCACTATTTGCTACTGCTACAGCCAACATTCCTATAATAAATAACATTCCGACAAATATTGACGAGGTAAATTGAAGCAAAACAAAAGCGAAAGCCAAACATCCTAAACCAATAAACCAAACTTGACTTACCCGTTTATCAAAAAAAGCTTTACGTCTATCTCTATCCATTTTGTACCAGTAATCTGCCAAATCGAACTTACAATATTCGCATTCTTTATTATCTTTATAGATCCATTTTCTACAACTTTGACGTGGACATTGTATTGCTTCCGCACTATAAGGCTCTGGAGGAATAAAGGTAGAATAATTTATTAGAGTATTTTCGACACCCGTCATCTTACCGCCTATGAGTTGTTCAACACTCATATCAACGGATTGGTAAACTGTTTTTCTTTCATTCATGGTACACCACCTGAGAGTCTTATTTATTCTTTATCCCCACAATTGATCCACCATGTTGATTTTCAATATTAATCGAACTATTTTGTTGTGATGCAAAGTGGTTATGCTGCTGATTATTATCACCAATTTGCTGACCTTTTACACTATTTTTATTATTTTTTACGACAGTCTTTGTCGCTTCACTATCTCCACCTAATAAAAGCATTAATATTCTGTTTCGAAGTACAGGATTAGCTTGACGATATTTTTCAAGAATTAGAGCTTCGTCCGTAGGCAATGATGCTTCTTCCCCATAGATCAAATAATCAAAAGAATAACCAGTAATCGTTTGCAATTTACTCAAAAAATCTATGTCGGGTGATCTTTCATCATTTTCATATCGCTGCAATGTAGCCGTGCCAATCCCCAATTTGTCCGCAAAAAGTGCTCTTGATTCACCCCCACGAATATTACGGATACGACTACCAATAGAAGAACTCATAAAAAACTCAATATTTATCTAAATTGATTGATTTGTTAATCCAATTGGATTAAATTAAATTTATAAAGATTCAACTTTAATCAATTTCAATCGCACACAAGGGGTCACTATCTATGTCGATTAAAACAACTGATCAGGTCAAACAAGACTTTGAAAACAAGGGATTAACGGTCTCTGCATGGGCAACAGAGCGTGGTTTCGCTCCACAAGATGTTTACAAAGTTCTTAATGGTCAAGCGAAATGCAAGCGAGGTAAAGGTCACGCTATTGCAGTTCAGCTTGGAATCAAACCAGCTTAATTCGTTTAAACGTTCTTTAGAACGTTAGCACATTTTTGCACAAATTTGCACAAGGTTAAATACATGAAAAAAGAAGACTTCATCTTGACTGTTGTATTTGTTTTTGTTGTGACCTTTGGTTACTTCGGTTGGTACATGGCGGAGCTAGATAACGAGTTACTTCAACAAGAACTCACTTCGCTCAAATACACCAGCAGCGAAATTCGAGGGCTAAATAAATGAGCACAGTTAAATCAGCAGAAAAAGTTCTCAAAGTATTAAAGGCTTTGCGAGGACACAGCTTACAAGGTGTATCAAATCAAGATCTTGCAAAACAACTGAATGAATCTCCAGCCCAAATTCACCGCCAATTACAGACCCTTATTTCCGAAGGCTTAGCGAAACAGGAAGAAGACGGTTCATTCACTTTGGGGACAGCTGTAGTGCAAATCGCAAAAGCACACGATACAGAAATGGAGCGCGCCAAAGCACGCATAGCAGAAATCGAACAACGCACTCGTGTGTATTGAGGTCTTCATGGATTTTGAACAAGAAACTACAGAAGTCATTACCTCTGATTACGCAAAGAAGATTGGTGGCTTAGCAGCCCAGTTAGGCTATGAAGGTGCTTTAACAGTTGGTGCGCTTGAAGATGAAATTCGCTTCTACCAACAACGCTCAGTTGAAGCTGTATTGGAGCTTGGTAAACGTCTTTTGATCTTGAAAGAGATCACTCCACACGGAGAGTTCACCAAACGTATTGACATGCTCGGTATAAGCAAACGTACAGCGCAACGTTTTATGTCTGTTGTACTTAAATTTTCAAAAACGACAACGTTGTCGCTTTTGGAAAAATCAGGTAGTGGTTCAAAGCTTCTTGAATTAATGGTTTTAGATGACGATGATATTGATGTCATTGATCAAGGTGGCAGCATTGGCGATGTATCACTAGATACGATTGAAACCATGTCTGTACGCGAGCTTAAAAAAGCGTTACGTGATGCAAAATCTGATATTGAAGCTAAAGAACAGGTCATTAAAACTAAAGATCAAAAAGCAAACGAACTGCTTGAAGAAAACACCAAGCTTAAAAGCCCAGTACAAATTAAAAAACGTGCTGAGACTGAGCAGCAACAACTTGCTAAGAAAGCTTTAGAAGAAATTAGTGCTGCATGCTTAAAGATGCATAACGACACGGTACGTTTCACCAATGAAATTAACTCTGTTATCGATGCAATTGAAGAAAACGGTTTGTATCACATTCAAGAACAACTTGAAGCAAACGTGATTGCAGCCTTTCAGCAAATCGCACAAACAAGTGTAGCACTTGGAATTCAGATTGATTTTGAAGCAATGGTTTCACCTAGCTGGATGGCTGATGACTCGAACAAAGACGGAATGGGTGTTGAAGAGCTTCAGCAACTTCAGCACAACGTCGAAACATTGTTGGAGTCTTAATCATGGCGACTCCAAACTTAGCGAAACAAGACTACTTACGTGATATTGCAGCCAAACTTACTGCTGCTAAGTTTGGTGGCAAAGCTGACATTATCAAAACTGCATGTGACACATTAAATATCAGTCGCCCACAGCTTTATCGTGAACTTGAGACAGTCGGCTTCAAGTCAGAACGTAAACAACGTTCAGACAAAGGCAAAACGGTTGTTCCAATTGAAGTTGCGGAAATGGTTGGCGGAATGGTGCATGTGGCAACACGTGCAAATGGTAAAAAGACTTTACCAGTAACCACTGCACTAGAAATTTTAGTTGCAGATGGTAAAGCGCCTAATGTTAGCGCTGCAACGATTGCACGTGTGATGAAGCAAAATATGTGTCATCCAAAGCAATTAGCAACACCAACAGCTCACACACAACAAAAGTCTTTGCACCCAAATCATGTATGGCAAGTTGATGCTTCAGTCTGTGTTCTGTTTTACCTCCCTCGCGGTGGTATGCAAGTCATGGACGAGAAAAAGTTCTACAAGAACAAACCATCAAACGTAAAGAAAATTGAGAATGACCGTGTTATTCGATACGTCATCACAGATCACTTTAGCGGTTCAATTTATATCGAGTATGTCTACGGTAGTGAAAGTGCGGAAAACCTCACTGAAATTTTCTTAAATTGCATTCAGAAACGTTCAGTACAAGAGCCGATGCATGGTGTGCCATTTATCCTCTATACCGACAAAGGCTGTTCCAATACATCAGGACTATTCAAGAATTTACTTGAGCGCCTAGACGTTACTTTTATTCCTCATGCGACAGGAAATTCGCGCGCAAAAGGTCAAGTCGAAAACGGCAATAACATTGTTGAGACTCAATTTGAAGGACGTTTACGTTTTATCAAAATTGAGAGCTTAGAGCAGCTTAATGCGACTGCTGCGAAGTGGCGCATGATGTGGAATGAAACCAAAACCCATAGCCGTACTAAACGTACTCGTAATGCAGTTTGGCAAACCATTTCTAACCAACAATTACGCATTGCTCCAGCACTTGAACTTTGCAAAGAGCTTCTAACTACAACACCTGTTGAACGTACCGTAACAGGTAATTTGACCATTCCATACGCAATCAAAGGCTATGGATCACACGACTACGATGTGCGCCATGTTGATGGCGTTTACCCAAAAGCCAAGCTTCAAGTTGTGGTAAATCCATACCGTGCACCTTGTATTGATGTACTCACAATTAATCAACATGGTGAAGAAATCGCATACACATGCGAACCGATGCAAACTGATTGGGTTGGCTTCAGAAATGATGCAACGGTTATTGGTGAAACACCAGCAGCAATGCCTCAAAGCAACATCGATGCAAAACGCAAAAGCATTCTCAAAAATGCTTATAACGCTGACACGCTGGAGCAAGTTGATAAGGCAATTGCTAAGAAAGAAGTTGCCTATAAAGAACTCAACGCGATGGCTGATGTCGATGCAACCGAAGTTCCTACTTACATCAAACGTGCTGGCGAGCAAATGACGACTCAACAACAACGTCGCCAAGTTGCACCAGTCAATTTGATCCAAGCTGCGAAGCAGATTCGCGGCATGGTTGGTGATCTGTGGACACCTGAACATTACAAAGCACTTCAGCAGTCATTCCCGAATGGTGAAGTTCCACAAGAAGTAATTCCAGACATTATTGAGGGCATCAAAGCCCAATCCGAAAAACCTAAATTACGTGTGGTTGGAGAGTAATTATGAGCACATTAAAACAGCTACTTAAACAAAACGGCATTGCTCAAAGCTCACTCTGCAAACCACTTGGAGTAAGCACAGCAACAGTCAATCTTTTTGTAAATCATGGTCAACGACCAAAAAAGAACCTTGAGCAATTCCAGTCTCTATTTACTGAGATTTTGGAAGCAAAAGGAATTGCAGCAGATCAAATTCAACAAGCATTAAAGACTGCATCTAACACTGAAAACGACCTGAGCAGTGCCAGCTGCGCAAGAGCACCGTTAGATGCAGCCACCCCACTTGAGGAGCAGCTTATGCTACTACGCAAACAAACCCTAACACCAGCAGCAAAGAAAAATTTCAAGCTGTTTAAAAATATCTTCACGGAAAATATTCGTAGCTCTAGTGAGTTGTTCAACAATGGCGACATCAACTATGTGCGTGAGTCAATGTGGCAAGCGGCAAAAGGAAACTCTTCCTTTATCGCTGTAGTAGGTCAATCAGGTGCTGGAAAAACCACACTACGTCGTGAACTTATTGATCGTATAGAACGTGAGCGCGAACCAGTTGTTGTAATTGAACCGTATGTCTTGGCGACTGAAGACAACGACATCAAAGGTAAAACCCTCAAAGCATCACACATTGCTGAAGCGATCTTGGCAGCACTTGCACCGAGCACCAATGCAAAACGTTCACCAGAGGCGCGTTTTCGCCAAATCCACAACTTGCTGAAAGAAAGCAGCCGTGCTGGGCATCATCACTTATTGATTATTGAGGAAGCTCACAGCCTACCAATTCCAACACTCAAGCACCTTAAACGATTCATTGAACTTGAGAACGGTTTTACACCTTTACTCAGCATCATTTTGATCGGTCAAGATGAACTAAAAATCAAGCTTGCGGAAAACAATCAGGAAGTACGTGAGGTTGTTCAACGCTGTGAAATCGTCACGCTTGAACCATTCACCCAAACCACATTAGTTGACTATTTAAAGCATCGTTGCAAAGCAGCAGATCGCAATCTTAGTGACTTTATTGACGAGTCAGGACTCGATGCAATCTCTACAAAATTGACACGTAACGTTGGACGCAAGAACCAACACGAAAGCCTTTTATATCCACTTGCAGTCGGCAACCTCATCACAGGTGCAATGAACGTTGCTGCCGATCTTGGTGTCCCAGTCGTGACTGGCGACCTAGTGATGGAGGTCTAAATATGGCTGATTTTGCAGATGTAGCAGCAGACATTGCTCAAACCGATCTTGATCACACTTTACAGAACGCTCGGCGCATTGAATTTCCAAGCTATTTCGAGTGTGAAGAATGCGGTGCGGAAATTCCTGAGCAACGACGCAGACTCGGCAGCGTGACTTTATGCATCGGTTGCCAAACTGTTTTTGAAGCTAAGCAAAAGCACATACGAGGATAACTCCATGCGCCTTAAATTTGATGAAAAACATATCGGCTGGGCAATTATGGCTGTTCTCTTCATTGCCTCAATTCTTGCAATTTTTCGGGAGCTAATGTCATGAAAAATAACAAGCAACTAAACAATAAACGTGCTCAGTTCACCAAGGATTTAGACAAGCTTATTAGCGGTGATTATGTGCTTGTGCCTAAACAGCCTACCGATGAAATGGAGCGAGCTGGTATAGCAGCTGGTGCTGGTTTTCTTGCAATCAAGATATTCAAAAAAATGGTTGAAGCTGCACAAGAGGCATCGATATGAAAACTAGATGCCCAGCTTGCGGTGCAACATGCAGTCTTGATGCATTACTTGGTCATGGTGATGCAAGCCAAGCATTTGTTGCTTCACTTAATTTGACAGGCGACTTGGCAAAACCGCTTGTGAAGTACTTGGCATTGTTCCGCTCCGAAAGCCGTGACTTAACTTTTGAACGTACAGCTAAATTGCTTAGTGAAATTACGCCTGACATTTTAGCTAAACAAATCAAACGAGGTCATCACTCATATCCTGCGCCAATGGGCGCATGGGTTTGGGCGATCAATACCATTCTTGAGCGTCGTGACCAAGGCAAACTGCAATTGCCATTCAAAAATCATGGCTATCTGTATGAGGTCATCACTTCATATAAGCCTGAATATGCGCCAGTGCAAGAAGCAAAACTACGACCATCACATGCAGCTTCTCAAGCTGCTCGTGCCAAAACAGATGCTGAACGTGCAATCGATCAGGCTGAACATGAGCGCCAAAAGCATGAACGTCCAGCAGTCCCATTTTCAGAATTACTTAAAAAAGCCAATGAAGAGCGCAAAGCTATAGAGCAAAGCACTCTTAATGGCATTCCACAAGAACAACTTTTCGCATACGTCGCAAAGAACAAGCGTGATGGTGAATCCCACAAACAATGCTTTGACCGTTTAAAAACAGCGGAATTAGAGCAAGAACAAGGAGCAACACAATGACTATTAATACTATTCCAGAAGGCTATTGGGAGAATGCATCAGGCTCTTTAGTACCTGAAGCAAATGTCAAAGCGATTGACAAATTACGTGATCAAACTGTTCGTCAGCTTCATGAAAAAGCAAAAGAAATCCACGAGCTTTTAAAAAAATTCAAAGTGGATGGCTTTGCTGATATTGCCAGCTTTATCCAAATTTCAACCGATCAATATGGTGCAAAAGTTGGTGGCACAAAAGGCAATGTTTCTCTCATGAGCTTTGATGGACGCTTAAAAATTCAACGCAATATTGCAGAAACCATCAATTTTGATGAACGCCTGCAAGCAGCTAAACAACTCATTGATGAATGCCTTGAAGAATGGACTGAAGGCAGCCGTGATGAGATCAAAGTCATTATCAATGCCGCATTTAATGTGGACAAAAAAGGAGAAATCAGCACAGCAAAAGTACTTGGTTTAAAACGACACGACATCGATCACCCGAAATGGCAGCAAGCCATGCAAGCGATCTCGGACAGCATCAACATTATCGGCAGCAAAGCTTACCTACGTTTTTACACTCGCGATGACTCAACAGGTGGCTACTTGCCACTTTCACTCGACATTGCATCTATTTAATTACAGGAATTTTTAAACATGAATAAGTCAGAACTAATTAAACACATTGCTTCTCAAGCTGGTCTTACACAATCACAAGCAACAGCTGCTCTTCAGGCAGTTGAAACGGGTGTGATTGAAACACTTACCAATGGTGGTGAAGTCACTTTAGTCGGCTTCGGCACTTTCAAAGTGACTGATCGTGCAGCTCGGACAGGTCGCAACCCAAAAACTGGTGAAGAACTGCAAATTGCAGCTTCAAAAGTACCAACTTTCAAAGCTGGTAAAGCATTCAAAGAGGCATTGAATTAATGACAACAAAAGTCAATCACTTGGACGAATCACTTGAAAAGAAAGGTTTGAGATTAGTCAGAAAATTCAACATCTGCGGATATTTCGAGTACCACGTAGTGAACTTAGCTAACCAAACAATTGCTAAAGACACCGTTGCTCATCATGCAATTAACCGAGCGATAAATACGCTCCAAGCTTAAACGAAACATATATCGAAGGTACTTAAAAGATGGAAAACCAACATACACAAATCAGAGGCTATCGTGATCTTTCCAAAGAAGAAATTGATTTGATGAATGAAATCAAAGCTAAAGGTGCAGAATTGGGTGCTTTAGTTGAAAAGTTATTTGATCACACACGTCAACAAATTGATGCGGCTAATGCACACGGTACTCAAACAGGAGATTTCTCTGAGTTTCAGCGTTTAACAGATGCTGAACCGCATCACTGGGTAGCAACTGGCGCTACCAATTTACAGCAAGGCTTGATGGCTTTAACACGTGCAGTTGCTCAACCAACAACATTCTAGGCGAAACACAGGCATTCATGCCTGTGTCTACTGGATGTCGTGATCCAGTACTGACGAGCAGCGAGGATTTTATGAGTAATGATGCAGAGCTTTTAATTGATGGAGACCGTGACCATGTGTACTTGATTATGGACGGTAAAGAATATCCTGAACTTAACGATGATGATCTCATTCCTGAACGTGGGTATGTTCTCGATACGTTTGACGATATCTCAACTATGGAAGGTATTAACGGTTTATTAGTGGGCGTGAAATATAGCACTGTGAAAAGTTTTAAAACAGTTAGGAAAGTTTTTAGCGCAATTCCAACAGGAGCAAAATGATGATCAGCATTGAAGATCTAGTAAATTTACCTGAAGAAATTAAGACCAGCATTGGTGAAATTCCATGAAAGAAAGACCAATCAGCCGACGCAGAAAACGCAAGTTAAGCAAAAAAGGTAAATGCGTTTACTGGTCAAAACATCTTGAAAGCTACGTATATGTTATGGAGCAAAAATAAATGAGTATGAATCGTGAAGAAGCAATTCTTAAAATAAAAAAATGTTTAGCTCTAGCTAAATCAGCAAATGAAAATGAAGCTGCTATTGCACTACGCCAAGCTCAGTCTTTAATGCGTGAATTTCAAATCGATCCTGATCTGCTAGATATTGTTGAGGCTAGTTGTGAAAGTAAAGCAACTAAGATTCCGCAAGCTTGGGAGGCAAGTTTGGTTTTGACAATTGCGAGAGCTATGCAATGTAAACCAATTTTTAGCTCTGGCAGCAGTACTTGGGGCATCAAAGCATCATGGACATTTATAGGTGTTGATCCAGCACCAGAAGTTGCCTCTTATACATTTGATGTCTTATATCGTCAGATTACACGTTCAAGAAAAAGCTTTATTGAAACAGCCTTAAAACGTGTCACTGTCAAAAAAAATAAGGTGGCTCGTGCTGATTTATTTTGTGAAGGCTGGGTGGATTCTGTCAAGCGCTTAATAAAAGACTTAAATATTGAAGTACCAGCAAATACCAGTCAGCGCATAGAAAAACATATGGATCAGTCTCGCGGAAAACTGGATTCATTTACACCAAAAGACCGAAACAAAGGTAAAGCATTTAATGACCGTGCTGCCAATGACTATCATGCTGGCAAACTGTCAGGAAAATCAGCACAACTTAATCAAGCCATGAATGGTGGTAAACAATTCGAAAAATTAGGAGCTGGCTCATGATTTTAGCTTTCTTTGCTGTGTTTCTACTTGGTTTATACCACTGCTTTAATGAAGCGAAGCTTGCTTGGATCACACGTAACAGCACAGGTTTAACTGTGTTTGAGCGTCGTTCATATATTTTAAAAGCAGGCTCATCAATATCACTGGCAGTACTTGCATTAATTGGTCTATTTGATGCTGCTAAGGGAGTGTTTTGATCATGCCGAAATTTAATAAAAAACTAAATTTGATCAAACTTATTCATGTAGCTAAAACAAAACTTGGTCTTGATGATGAAGTCTATCGTGACATTCTCCAAAGTACGACTGGCAAAGATAGCTCTAAACTTTTAACACCAGCACAACTTGAAGCTGTGTTAGATCGACTCAAGCAACTTGGCTTTGCCGTTGAATCAAAAGAAAAGACTGATGTTAAAAACTTAGCTAGTGATGTACAGAGTAAATTGATTCGTCATTTGTGGCTTCAACTATACGAAGCTGGTCAAGTCAAAAACGGCAGTGAAAAAGCGCTGGCTAAATTCATTGAGAATCGTGTGAAAGTAAGTGCCTTACAATTTTTAAGCACTGAAAGCGCAGACATGGTGATCAACCATTTACGTCAATGGTGTAAGCGCTGCAACATTGAACGCATTACTGTGGAAGCATAGGAGGTATATTATGGCTTATCGTCCTCACATTACTGATGCACAGCAAGTTTTCACAGACGATGAGATCATTAACTTGATGCCTAAAAACTTTATCTTCATTGCACGCTTGATTAAGGTCGAAAATGCACTGAATTTAATTGATGCCTTTGGTGGTACTAAAGTCTTCATTCCAAAGCGTCAAGCATTAAACGTCCATTCTGAGCTTGCACAAGTGATAGGCTTGAACAGACTCCAAATGCTTGCAGATCAGCTTGGAAATGAAACCATCGAAGTACCAATGGGAACGCCTATAACCGTTGCTATGCGAAACAGAGCGATCCGCGAACAAGCACCAACGATGTCAAAAGAAAAGCTCGCTCGTAAATTCAGCGTGACACTGCGTACAATTCGCAGTATTGTAAACTCTGAAGAGAAGCTAAATGTTCATGAAGACCCCAATCTTGACTTATTCAGTGAATAAAAAAAGCGGACTAATAATCCGCTTTCTAATTTCACAGAATGAAAAACATTTTCAAAAGTCATCCCACTCAATCCCACAATATCCCATCAAATCCCACAATTATCTCGTTACTCTTATATATTTATAATATTAGTAGTCATGCGTTCCTCAATATATACCTGGTATGCCTCATATAAGGTTGGTTGAGACTTTTCAATATCAAAAATTGATTTAGCATCTGCAATTTTCTTCTTTTTCTTATCTATTGGTTTTATACCCATCGTCATATCTAAAAGAGCTTCTTGAGCCAATACTCTTGCTTGAGACAGAGTAATTTGACCATGAATACCTAGAGTAGACCGAGTAGACCTGCCATTAACCTTTTTTTCAACGATATAAGTTTTATATGATGTATTTACACGCACAGCAAAGCCAATTAACTCACTATCACGATAAATCGCAGGAATTAATTCGAGTTGATCAATAAATGACTTAGTTAGCTTTACTCTGTTTGCAGACATGAGCTAGAATCCGCTTGTTTCACAACATTTAGCATCATATTACAATATTCTTTGCGGTCTACTATAGGTCTACTCAAGAAAAAACTTGTAATTAAAAATGATTTTCGCTAATATTGGATTCAAGCTGAATTGTAGAGAATACAAACAGTTATAAAGTATAGGGCCTATAGCTCAGTTGGTTAGAGCAGCGGACTCATAATCCGTTGGTCGACAGTTCAAGTCTGTCTGGGCCCACCATATATCAAACCTCGTAACTATTTGAGTTATGAGGTTTTTTAGTGCCTATTGATTGTGTTTCTCACTGCTTTTTATAGACCGCAATGTGGTCTATCGGTTCGATAATCCGATGGTCTATCTGTCTGATTGCCTACACAGTGCCTACATATATTCTATGATTTACCCCCAGATCGTTTTCCAAGCATTTTGTCTTGCCATGCGATTTAGACGTGTCGATGAATCCATGCTTTTGATGTCATCGCATCGTAAAACGCATGGGAAAACATGATGTGTATGGGGGAATTGTGAGATTGCTTGGATTCCTCGTTTGGGGCAGGAGTTCTAGGGGAAATTGCTGAATGGCGTGGGGGAGTTTTGCTTGTAGAGAACATATCTGCCAGCTTTGCCATTCAGTCTTGTATTAGTTGATATATGCCTTTAGCCCATCCATCAATTCGCTTTGCAAGCTGTCAGGACTGACGACATGAATATGTGGCATCCAATAGCGAATTAGTGAAAGAAGCTGTAGTGAACTGACATACTGACTACTGATGAGCAAAGCACCATTATCCATTTCTTTGACAATCTGTTGGAGCGGTAACAGGCTTCGTTGTCGAAAATGATCTGCAACTTCGGCACTAATGGTTAAAATGGCTTCCTGTTTGTCCTGTCCAAACCAGATACTTTCTTCTGCTTCTAATTGAGTCAGGATTTCTTTGCTATGTTGGAAAATGGGTTGATCATTGTGAACAACAACATCTTTGACAAAGCTGAGACGGTAGGCTTTTAACTTCTCATCTTTGACGGCTGCCAAATACCAACAGCTACGATGATTGATGAGCTTATAGGGTTCAAGTAGATGATAGCCACCTTTATAATACAGTGTGATTTTGTGACGATTTAGAATTGCAGGTTCAAGCCGTTCAAACAAGGCTTTGAACTTTGTACCATCTTCATTAAATTGTCCTTTGCTTTCATACACAGATTTTGCATTTTCATTCAAGATACGGCGTAGGAATTGTCTATCCATATTTGGGAATAAATCAGAGACACCTGAAAGCATGGAAAAATGACGAATATCATCATCATTCAACTGCCCTAAATAGTTATCGGGGAGGGTATAAAGTCCTTGCTCGTTCAATCCCAGCATCGGTAATGCCACCATTAAACGCTCATTAATATCACGTTGTATAGTGCGTTTACTCACGCCATATTGTTCGGCAAGCTGTTTGGTATCCAGTGCTTTACCCTCATTTAGTTGGCATAGCATATCAGTAATACGTATTGCTAGTTTTACATGCTCATTTTCATTATCTGTCATTTGATTTGTCCAAAAATGAATTTTCCTATATCTATGGTATCTACATAGATAGACAGGTGATGTCGCTATTCATAAAAATCATGCCATATCCCTCTGAAAGCTATTATTTGATTCTTTTTCCCATTGTCCTATTTGCAACGACATCACCTGTCTATCCCTCCTGTTAGTCTTTAAATATCAGTAACAAGATGACTTTACGAATACCAAATTTCATTCATAAAGTAGAAAATAATTGTACCTTTATTGGGTACAAATTGTTATGATTTTTATGACTAAAAATACAACTACCTAGTTTGGTTGGAGAGTCAATCCATCATTATACAAGGAGAAAACAATGGCACATTATGAAGACCAATCTGACATGTTTATGAAAAGAGCTGAAAGCTGCAAAAAGAATGGAGATCGTTTCTATGCTCAAGCAAAGCAAACAAGTAACAAAGATCAATACAACCAGTTGATGGCGCAAGCTCAAGCCCATTATCAAAGTCAAAAAGAGAATGAAGCCAAAGCCAAACAACATGCAGGTAAAACTTGGAAATAATCCAAGAATTTACAATGAATACGTCAAATTATTATTTAGAAAAGGGGTAATTTTATGAGTAACTTGGAAAAAGTTGTAAAAGCATCAACAGATCTGACATCAGGATTAGTCACAAGAACGACACAGAAGAATTCAGATGGAAGTACAACGACAACAACTGAAGTAGAACCAAGTAAAGGTGGAGCTATTGCAGGTGCAATGGCAGGTATGGCTGTAGGTTCAATGATTCCTGTTGTTGGTACAGCAATAGGTGGAGTTGTTGGGGGGCTAATAGGTGGTATTTTTGGACCATCAGATAAAAGTGATAAATCTCATCAGAATAATAATGAGTAATATTGCATCAGATTGTCAGAATGAGTCGAAATATGATTTCTTCTCAGTCTGACAATTACTCATGTAATTAAGAAAGTTTTGCTCACATATTATTTTCATGGTCTATAACTAGAGGAGTGACCATGAAAAAATTTTGCTTAGTATTTCGGATTATTTCTAGCGTGCAATTCAATCCATTCTATAAGTCTATTGCGAAGATCATTTATAAAATCGTAGACAGGTTTGTAGAAAAGATTCCATATTTTTCCAACTCTTTATTTATCCAATAAGGGGGAATAGATATATGGAAGTTTTACAGCAATGGCTGATAGAGCAGCGTGAAAAAAGGAAATTAACGATTCAACAGCTCGCACAAAATCTGAATAAACCTGTTTCATATATACACGACATTGAGCAGGGACAACATATTTTAGAGATCGTTGAATTTTTACGATATTGCCATGCTTTGGAGGTTGATCACAATCTTGCTATTGAGATTATTCAAGATGAATTGCAAAAACAATCTTAGCCCTTTGCTTTGTTGATTTCTTCCTGAATTAAATCCAATCCAGTTTGGGGATTGATTCCAAGCGTATTGCAATACCAAACATATTCCACAATATCCAAACGTCTTTCACCTTGTTCGACTTTTTGTATGTACGAATGGGGTTTATCCATGCGTTCAGCCAAGCTACGCATAGAAAGATGGTGTAATTTGCGTTCACTCTTGAGCCAATCGATCAGAGTTCGCATCTCGTCAGTATAAATACTATTTGTCATGTACCTATTTTGAATACATTAAATAATGTACCCAAAATAGATACAAAAAGTACCTAAATTGGGTGCTGATCTTAAACAATTCTAACCAACCGCTATGTAGGAGAAAATATCATGGGGTTTATGAACAACCTAGCTGCAAGTGTGCTTTCAATTGCAGCTAATTCAAGTGATCCTGAAATACAGCAGTCGGCAGAATCATTAAATAATTTACGTGTTGCCACTATTGGCTATACGGATAATGAAAAACAGCAGATTGCAGCCGCAGAAGAAGCTAAACGTATTGAGGAGCAACAAGCAGAAGAGGCTCGTCAAAAAGCCGAAGCTGAAAAACAACAAGCAGAACAAAACGTCTAGTATTATATATGCAAACCACTGAATATAAGCAAAATCTCTGGGTCAATCATAGGAGAAATATCAGAGACATGGCTATACAATTTAAACTTCCACAGGTCATTTTGGCGCAATGCGGCAATGCAGTGAGTCAGGAATGTGCCAATCCTATGGCAGTAAATTTTATACAGAAGCTCGATGCTGATGCCAAAAATGAGCTGAAATGGGCATCTAAAAATGATTGGAAGATTCGTTAGAAATATTGCTGTCATACAGAATGGATAACGACATTACCTGTCTACTTGACCTGTTAGTCTGTAGATCACAACAGCAGAAATGCAAATGATGAATAATTCAAATTAATTCATCTAATTTTAAATCTTGATCACAGGGGTATATATGAAAAAATTTCTTTTAGTTCCAATGCTTTTTCTATGTGCTAATGGAGTCTATGCTGCTCCAAATATATGGCAAATGGGATATGGACAAGGTATCGCAGAATATTCAATTCAGGATGCCAAAGGGCAAACTTTATGGGTTAACTGTAATATTGGAGCAGGAGATGAATATGATCATTCTGTACTGTTCGAGACAAAGACCAAGAGTTATGAAAATACAGACTCTAACTATCCACTCACTTTTCTCTTAGATGGCAAAACTGAAGTTGCACCATCAGGAACGACCAATTGGCGCAATGGTGCAAATGCTTGGTATGAGTTTTCTCAAGGTATTTCAAAAGCCAAGAAAATAGAAGTATTCGTCAATAATAAAAAGATGACTACATTTACGCCAGTTGCGAGCAGCATTAAAAGCGTTGCGAAAAATATCTCATCTTGCAAAGCAAAATGGTAAATCATTTAACTAAAATCAAAGGATTCAATTATGAAATTTCTAAATCTAGTCGCTGTCATTTCTATGCTCTCTATGTCTTCTGCATACGCTGCGACATTAAATGTAAAAATGAAGAAAAATACTCAGTGGGGAGAAGAATCTGCTCAATTAGCGACTGATAAAGGGCTGATTTCCATTTATGCTATGGAATTAACCAAGAAACAGGCAAATGATCTAAATATGCTGAGAAAAGGTAATTGCGCTCAAATCAAAGCCAAAGATCAGACCTTAGAAAAATCTGATGGTGTAATATCTATTATGGAATTTGAGTCTGCAAAAACAGTAAAGTGTAAATAAACCTGATGCTGTATTCATAAATTGTAATCGTCCTCATTTGGCATAGATATTATTTTCATGGTGATTCAATCAAGGAGCAAACACCATGAAAAAACATTATCCAGAGCTTGAACAAGTATGTGAGGTTATGGACAACATTCCTCATCCCAAGTGTCAAAACTTGGCGAATAGTATCCGTACCTGTAATAGGATTGATGCCAGTTATCAGGAAAAAGCTGCTGCTGTACTGATTGCAGTCTTACAATTTATTTAA